GAACCACGGACACCTTGATTAACAGTCAAGTGCAACTACCGCTGTGCTACTAGGGAATAATCTACTTAGTAGGCACTCATGCCTACTATCAAAAACTTGGCGACCCGGGAAGGATTTGAACCTCCGACATTTGGTTTTGGAGACCAACGTTCTGCCAGACTGAACTACCGAGCCATATTTGGTGGAGGATAAGAGAATTGAACTCTTTTGACCTACGTGCAAGGCAGGCATAATACCCAGTATATGAATCCCCCAAATTTTCAAACACACTGTTTCCAATGTGTGTATTAAAGCACTCTAAAATACTTAGGCTGCCTGTTCGTAAAGAATGCTTTAATACGCTGTAATTTTTTATCTCACAAAAGAGACTCTATCCTACAGGCCGCCCATTTGTAGTTTAGAGTGATACCGGCTCTCGTTGCCATTGCACTAAATGAAAAACCCTGGAGTGTTTAGTTCCAGGGTCTTGTTGAATTTGTCAGTTACTTTTATGCGTAACCTGCACCTTCAATAGACCCCGACATCCCTAGAATACTATTCACGCGACCAGAGGCGTGTGACCAGGTAAATGTTGCCTGGAGCATCGCGGGTTTTGTCGACAGTGAACGGAATGTTGTTTTCATCTTAAGTCCTATTGTAGTTTATTTATGATTGTTTGTCAATCACAAATGGTAAAATTGGTTGCGGGTGAAGGATTCGAACCTCCGTCTTCTAGGTTATGAGCCTAGTAGTCTACCACTGACGTAACCCGCGTTAACTTTTATTTATATCTGGAGTAGGTGACAGGACTCGAACCTGCATTTTACGGATTTGCAATCCGGCGCCTAACCATTCGGCACACACCTACACTAATTGAATTTGCAAGTAGTTGCTCCATCGTTATAGCAACCATTCACCCGTGTAATAAACTCGAGCGGGACTCGGTACGTCACTTGGGATACTAGTCCAGTTTGTCTCCGTTACAGACACCACCCTTGCGAGTGGTTGGGAGTTGAACCCATCACCTTCTACTGTTTTGGTCCTTCGAAGAAACCTAGACAGCATGACATTCTCTTGCTGACACTTACAAAACTTGGCGATGCATGGGAGAATCGAACTCCCGTCTCCGGATAGACAATCCGGGATAATGACCATTATATGAATGCACCTTAAACTTGGCGGTCCCAGGGGGTAACGATCCCCCTCTTCAGCAGTGACAGTGCTGTGTGCGTCCATGAACACCTTGAGACCAATTTTTATAGTTAAGCACCGAGAATGCCAATTTAGGAGTCCGGTGCTTCTGTTCCAAAGCCGATGCAGTTATATCAGGATCAGTCGCCGGCCGCTGTGACCCGAATAGTGTAAGCGTCCTTACACGATACCTTATCGGTGCTTAACTATAAAAACAAAAATGCTCTGCATCCCCCGGCGGTAATTGTAGTACATCAAGATACGACGCTATCGTACCCATCACACGTACCTTCCACCCGCTTCCCGACAGGGACCGTTATCGCATTGCTAGCGGCCTTTGGGTTCAAAGACTACCACCCGTAGCTGTCACGCTACTTCTCATCGTGTGGGTCACACTATCCGGAGACACCCGGAACGTTCTTGGTGGAGATGGATGGATTTGAACCACCGCGCTTTTTACAGAACAGATTTACAGTCTGCCGCCTTCAACCACTCGGCCACATCTCCAAAAAAGGGAGAGCTACGGTTGCAGGACCTAGTGCCTCTTGCGAGGGAAGTATCCAGGCGATGTAGCTCTCAAACTGGTAGAGCGTAGGAGAGTCGAACTCCTCTTATGCGGATGAAAACCGCATGTCCTAACCGATAGACGAACGCTCCATAGTTCACTATATGAAAACACATTAGGATGTTTGATAGAAGTAACAGTTTTGAACCTGCCCTACTGTGTCGTCCACAGATTTGTCTATCAACCACATTACGGGCCAACTAGATCCGGCGCGCTTCGCTCTTTCGAGTCTGCTTTCGTGTAGTCCAAGTAGAGCCTAGCCGTCACTAGGATTTAGTTCTCTACTTGGGTACCTACCGGAGTTGGTAACCCAATGCGTTTACATATAGTGCCCAGAACTGAATCTGGGTACACTATACAAAATTAAATTTTTAACGAACTCCAAAGTAGCTTCGATCAACTGTCTTTGTTTTCTAACTTGTATCTAGTATAACATCTTGTGCTATTCTGGTCAACTTGTTTTGTAAAAGCCCCGCCTTGTTGCAGGGTCTTTACAAACTTTGCTGTGTTACTTCCTAACTAGTCTCTAGTATAACATGATTCCAATTCTTTGCCTAACACATAAAGAAAAACCCTGCTCGGTGCAGGGTCTTTGTAGATGTAGTACGAAATACTTACACACAAAGACCCCGAGATGGATCATACTCACGCTCGCATGTGAATGCCATTGAATTGAGGATGATTGCGAAAGTTTGTTTCATAAGTGTATTATATATGACAGCAGACAAAAAGTCTACTGTTTTGGTAAAATTGGATAGGTTTATTCTGTTACGAGGAAAACCTATCAAAACCCTAGGCAGTGTTTAGGCTGCCAATGCGAACTGTTCGTCGTTTGCGTTTACGTTTTTTGCTTCTACGACCGGGAAACCCCAACCCTACGGCTTTCACATTGCCGAGCTGTCCACTCTGTTACTCTTTGCCCTGTCGAAACCATGGCAGGCCCATTATAAAACATACTCAAACGGGTCTTTTCGCCTATCCCCGTGCCGTGGCTTGCAAGGATAGGGCTGAATATGCTTTATGGTGGACCTGGCGGGAGTCGAACCCGCGTCCAGAACACTTTTCTCTTTGCTTCATACAGCAATAACCTATATTATATTAGGCTTTCTGAATTTTGTCAACCAAACCGGCACTGAATGTGTTGGCAAATTGATCATATACTTTGGCAGTTACCTTGCGAAAAGTTTGCTCATCAGCATCGCTAAATTTAATAACACGAATGCCATCTTGCTCACAACGTGCCTTGGTAGGCTCAACTTCGGCCACAGCCACAGCACGCTCAAAACGTCCAGCTTCTAATGCCGCATCTTTCATGACCTGTTGCAGGTCTGCAGACAAGCCAGCCAAGAAGTTCTTGTTCACAATGATGTTAGTCAACAACAAGCGATGGTTGGGTTCCAAGATAGATTCAGCAACTTCGTTTTGTTGGCAAGCATAGATACGTGGCCATGAGCTTTCGCCGCCATCAATAGCACCATCTCGGATGCCTTCGGCCACACGTTCAACGTCCATCACAACTGGATCAGCGCCCAGGGCAGTCCATGTAGCGGCTGCAACTGGTGAATTTGACACACGCACTTTAACGCCGGCCATTTCACTTAGACTTGCAACGTCACGATTCATGGGCATGTTCATAAAGCCACCTGAGTAGGTAAATGCCATGCCTTTGATGTTGCTGTTCTTGGCGTAACCATCCAGCAAACTCTCGCCAATTTCACTTTCAAACACACGTGCCGCGTGATCGTGATCACGGAACAAGAAAGGCAAATCAAGTGCGTCAAGATCATTGTTGTACTTGCTGAGTACATAAGTGTACATCTGGCTCATTTCAATAGCGCCAGTGTCCATAACATCCAACAGGTTATGTTTGGTGATTGGTTCACCATGATTGTACTTGCTGGTATACTCGCTTAGAGTCAGCACTTCAATCTCAAACTGTCCTGGTGCACGGGCTTCTACTACTTCAGTAAATTTTTCAGCGGCACGAATAAAAATGTCAATAGGTTCATGGGCTAATACCCATTTGATGTGGATAGGTTTCATAATATTTTTTCCTTGAGTAATAGCTTGCATGTGTATGCTACGGTGGGCGTTCTAGGTATTGTGCTAGTAAAGGGCATTGCCCAAGCGTCCATTATTTCCGACGTCAGCCCCTGCTGGCGTTGCTAGAATTATTTAGCTTTTGCAAGCGTCTTGTATAGCATTTTTAAGGCATTAGTGCGCAATTGTTAAAATTTAAAATGATTGTTGATACCTGAGCTTTCAAAGTCAGCTTCGCCCAGGTAATAAAAGGGTGATAAAAACCCCACAAAGCCAACTGCTTGCCCCATTTCTCTGTTGAAGTACTTGCTGTCAATAGTTTTTACTAGATGTGCAAGACCCGCTTGCCATTTGGCATACTGTGCAGTTTCTTTAAAGTTGGTATAAAACCAATGATCCATCTCGTTGTAAAAACTGTTGGTTGGTTTACTGGTCTGGAATGTTTCTTGATTGTACTGTGGGTAGATTAACGGCTTGATCAAGTGCTCGTATGTTGTTCGATGGGTGTAGCTGTAGTTTGGCCAACGGCACACATACTGCATGTGTTTGTTGTGCTCTAGCATAAACCAGTTCTTGACCATGTGGCATTGTTTGATAAACATCTCTGGCAAGTCAGGCGTCCAATAAAAATATTCGTTGGTCATGTTGGTATAATCACCAAAATCACCCATGCTATGATTGGCCATAACATCAATAAAGTAAGCGTACCACTTTTTGTCCTTGATGCATAGCTTGGGCTTGTCTACCCCGTACAAGATGCAAATGCGTTGACCAGTGTCTGCTAGCTTTTTGTGACCTACATAGCCTGTAGCTGAGTGCTTGAACGCATGTCCAGGTTGGAAATAATCTTTAGTTTTCATAACCCAAGATTCATCATACACTTGAGTTAACATGTTTTCACTGTAGTCGTGCATGGTAATTTTTGTGCGAGGTGAAGCAGTGGTCAACCAGTTCAGCACAGGATATGCCGCATAACGTGCTTCGCTTAGAGTGTTCTCAGGTTTGCAGTTAAACGGATCGTCGCTAACATCTTTCTCACCAGTCTTGGGATATCGAAAAACAACCTCATCAAGGTGTATTCCGTTGTTGATAAAGCTATACAATGCTGTAGTCGAATCTCCCCCACCAGAAAATTCTAAACGAATGTAATCGTACTTGTCCCGTAATTGTTGCGCACGAATTCGATACAGGTCTAGGATATTGATATTGGGTTCAACTAGCCAATTTTCGGCACCAAATATTTCGTTGCTGAAATTCCATTCGGGAAACTGATTGGTTTCTGTTGCCTTGGTCAGTGCCATGGGCTTGCTAAAAAACTTTTCAGTTCCTACAGTGTAGTACCCCAACTTGGGGTTTTGTTCAATCTTGATCATTGTGAGGTTCCAAAAAAGTTGTTGTACCAGTTGTTGGCTGACTGTGCATGCTTGGCTTGTATTTTATTTTTGCTGTTAAAGTAGTCAAAAAAGTTTATGGCCAGTTGTTCAGTTTCGTTGTCAATGTCTATTTGCCAGGGCAGATCTATGCCATAGTACATGGCCATGTTTGCTAAAGGACCTTGATACCAAAAGTGCTGAAGTTTATCATTATAGTGTCGTCTTGATTCAGACACAACAGTGTCCTGCAGCCATTCCTTGATGCAAAGCTCTTGACCAACAGAATTCATCAATTGCCAGTATGGAGTATCGTTTTTTGGCGCTAGATACATACCAACTTGAATACGTTTCAGCACGTCATTATTGATGTTGTTAACAAACTGATTGTACGAATCTTTCCAGTCAAACGTTCGATCATGATCCTGCTTGATGTAATCAACCAATTGATTAATAAAAGCCAACTGAGTTGAAAATCCATTGGCGTCATATACGTCAGTAAACCCGCTGGAGATACCCAGCGTCACACAATTAGCCACAAATGTTTGTTCAAAGAATCCGGCCTGCCAAGATATTTTTCTTTTGATTGCACCCTTCATCCACGGGAACCGCTGATCAAACTCGTCAATCAACTGCTGTTCATCAGTAGTAAAGTTTTTGTTGTACACATAACCATTGCCACTGCGCCCTGGTTGTGGCAGACCAAACACCCATCCTTGACTCATGGCATAATGTCTGGACACACAATCTGATGGATTTTCTAGATCATGACGATTTGGTCCCTGCCCAACTATTGCGGCATTGTTAATAGTATCTTCAACCGGACGCCAACGAAACGGTACAAACTGCGAAAACAATCTCTTGAACCCGGTACAGTCAACAAACAGATCTGCATGCACCTGTGAATCGTCTTCACCTACTAGGTGAGTAACTCTGGTCCCATCAAACACCACATTCTTAATTCGCAGAGCTTGAACTTTGACTCCGCAAGGAATGCCCACGCTTTCGTGAATTACGTCTTTGACATAATCAGCATTGAAATGAAAACTTGAAACCAATCGCTTCTGTGGCAGATGCTGTTTGTTCATGATTGTTTTGTAATAGCTATACCAATAGCTTTCGCTTAGGTCGCCAGCCCTGTTTTCATTTTTACGCAGTCCTTTGTTGTATAGGTGTAACCATACGTCCCACAATGTGTATTTGTCATCTTCGGCACCCGATGCTGGACCCAGAGGTTTTGTTCTATGCCCATAGGTGTCTGTTATAGATTGTGTAATTATCTTGGCACTAGGATTCCACTGGAATCCAGAGACCATGGGTGTCTCGGTGCCATCAAATCCAAAAAATGCCACACCATACTTGTAGCTAGAATTTGATTTTTTCATCCAGTCATAAGAGCTCTCGTCATCAATGCCAAACAGTTTGCGCATAACATCACGACAGTTAAACGCAATGCTTTCTCCGACACCGATGTAAGGAGTGTTGGGATCATGTACAATAGTCACATCAGTTCCTGGACAATTTCTTTTTATGGCGGCGGCTGCAAAATATCCAGCGGCTCCGGCGCCCACAATCACAACTTTGAGTGGCTTGGCTTCAGCATTTTTTATCATGTTATCCTATAAGTGTTTTTTAAATTAACGTAACAGCCGTTGAGTGACTTGGTACCGGCAATTTCGTCCCAGTGCTTGGGTGCAATGGTTTTTACATGATTCCTAAGCCACGCAAACCCTCGTGCATAATAATTTTGTCCTAGATCAGGAGACAAACTATTCCATAACCATTCGTCACGTTGTGGCCAACTGGTGCATAATGGTTTTTTAGCCACAACAGCATCGGGCATCCAATCTTGGTAAATTAACCTGTGCATTCCGCCCATGGTCAAGGTATAAGGTTTGTTGTTGTGGGTAAAATACACCGCTGCCAATCCTGCTGTGTCGTTAAACGAAAGGTGCAGAGATCTTGAAATTTTGCCTTCAACTACATGTTTACCATCACAGTGGCCTGGGTCAAATTTTTCACAGTAGTTTTTGATCACATGCGCTTGTTTGCAAGGCAACATTGGAAAATCAGCACCCCAATAAAAGTACTCGTCGTATTCGCCAGGTCGATTCAGCATCTGAGCATAGCCACTAACGCCGTGATCAAGTCCATCTCTAAAATTAACAAACCAATCTGTGCCTTGCTGTGTTATCATGGGCTTTTCAATTCCCCAAATAAAACACAGGCGTTTACCTTGATTGATGATATTGGCGTAGTCGGGTATGTCCTGTCTAAATTGATGTCTTGACAAAGTAACTGGAGAGAAGTAATTGTTGACTCTGTAAAAGTGATCCCAGCGAGTGTTGTAATCCTTTAACAGTTTGATTTCCATGTCAGTAATATCAACCAGTCGATGTTTAGTGTTGCGATACACAGGATTGTTAGCCAGCAACTGCTGGGTGATTGGTATACTAGTCTGTGCTAGCTCTTCATGAAAAAAAGTGGTCTTGTCATCGTGTGCGGCTTTCATGTTGGTGTACTGCGCAATCTCATCTATAAAGATATTGTTGCGTACAAAGGTCTGCAGGATATTGTGACTGTCAGCACCGCCACTAAACCACAGCACAATGTAATCATACTGATCTCTAATTTGCCTAGCACGTTGCTCGTACCAAAAATCTAAACTGCCCGGAGGTTCCTGGGACCAGTCAACGGATTGATAGGTGTCTTGATTGTAGTGCCATTCTACTGGCAGTTTTGATTGTGCGCTGTGCTCAATTGCTTCTAGTTTGCTGTAGGTTTTACGTGGACCCACAGTGTAGAATCCATATCGATCGCGATTGTCTAGAGACATATCAACGTCGAACGCCTTGGGCGGCTTGTTGCCAGTGCCTATTTTCCTGGGCAAAACGTTTTTCCACTTCGGCAAGACTGAGAACAGGGGTTGACAAATATGCATTGGCCTGACGTTGTTGTATGCCTGAGTCTGTGGCCAGCACCTCTAGGTCTCGACGATATTGAGCAATATCTGCCTCTGGAGTAGCGGCAGGCACCAGTAACCAAAGATTGAGCACAAAATTTTCTAGTCCACGCATGCCAAGGCTGGCAAATGTGGGAATGCCTCGATGACTGCGAGTGCCTGTAATAGCGATTGGAAACAGTTGTCCACCATCAATCCAGCCTTCGCTATCAGCCAAGAATTCACTGGTTAGATCAATGTGTCCGCCTATAGCATCACGTGTGGCTTCGATGCCTCCAGGATAAAACGCCAACACCAGTTCAGTGTTGGGAAGATGTTGTTGCATGGCAATGGCCATAAGATGCGATATACTGCCCGGAACAACCCCAATGGTCAATGTGCGTTGTTGGCGTAGTTCAGCCCAGCTACGATATTTTTTGCTCATTAATACCGGCGCTTGGTCGCCAGCAAACATCATGATAGGACGGAACTGTTCAACTCGATGCGCTTCAGTTTCTTTAAACAGCAAAGGCCTGATCATAAAACTGCTGGATGCGGCCAGCACTTCTGGACGCTGTGCATTGGCCACAGAGTTTGCGGCAATACTACCACCAGCACCTGGCCGGGTTGCAAACACATAGGTGCGTTGTGTCTGTGTTTTGTTGGCCAGTGCAGTGCCTTGTCGCAACACATTGGCTGTATTGCTACCGGGACTGAATCCCCATACCACTGAAACAGTTTCAGCACTGGCGGTCACTGCCATCACACTCAAAATCAAAGTTAATAAAAATTTATTCATTGTCATTATTCTCCACAGGGATCCACCCCAATTTAAAAAAATCCTCTTGGATCTCGTCAGTGACATGACCTTCGCCCACAAAGTGTTTGTCATACCACTCAATTCTTGCTCGTTGCTCACTAGTCAACTCCGCATCATCTGTTGCGGCACCACCACGTATGCCCGAACAATACCAGTCCATGTAGTCGCCTTGTTCACGCATGTCGGCCACAATACCCCCGGCGTAGCGCCACGAGCACGACCAAGTTTGGCCCTTCAACAATGGCCACACTGCGTTGCGTTGCCAGTCTTGATTGCACAAGGCCGCGTAGATGTTTTGTGCATACTCTTCTCGTGCTTTGGCCTTGGCACAGATCCACTCGGTACTGCGTAGATCGTATTCAAGATTGTTTTTCTTCCACTCCTCGTCAGCGTCGCGGGCAAGATCATGTGCCTTGGCATCTTCGTACATGTTCAAGTAATCCTGATTGGGCTCCTCGCCAGTTTCTTCACAGCGTTTGATATAGTTTTCTGCTTGAAAGGTATGACGTTCTTTGCTACGATTCATGTGTGTTTTTGTTTGGTACCAGAGACGGGACTCGAACCCGTATGCCCTTGCGAGCGGCAGATTTTAAGTCTGCTGTGTATACCATTCCACCACTCTGGCGAGTGTTTGTTAACCGCCTCGGCCGGCTGCTTTGCGAACTGGTTTACCTGCGGGTGCTAGCGGAGCAGAACGTTTGGCGGCCTTTTGCTGAGTCTTTGATAACTTTGCATCAGGATGCGCAGAGGCATTCTTTCGATCTAGTGCTTGTTTCACTGCTGTGATAAAAGGTACTGGCGTTTTTGACATTGTTGCTCCAAGTTTATTTAGCGGTCAGTTGTGCCCAGGCCAACCATTGCTTAAATGCATTATACACTGTTTCTGCTTCTTTGTCATCCACTGGCACTCGAACTCCACGTACATAGAATCCTTCTGGAGTGACCTTTATCATTTCATCTCCATCATTTAATGTCCATGAAATTGTATTGTTATGATACAAGCCTTCGGTACTGCCGCCCATGTCTACCTGTAGTGTCTGCGGTTTGATAGGTGTCATGCTAGTCCTTGGTCCGGCGTGCAAGAATCGAACTCACATTCAAGAGGTAGAAGCTCTTTGTATTATCCATTATACTAACGCCAGGTTGGTGGGACCACTTGGAATTGAACCAAGACTCAATCGATTATGAGTCGACTGCTTTACCATTAAGCTATGATCCCAATGATTGTATTATAGCAGGAAAATTATTTAGTGTCAACAGTGCCGTCAGCCAGGTGGTCTTGCTTGATTTCAGTCACAGGGTGTCCCAGGATACGTGCAATTGAGTTTTTGTATGTGATTCGCTTGTTGTTGTGATCACGTATGGCAATTGCCCTGCGCCCAATTTCTGCCAAACTAAGCATTTGTTCAACGCCGGATTTGAGTTGCCATTCTAAATCCCAGATGGCATGGTGGATGTCGGTCATGGCCTGGATGTCTGCATCCAGCTCAGGACTTTGTGGTAGCTGACGGTATTTGTCTTCATACCAATCAAGTTCTACTTGGTTTGCACCATTGGTGCGTATGTGCTTTACTCTGGCAATGCAGAGTCGGTCTATTAGTTCAAGTGCGGGTAAAAATTCCATAGTTCACCTTTAAAAATTTATTATAACACGTATGTCAACCAGTGTCAAGCCTGTATCCAATTTACGCTGTCACGTTTTTCAATGCTTTCGTTGCCATCGTATTCGTTTACTTGAAACTGTGTTCCTTCAGGGATCCACTCAATTTGTAAATCATGCATACCACCATTGTAGATATCTGGGTACTTGAGCACAAGAAACGCTCGTAACTCGTCCCATTTTTCCTGTTCTACTAACTCAACTATGGCAGGATCAAACAAGATTTCTGGCCGGCTGGTATTCCAAGAGAACCATCCTGCACCATAGCCGGGCGAGTATAACACTGCTACCTTGCCATCACGTATAACCTTGTCCATTTTTATTTTGTCACAATTCTATATCTTGAATGAGGGTATTTTGCTTGCAACCACTCTAGCAATCCAGGCTCGTACGGTAACTCAATGGTGTTGTTGTAGTTGGCAATGTATGTCATTCTTCAACTCCTTCAACTTCCTCTACGGGTTGATTGGGAATGTTTTCTGTATCACCATCTTGTGCAACAACAAAGCCCATGCCTAACATTATTTCAGTTTCAAAAGGCGTGCAGTGAGGGCGAAACACAAACAGTCTACAAGTGAGATTATCTTGGCTGTAGTAAATCCTGTATCTAACCGATTCTATGCCCAAAGTGTCAGCCAGTTCCTGCGATGAGAATGTTTCAGGCCAAGACTCGTTCACACTGGCCCGGGTCTTTTCAAAGTAGAAGTCCTGCATACGTTGTACACCAGAACCCCTGCCCCAAAATGCATTTTGCTTGCACCATGCAATCTTGCGGTCTAGCATTTCTGTTGTGATTTCATTGATCATTCTTCAACTCCGAAATGTTCTTTGATCCTACGGTTAATCTCCGCTAATACCTCTTCGGTAACATCTTTGACCTCGCCTGTTGGAACACAAGGTTCACATTCCCAAGTGCAGATTGTTTTACTTTTTCCATCTTGCTCAACCACAACCGATAGTTTCATCATTCAACTCCGAAATATTTTTTGATAGCATTCATATGATAATCTTCGTTGTAGCCACCGACATTTTTTACGGCCTGGATACATTCCCGCACAATCAACTCGGCAAACTTTGGTACGTCAAAACTTTGATTGCGGTCATATATATCGGGATCGCTTCTAAAGCCGCATTGTTCAGCAAGTAGTTTGATTTGTTCATTCATTTTGTAAACCTCGGCATGTTAGCAGTACCGCCAGCGTATTCAAAACTTGTCAACATGGGCAACAAACCCGCTAGATCCTCTGCAGGATGACGTTCAATCACAGTCATAGCATCACCGTCTTTGAGCATAAAGTACAATTTCTCAGTACCTTCTTCAATTTGATTTTGAAATATATGTTCTAAATCTTCAATGGTCATTCTTTAACTCCGAAATGTTCTTTAACAAACAATTTAATTTCCTGAATTGGTAACTCGTCATCGTCACCATATCGTTTTATCATACTATGAATTAAATCTTGCACAATCAACTCGGCGAACTTTTTGTATGCTACTTCACATTCCTCGGCACTCATCCATTTAGGCCAAGGGTTACCATTAAGGTCCACATACATTCCTGCTTCTTGAGCAAGTTGTTGAATTCGTTCGTTCATTACAAATCACCTTTGAGGGTGTGCCATACCTTGGGGTCACAACCCAAGTAGATGTGATACTTGACGTGATTGCGCCAGCGACTGAATCTATTTACTCGACCTTCAACCCAGTTGAACATACTGTCCCTGAACCATAGTGGGTTTACAATAGCAACTATCAGCAACACAGCCAAAAAGGGCATGCACACAATTACTGTAACCCAGTGAAAGGTCATGGCCCGATAAAAGCGGCCGCCTTCGGGTGTGAGTGTAATTTCTTTGTTCATGTTATTCCTCTTCAAAACAGTCGTATTCTTCTTCCTCTTCCTCGTCACCAGTTTCAATTTGAACATGCCCAAACATCAGCAGGCCTTGATCTGATGACACTTCAAAAGGTTCTGTAAATTCAACAAACGCACCGAGTCCTTGCAAAAATTCTTTGGTGTATTCTGTGTCACGGATATCTTCAACACGGATGCAACCAATTGATCCAGAGTCCACATCGTGCATGGTGCCAACATTGGACCTGTAAGTACCGTCACCGTATGCAGTACCAAAGCTGGCAAAACAACGACCGTCCCGGAGTGTGAACTCGCCGTCAACCCCACGTCCAGGAGCACCCGGAGGGAAAAACAATTCGCAACATTCTTGCCATTCGGGGTGCATAACATAGCACAAGTCACCAATGTAGTATCGTCCTGCGGGCATAGTCATGTTTATCACCATTCTTTCTTGTTGCCATTGGCTTCGTTGTCACGATAACCTGCGGTGTAGGCTACGATTTCATGTGCAGTCATCTGTGCCAACTCAATCTTTGGTGAGTTGTAACTGTCACCTACAAAGTAGTGAGGATTGTACTCACGACCGTAGTAGCTGTCTGCTTGTCCGCGATCATAGGGACCTCCATGGCGTTCAGTGTAGTAACCAGTTTGTGTGTGTTCTAACAACATCATTGAACTCCTTAAGCCGCTTTGCGGAAGTAACCATAGGGCAAGCCCTGGGTGAAACAAAAATATTCATGGTCGCCATTGGCGCCTTCGGCGTCTATGAGCCATGCAATCACACGCTCACGGTTGGTACCGGTGTGCATGAGACTGGTAACACGATCTTCAAACTTCACAATGGCGTCAGCTTCAGCTACCTGACGATTGGCGTGTTCACGCTCGATCACAGAGCCCAGACTTGCAAACTCCATCTCAAATTCTGCAAGAGTCCAGGTGCTGGTATCAACACCGCGGGGACGAACGCCATAGGCATCCTTGTACATGTCCCAGTACTGGCAAGCATACTGCTCGAGAGTGCTCATTTCTTCCCAGCTTTTGAACTCTTCCATCTTTGGCTCCTTTGTGTCTATGTGTGTATTATAGCAGATTGGGATTAATTGGTCAAACACCGCGAACATCTGTGTTCAAGTTGGGTCGGTGTGTGCGGATCAAGTCACGTTCAAATGTGTGTGCTTCAGTTTTACCGCGCATCACAGCCAAAACGTTCACAGTAAAACCGCCAGTGCCACGCTCACGCATGCACTCATACAGTGCCCAAGATTTGTCTTCGCTACGTGAGCGATACAAGTGCTTCATGCAACGAGTCATCACGCTCTTTTTCACAGTGCTTGCAGTCTTGGCAGTTACGCCAATGTAAAAATCGCTACCGCTTGTGAGCATGTAAACAATGTGAGTACGATCTGTACGTTTTTTACGGGCTACTGTTTTTGTGTTCATGTGTATATTATAACCGATCTTGCGTTTTTGGTCAACCAGTTTTCACATGAAAAGTAGTACTAAAAAGTACTACTTTTTGGGGCTAAAAAGTGTTGTTTTTATGCTACAGTATAAACGATCGGGGTATTTTGGTCAAGTAAATACCCCTATGGATTACTCGGTTTTTATTGATCAAACATTGACCAAATATAACATTCCCTTTCATGCAGAGTTCAGTGCATATTACACAAACTTTCATCCTGACCGTGGTTGGCCCGTAAAAATGCCCGACATTGAGCCAGGCAAATTTTTGGTCTTGCACTTGCCCGACTACATTACTTGGAAAGGTCGTCGCATACTTGAGCTGGAACAAATTGAACAACGTTATGGTGCTGACGCCAACCGAGTGATTGTACACTATTGGAATCATGGCCTGAGCCGATACTACGCAGGGCCACTCAACATTATTGAGTTTAGCAATCACAATCATGGTACTGCAAACAGCCTGCGAGACATTTATCCCGAGTGGAAAGATATTCTAAATCCTCGACGCACAAGATGGCAATGTTTGAACGGTCGCTATTGTCAACATCGCAGACGTGCGGTGGATGTTCTACAGCACTGGCCTCATGGTGTTCTAAGTTATGGTACAGAAATACCACTACCGGACTGGGGGTATGATCACTACATGGGTTGTAACAATCAAGAAAACTTTTTAAAATTAAAGTGGGTTTATGAGTCAGCGGCAATCAACATTGTGACTGAAACCATGTATGATGATGCTCCGGGTATTGTGACTGAAAAAACACAAATGGCTTTTGCCGCAGAACAAATACCCATTGTGATTGGCCACCAAGGTATTGTACAAGACTGTCGTGAACTGGGCTTTGATATGTTTGATGATTTGGTAGATACCAGTTACGATATGTTGCCCAATGATATACGAGTAGAAGAAGCCCTGCGCAGAAATCAAGACCTTATCTTGGGTCGCGTTGACCTTGAACCTTATCGTGCTAGACTACAGCGTAATAGAGTATTCTTGCTTGACGAGTTTCCTGAACGTTGCCGATACAATTATGACCGTCAAGTTGCGGCCCTGGCCATGCGTCTAGGTACGATTTAAATATCTCAAAAACTTTTCAAGATCGCCGTACAAGGAATACGTTGTGGCTTCCTTGCTACCAAACAATAATAGTTTGGGCTTCTTGCCAAGAAAGATGTAGTAAGGACAGGTGAGCTTGCGATCAAATGTTAGCAGTTGGCCTGGCAATGCAGGCATACTAGCAGGAATATCAAACTCGTAGTGTGCAATTTCTAACTGACTAAAAACAAAAAAGCCCTCGGCAGTTAAGCGTAAGCCTGCATGTTCGTCGGGATTTTTCCACCACTCTTGTAGTGCTTGATCTAATGTGGGATTGATCTCCCACTTGAGCTGATCTAATATCTGTTGAGTTAGAGAGATCTTATTGAACATTGGGGTACACTTGCGCCCCTTGCGTCAAGAGCACAACTGTGAATTTGTCGGTCTTGAACTGTGTGTTGAGTTTCTTGGCCAGGTTCTTGGCATGCCCTGGATTTGAAAAGCTGACCTTTTTGTACTTGGGGCCAGGATATTGAGTCAGTAGATTTGACGTCTTGAGGTTGATGGGTTTGGAATCGTAGAACACCGCCCACACACCTTCTGAAGCCAGTACTTGCTCAGTCTTGTATGTTTGTTTGTCAGTGTGCTCAACCAGCACTAATGGCTTGGGTCTACTCATCGTTATCTCCGTAGTTTATTTATCTCAAAAACTACGTGCTTTTGAAACTCCCACCCACAAGTTCAATCTCAACAACTTCTTCTTTGGCGGCTGGAATTCCACGCAAGATTTCCAAGGTCAGCAACAATTTGGTAATGTCACTGTGTAAATCCTTGGCATCTCGCAAGGTCATTGTTAAATCGCGTTGATTGCGACTCTCTGCGGCTTTGATAGCGTCAACAAATCGATTTATATGCAAGCTCATTTTGTTTGCAAGTATGGATCATTTTTGTGAAGATGTGGTTTCAAGTCCGGTGCTGTCCAGCCCACAGGCTTGAGTACCTTGCCATCTTCGCGCTTGCGAACTTTGCCAGTTTCTCGATCAATCTTGGCAAAGTTAGTGCGCATGACTTCTTTCCAGCCACCTTCAGCGTCCATGCCTGCTGAGTGGATGGCACCAATTGTCACAACAAGAATATCCAGCAAGGCATCTAAGATTTCTTCATCGTTGTTGTCAACTAGAGCTTGTTTGAGTTCTTTGTGTTCTTCTTCAATCAAGGAACAGTACATGTCAAACTGTGTGCCATTGAACTTTTCAACCGACTGGTCGCAGGCCCGCATGAATTTTTCTTGATCACGAAACGGATTGGTCATTTGCTTCTTCTTTGGTATGGAAAGGACCTGCATACTTGTAGCGTTGCAAGGTAATGAGCTTGGGGTGCTGTATAGTCTTCCAAGTTCGATGTTGTTTAACACTATACCAACCTGCCGCATACCAGCTCTTGCTTTTGTTGTCACGAGTGAACAATGGTAACTTTAACTGTACATTCCACAAGGGATTGTACACTTGTCCAGTAACTTCAAAGCCATGAACAATGTTGGCCGGTACTGGGTGAGATTCTACTAAAGGTTCAAACTCAATATTGGCCGCTTGACGGGCCATTTTGATAGTTTTGTATTGTGCTACGCTATCGTTAATTCGTATGGTGCAGTTACCATTCTCGGCTACTTCAAGTTGACCAACCTTGCGGTTATCCTGCTTGAGTATCCAAAACTGGTTCTCTACTACGGGTTTGGCTAATATCATCTAGTACTCCTTTATATGTTTCGTTGAGCCAACGACTAACTTGATCTGCATTGTCACTAAGTTTGGTCAGCTCGTATTTGCCACAGAACTTTAGAAAGTGTGCGCCTACCATGCCTACATCCTTGTGTGAAATTTGTTCATGGATGCAAGAATCCACTGTGGCTTTGATATCTGCAGGTTGTGCTGTAAGATCAACCAAGGTACAATTACGCTCGTAGTCATCCAACACACGATGTTCTTCACCATTGTGGTCAGTCCAACGTTGCAACATTAGATTGTTCCACGAGTAGCCTTTTTTGTCTCGATCCCCATAGGCTTCCTCGAGACCAACTTTATTCTTTGTGCCTTTAGTACGTACTCCCGGATATGCAGAAAAGACATTGTCGGATGTGTCTCCACGCATACACTTCTCAAATAACAGCCAGGATGGATCCGGAATCGTTTTTGGCTGTTTAGTTTTCTTATCATTGACACGGTTACCTTTAGCATCAAATATGCCCTCCAGAGTAAGTAGTTCATCTGAGATACCATTGTACTGCGTGACATTGGCGGCCAATAACTGTACAAAGTCAGTGTCTGAGCTTACGATTGTGTGTTCATCTTGGGGGTGTAATGCAATCCAACGTGCTATGATATCATCTGCTTCAGCAGTGGCACAACGGATAACGCTACAATTTGTTTTTGCAGACAAGTATTTAGTCAGCTCATCATACGTTTCCCAGAACAGCTTGTCCTCTTCTGCTTCTGTTTCAGTCATTGCACCACGTGCTACTGCTCGGTTTGCTTTGTAAGGCTTGTAAAAATCCTTGCGCCAGCTACGACCTTCCAGTGCGAATACAACATGGTCTGCTTGAAAACGCTTGGCCACTTTGTTGGCAGCCATGATTGTGACATGCAGGGCAAAGCCCAGTTTGGTCCATGTGTCGCTGGCACGATGTGCGCTGTGGCGAGCACGAAAAAACATGTTGGCAGTGTCAATCAGTAGGTATTTCATTTGTGGAAATCAAGTTGTTATCGTTGATGTATTGTAACACATAATCAGCCCAAAGTCTATGACTTTTGGCATCAAAGTGATAACTTGCGGCATTTGCGTATGTGCCACCGTTGTTTATTAGCCAATTATGGTAGGATTCTTCCCGAATATATGGGTGCATATAATTCTTACCCCAATTATAGTGATTTTGGATATCACTGAATGTACTATGCCCGTTAAAGAACAAGTGGCGTATACCTTGTTCTTTAAGATATTGGTGCATGGTCCAAATCTTGTTGTGTGCCTCGGGAGTCTTGATATTCCAATCTACACTAATCACAAAGTGTTTATAACGTTCTTGTAACTCATCTGGTACAGTATCTATGCCCGATGCATTGACCTGATACCACTTTCCATTGTGAAGCCATTCTTCACGTTCCCATGTAGTCCACTGCAACACCATAAAGGTGTCTTGAAGTTTATCAGGGTTGTTTTCTATCCAGTTTAGTGTAGTTCGGATTGTGCGGTCATTACTACCACCCGAGCTGGCTTCACAAACTAATTCAGCACTTAACTTGTCAGCAACACGCTTACCATAACTGACTGCTAGATTAGCAGGATGTGGTTCGGTGCCCATCTTCCATAGTTGTCCATCATCGCAAGCCCATGCATGAGGAACAGCGGCTTCGGCCCCCGCAGAGTGACTGCAACCATTCACATACAGTATCATTTTTGTGGTGATACTTTTTCAGACTCTGCGGCAACCACACGTTTGCGCAGGCTTGAGCTTGAAAAACTATGATCACGCTTGTTGTAAACGTGTTCAATTTGACGTCCGTGTCCTTCGCTACGACCAGTAAAGTTGGTATCTTCGTATTCTTCTCCAAGGATCCGCACATCAAGTGGCAGTGTAAGGATCAAGTCGATCAAATCTTGTTCTGTGGTGTACACAACAATTTCATCTACAAAACGGCAAGCACTCAATTGAATCTGACGCTCGATGATACTTTGCACCGGGGGATTTTTAACACCCGGGCGATCAATTGATGCATCAGTTTGCAGGCCTGCAATCAAGTAATCACAATGATTCTTGGCTTCTGCTAACATAGCAATATGCCCTGCATGTAGCATGTCAAATTGACTGAATGTGATGCCGATTTTTTTACCCTCGGCTTTGAGTTCTTTGATGTGATTGAATATCATGATACTTCACTCCGTCCGTTACCAATATCTGTAGTCTTAACATATATGCCCGATTGTCGCATGGCTTGCTCTTGTTCCCAAGTTTCCATTACAACGTGTCTACACACATTTTGGAACCAACGATCTACAATCTCTCCGTCGGTGTCTGTAGGCTTCATCATGTAGCCGGCTTTGACCAAGCGAGCCACAAAGATTTCATTCCAGTCTAGTTCAAATGCACCTTGATGCAAGTTGTTTGGATCCACATCCATACTCAGCACAGCTACATAAGGTTCACCTTTTTCGGTAGCAATCTGCTTGGCAGACTTTTCAGTTGCCTTAGTTACTCGTGGTGTTTTTTCTGTACGCACTGGCGGCGGTGCAACTTTTTTCTTTAACCAATCAAACATTTCAAATGCTCCATCCAAATACATTATTCAATTTACCCATTTAATGGGTGTATCCAATCTTTCAACATTACAGCAAAATTTTTATGCCCTTGCTCACTTAAATGTCCAGTAACTGGATGACTGGCTGCATCGTTTTGTTGAGCCCATTGTAACATACAAAAATCATGTAACTGATGAATATTTTTGTTTTCAGAACACCACTTGACTTGGTGCAATGATTCAATATAAGGAAAACTCTGTATAGGTATTTCGATATTTTTAGCTGCCGAAAAACAAAAAAACTCACAACCCAATGACTTGATAGTGTGTGCCAGCATGTACAAATCTGTATAAAAATCTGTCAGTTGCTTGTGAACAAACAGATCTTCAGATATCAAACACTTTTGTTCTATAGTAGCTTCTCCTAACGAAGTAAGAACATCTAACGTTACTAACTTTGGCTGAAGATGATCCGGAGCAGAAGTACGATCTGGAATTCGTCCTATAACTCGTGGATTATTACCGTAATACCATACTTCGATCCGTCTAATAAAACTCCATCCTATAATAACTAGTGGATTTGAAAAAGTTTTTTTTAATTCTAATAAATTTTCAAGAGTGCTTCTTACAATCCGTTTGTTATTACTACCGGCTTTTGCAATATTAATAATTGGTATAGCTAAACTCTCAGCTAAAAATTCACTGTACACTCTGTGTTCAGGAGTTAATTGACTGTAACTATCACCGTTTACTAACACGCAATCAAACATCACTTGCCCCAGCCGTTGCCCCAAAGATCAACGTGCAGTCGGGGACTGTACCAGTAACCACGTTTGAGTGCTTCGTCAGCAACGTTGATACGATTACCATCATACACTGACACCACACCGCCCACAGGCATCACAAACACAGGACCAGCAAAGTCACGCAAGCGATATTCATCCACGGCACGATCCAACTCGTCAAAGTCTTCCATCTTTTCAACCACAAATTTAAGATATGTGACACCTGAGGTTTCGTAGTCCCACACAATCTCGGGCTTGATAGCATCTTCCCAGGTCTCACCACTGACACTGAGCTTGGGGCTAACTGAAAATGTAATTTCACCATGCCAGCCACGCAGATACTCTTTGAAGTCTCTATGAAGTTCTTGGGTGCCGTTGGTTTCAAAAGTGATGTGTCGCAGTCCATTACGATGCAACACATCCAACAACTCTGGATAGGCTTTTTGCCAGCCCAACAGCGGCTCACCGCCAGTGATCACAAGATGCACAGGATTGCCATTGGGTTGCAACCAATGCTGGTGCGGCAACAATGCTGTGATTTTTTCAACTAGTTCTTCAACTTTGTAGGTGGGGCTTAGATGTTTGAATGCTGGATGCCATGAAGCATAGCTGTCACAGCCAGTGTTTACCAGCGGAAGTTCTTCAAACGTCTTGTACAGACTCACAGTCTTTGCAACTTCGTCCGCTTCGGGACTCTTCTTACCGGGCTTGCAGCCAAACCCCGAGCAGGTAAAGTTGCATCCAAACATACGCAAGAACACGCTGGGAACACCAACATAGCGTCCTTCGCCTTGTGCTGAATAAAATAATTCGCTTACTTTAAATTTCATAGTCTTGTTACCTTTGTCATTCCCGACTTGCGGGGATCTTTATTTAGATTGATACTCTCTTCATGCATTATAACACGAGTAGATTGTTTTGTCACCCAGCCAGGCAATACTGCATCCAAATAGGCCAAATGCTCCGCAGGGCTGGGATGTGGATCACCGTTTCTGTTGGGCCAACTGTTTTGAAACATCACGTTTTGATAGCTAGGCAAAATGCAATCTACAACATCTTGATAGATATTTAGAGAATTGAAATGATCCATGGATAAAAATTTCCATTGCACTTGCCGGGTTTCTAACAATGTTTTTACTGCTTTGATATAAGCTAGGGTTTTTATTAACAGGCCTCTCTCATCAACGTGTGACGCAAGGTAGTCTTTGTTGTATATCGGGCAACTAAACATATTGCCTAATGTGTGCCAGCGGTCGTTAACATATCTATCTTCTCGTGTGGCAGTAGTCCAACATACTATCACAGTATCTTGCGGGCCAAATTGCTGACGCTGATCGGCTTCCATCACGCTGTTGAATATAAATTCGTTGCCTGCCCCGCTCTGTCCCCAGTTTTCAAAATAATCAAATTCTGGGGCAAGGCAGTCGGCCCAGGTGCTCCAACGATAGTTAGTAAAACTGCAACCAAATGCAAACAGTCTTTGCATGTATCAATTGTTCCACCAGTTTTCCCAGGGAAACACTATCCACTCATCACGTTCACGTTTGTTGATCTGTTTGGCATGGTAGTTGACTCTGGTCATAGAGTTGCTGGCAGCGTTGTTGTATAAACAAGCAACTCGAACATTGTGACCCCAGATACTGTTCCAGTCTGGGTCATTTGGCATGCAACCACTGGGCCAATCCTCGCGGATCCAGTTTAGGGTTGCCCCACTGTCATTGATGTCATCTACAATTAAAATATTTTTTCTAAGCTCGGGCACACTCTTGCCATCTTGGTAGCCAAATGCATCCTCGGCCATCCAAAGATTACTTTCACACTCGCCGCCATCACGCAGGCTAATTTTGAGTGTTTCCATTCTGCAATGTAGATAGTGCGCTATCATAGTAGCGGGCACTAGGCCGCCTTTGGTTATCCCAACAATATAATCAGGATACCACTGATCCGAGTGCAGTTCCCTGCACAAGGTTTGTACCTGTTGTTCCACGTCTTGCCATGTTAGATGCGTTTGTATCATTGCCCATTCTTTCTACAGTTGATTTACCAAAATTTCTTCGTCTAGCAAAGTAAAACAGTTCCAGGAACTTGGGAAAGCTCATGGCCTTGTCCTCGGGAAAGTCCAGTTCGTATGTCACTTGATTTTTTTCCAAGGGACGATCAAATGTCAAGTACTCCCAGATGTTGTAGTCTAGCTCTAACTTCTGTGGATACTCAGCAACAGCATCATACGCAATCAAATACTTGCGCTGAAACTTCATGGCGCTTTCCAACAAGTCTTCAGGCAGGTCGTATCTCAACATAAACTGCCTTAGCCGGTCGAACATGTTATTATACTGCTTTTCTACATGCAAGTTCAAGATAGTTCGGTGAATTAAGTTCCATCCGTGTATCTCAATTCCGCCAATGTTGGGGTGGCGAATCTGTCCTTGCGTCATCCAATTGGAAAAATACTGGCGCACTTCAGTTTGTTCTTTGACAAACCAAGGATCCTTTTGCAAGTATTCAAACAGGTCTTCATAGAACTCACTGTAGTCAACTTCACAGTACTTGTTGACCAATCTGCTGAGCAAGGTGCTAACACCATTGATGTGGAATGTGTTGATGTACCAAGAGAAAATCTCAGCATCCAACATAGTTTCAAAAGGCAAGTCCTTGGTTGACGTAATAATGTCAATGCCTTCTTCAATGTGTTCGTTTGAGTATGATCCTGAGAAATAGTCAGTCACACGTTGTGATCCAATTTTGAACAATTTTTTCTGGAGCAGATTCATCTCTGCATTTTCCAACAACTGTGCTTGGAACACTGTAAGGCCTGTGTGGTTGCCCATGCGGAACAGTTTCCAAAAATTGTCTTTCCAACTTTGCAAACTTTCGCCAGGTAATCCTAGAATCAGTTCTGTATAAGTTGGAATGTTACGTTGTTCGCACAGCTCAAACACTTCTTCCAACTTGTTCATTTCCATGTTTTTTCTACGGATATTTTCCAAGACGTCAACATCAAGACTCTGTACTGATAACGTAAGACCTTGGTTGAATCCTGGAGCATCAAGAAGTTTCTTGACAATGTCCACAACTTCTTTCTTTTGGTTCTTTGCCCACGCCACACTGAAAGTTTTTGGGTAGCCGTACTTGCTTTGTATTTCAATAATCTTGTCTGCAATAAGGTTATCACGCTGGGGGAACATACCAAAGTTTGCATCAGTGATACTGATAAACCCACACCGGTGTGTTGCCATCCATTCCAGTTCATCATAAACTCTTTGTGCATCAAAGTGTTTGACTTTGTTGTAGGTCAAACTGCCCCAGTCACAGAATGTACATGCAAACGGACAACCACGATTGGTTTCCAATGTACCGTTCCATTCAACGTCGGGATTTTCAGCAACAATCTTGTCAAACACGCCTGACAAGTAAGGGCTGGGAATGTCTTCCAGGGCTTCGATACGTTTGGCATCACCAGTGTTGACTGCTTCACCATCTCGATTGACCAGCAGGCCAGGAATTTCTTCCCAGTTCTTGTCTTCAAACGCTCGGATAACTTTGCGGAATGTGATTTCGCCTTCAAAGCAAATCACAAGATCCATGTAGGATTCTTTACGGAACAGATCTTTGTCGGTGACGGCAGGTTCGGGCCCACCAAATACAATCAAACAGTTGGGGTTGCGTTCCTTGACCAGTCGAGCCAAGGTATAGTTGTACTGATGGTTCCACACATAGGTACTAAATGCCACAACATCGTTTTGCGCAAGTTTTTCAGCCAAGGGCTCCACAGCGTCTCTGCGCCATACTATATCAGTACACTCAAAGTTTTCTTTGACCCAGGGATCGGTTAGCGCATAACTCCAAATTACTCCTGCCGAATAGGGCAGATAATGAGCGTTGAGCTCTTTGGGGCCTTGTTGAAAGTTGGGTTGTACCCATGCAATTTTGTATGTCATCAGCTATTTACGCTTTTGTTTTGTGTGGGTTGGCAAACTGCACCATTTGGCTATTAACGTCGTTTTCGGCTAATCTTTGCCAGGGATCTTGTGTGCCTTTAAAAATGTTTTCAAAGAATTCTATGCTTATACCAACTGAACGCATGTATGTGGCCAGTTTGGCACAGTCTCGGTGCCGCAAATCAATTTGTTGCACACTGTGGAAATCTCTAGGATCATCAGGCTTGCCTTCCAGCATGGGACGATTTTGAAAGATTTCGTCCCCGTTGTTGCCAGTAAGATCAAAGCGATCATGCAACACTTCAACGTTGATACGTTGATAGATGTCCAGCATGTAAGCGGTTTGACTAACCCAACCATCCTGTGTGGGATGTGGGCTGATGTAACCAAGAATATCGTACCACTTGCGCGGTACAATAGGAAAGATGCTGTAAGGGTGCATGCGATGAGTTTTGAAGCTCAACAGTTTGAACTGCCCTTCATAATTCATGATGGTAGTATCCCATCCTTTGCTTTCCATTACAGCATCATCATTCCAGATAACCAACCAACGACTGCTACTACCCTTGGCCATGGCATTGTTGTACTTGTGCAGATTCACATAGCCCATGCGCTTGAAACGCATGGCTGTGTAGTTGACATCACGTGCGTCCATCCAAGGCTGAAGTTCATCCTTGAAATACTTGAATCCAACTTCGTCATCATCGTCAAACGCAAACATCAACTGAACACGACTGGGGTTGTCTGCCAGTTCAATCAAACTGCGAATACTGCGCCCAAGAATTTCTGTGCGACCACGTGTGGCCAACAGCATAGCAATATCGTATTTTGGTTCACTCATCTAAAACTCCATTATGCAAATAAATCTTCATTCCACTCACGGTGGCCTTCACGGAAAGCCATGTTAGCCTGCGTCTCACGTACTTCCACACGATAGCACCACAAACGTTCTGCTTCGCCTGGCCCCCACAGTTCAGGAATGTAAACACCATTCACATACTTGTACAGCATGTCAGCAAGACCTTCGCAACCCAATCGAGGTAATACTACCACTTTGGCCATGTTCCGCTCTTGAAGCAGTTTGTATGTAGCCATTTCTGGATCATCTTGTGCCACAATAAGTGTATGGTCAAACTGATCTTCCAAGGTCTTCTTGAGTTCTTTTAAACCACCATAGTCGGCAGCCCAGTTGCGCACATCTAGGTCATTGGTACCAAAGTAAAACTTCATACTGAATGAATATCCATGGATCAAATTACAATGACTGTCTGCCCTCCACTGTCTATACGCACATGGAAATGCGTCGTGATACTCTTTGGTTGAGGTATATTTGTAAACTACTGGTTGCATGCTGTTTCTCCTATGTTAATTATAGCATAGGCTGGCAGAGTTTGTAAAGCGGGATGAAGCCAAAGACCGCTGTAAAGAACTATTTACCCAAGTAATTGTGCAAGCAGTTGTTCTCTAGAGCCCAACAACGCACAATCTCTAGTTCCCCAATATTGCTTGCATTGGTCTCGAATTTTTTTAATATTTGGTTCAAACACATCTCGATGGTACATGTATTTTGGTCTATGCACTGTGCCGTAAATTTTGGCTTTGTTTTCTTGCATGGTTAGGGCAGTATCCCATTCTGATACAAAACTGGCCATGATCTCAGCGTTCCAATAATAAAATGCCCAGGGATGTTGGTTTGGCACCAAGGTCTCTACATAGAGGTCAGCTTCTTCCATAACAAAGCCATTGTAGTTGCCCAACACTGGTCTAAGATATTCCATCTGTTCGTGGTCAGGATAGTATTCAAGTTGAAAGCCAGACACTATGTGTCCACCTAGCTTCTGCACAGTATCCAAGATTAAACCATGCGTCACTGTGCCATAACCAAGTCGCGGTTTAATAATCGAAGTATATTGTTTTTCTGTTTTACTGTTGGCATAGTTACCCACGTCAACCACAAGAGGTTTTATGTTGTTTTTCTTGCACCATTGTTGCGCCCACCACATTTCTAATTTTTGATCATTGTGGCGAGTTGCATCGTATGTTATCAAGATTGGGGTAAACGGAATACCCATGCGCAAAAACGTGTTGGCAACGTTTTCACTGTCACTGCCACCACTCATGGTAATGTATAAATTTTTATGTGTGCTATATATTTCTTCGGCCACGCGGTCGCAAGCAGTGTTAAAGGGCAAGAGCTCTTTGGCCCGGCTGTTGATTTTGACTGCAATGTTTTCAGGACCTTGTCTAGTAGGTAGTCCGTCCCAGGATAAATCAATCCAGGAATCTTTACAGAGCATTACGCATCCAATCTCTGTGATGTTGTTTTAATTCGTCAATGTTATCGGTAGCTGGTGCTAGAATATTTTTGGCCAACGCACGATCTTGTTCCCACGCTGTTTCCCAAACAATACTGTTGTTGCTCCAGTCCAGCATACTGTATCTGGTGTCACGATATTTGTACACCTGCACTCGGCTACCTTGTGGATCGGGCAGTGCTACTGTTACAAACAATGCACCTGGTTGCCACTCAATCATGGTACCTGGATAAACTGCCATCCAACAAGCCGACATATTGTATTTTAAGTCATCTTCGTGAAGGTATTGATTGTCTTGCACTGGTACAATTTGCAAACTGCCATTGCTGAACAGGCTCCAGTGCAACTCTTCAACAGTGGTAATACCAATCTTGTCATACACACCCGGATGTGCTACTGGAATGTGCTCGATGTCCAAGAACACATCCATTACAACGTTGGGTGCGGCTTGCACAATGTCTTCACGCTGTTGCATCAACTGCATGTGCTGGGTGTCAATGGGAAACACACAGTCAACATGCTGGTCAAACAACATGGTTTGATTTGCATAACACGGCAAAGTTTCTAACTCAAGCTCATGATCAATACCTTTACCGGCTAATGAGTATTCAAGACCATGATAAGGACATTTTAAATGCTGTGTTGGCTCACAGGCAATGCGACTGTTTTGATGTGGGCAAACATTGCTGATCATGTAAAATTGATCAACATGAGCAAGACAGAGATTTTTATTGTGTTGCTCTAACGGCTTTACAGTATGATTGGCAACATCTTGTTTGAGCGCAAGAAACATATTAGGGTTGTTGGTATCCAGGTTTGTGATAGTTGGCCTGACCAGCAACGACCCCACGAACGCCGCCTACGGGATCTGCACAATCGCCCGCACGTCTTGGAATAAGATGCACATGCGGGTACATCACTGTTTGTCCAGCCACTTCACCTATATTTACACCAACGTTGAAGCCTTGGCATTGTCCAGTTTCTACCAGTTTGCGTCCAATAAGCCAAGCATTGCCCATGGCTACTAAAATATGTTCGTCGCTGTTTTCTCGTGGCACAAACAACAAGTGGCCCTGTGTGACTGGATAACGATCCTGATACACCATGATGTGTTCGTTACACAGTTCGTCAACTGCAAAGTCCCAAGGCGCTACGCCATTGGCCTGTGCCATTTTTAAGTTAGCATATCTTATCATGAATTTCTCCGGTATATGGGTAAACAGTATTTAGAGTCATTAAAAACTGTGTGTTTAATTCTAAGTTCCATCCTGGTTTTGCCTTTGTAGATTTTGATATCCACAAGAGCAGGATCAGCTATGCTGGTCACCTGCATGCTTTCACGATTGAATTTACAAGACTCTGCTAGATAACCAACAGGTGTGTCTTGCACTTGAAATCCAGCAATAGAACATTCCAGAGTGTCTTTGTTTCTAAATATCACCAACAAATAATAGTTTTTAATTGTCCGTGCCTTAGCGAGCCAGCCATCCACAAACATCTGCCACAGCGCCAGCTTGTCTTGTGTTCGAAAATATTCAGCCACACGCTCAACCTGCAAGTATTGATACATGCTGGCTTCTGTGGTTGACCGTACACCCATCTGCACACTCTTGACATCAAATCCAATGTCTTCGCCGACCTGCACATCAATAATACTTTTGCCAGCACCACACCAAGTGGCACCGTCAATACTGTCAGCCACAGCATATTCCCAAAGCTCTTTGCCTAGGCTCAGTGGGCGACCTTGATCTAGATATTTTTTCAATGGCTGCAACACTGCATCCATTTCTTGTTGAAACCTAGCTACAAAGTCCTTGCCCAAGATCTGTTGTGTTTGTTCAACAGTCATTGGCACAAGACAGTAGGTCATCGTGGTGCAAAGTCCTGTTGTAGTTTGATATTGTCAAAGAATTCCTTCTTTACACTTTGGTCAGTTTTAAATAACCCACGGAGTACTGTTGTTTGGGTAAGACTACTGTGAGCCATAATACCACGATTCTCGCAACATCCATGGGTAGCCTGAATATAAACTGCCACATCCTTTGATCCGGTTGCAAATTCAATCTCACGAGCAATGTCCATACAGAGTTCTTCTTGTAGTGTTCCTCGTCTTGCGCACCACTGCGCGATCCGAGTGTACTTGGATAAACCAATGAGTTTGGGGCCAGCAATGATTCCAATATAAGCCACACCCGCAACAGGTTGGTGATGATGGCTACACATGCTCTTAAGCTCTGAACGCACCACAAGCATACCGTCGTATGCTCCGTCCGTATCGTTCGGGAAAGCCGTAGCATTAGGGCTCGTCTCATAACGGCCAGACATGATTTCGTTGAAGTACATTTTAGCAAGACGCCGGGCCGTGCCTTGTGAGTTTGGGTCATTTTCTCTGTCAATTAGTAGTGCGTCAAGTACACCTTCAAACGCTGTTGTGGCTTCATTGATTAGTTGCTCTTTCATTGACTCGTCAATGTACTCGCTAACGTTATCGCCAGCCCAGAATCTTTTTCCATCACGTTTGAACTTAAAGCGAAGGTGATCGCAAACTTTGCCTAGGCCGTAGCCACCGTCTCCAGCCATTGCGTCTAGTGCTGTTTCTTTATTTGTCATGTTAGTCCTTGATAGTGATTGTTCTTAAATCTGGATAGTTAACTTGTCGAGGTGACGGGCAGTGTTCTTTAAGTCCTTCCAGCATTGCAATACCTTGTATAGCTTCTTCTGGTGTGGGCTTGTAGTGATAGCCAACTCTAAATTCTTTTTGACTAATCCAGGGTTTGATATTTAGATCACGCCCATCATACCGCATACGAATAATTGCATCGTATGCTGCCTTGTCATCTAACAGTATAGCACCTCCACGGCCTATATGTAAAGGCTTGTCATGCCCAAAACTCAGGCATTGTATCTGTCCCAGTCGATACATATTCTTTTCTAGCCTACGAGCACTATCCCAGATACGTGTGCCATGAAGACGGTACTCGCCTGTCCATTCTTCCTCTTTGTAGTAATACTTGATTCCCAATTTGTGCATGGTCATAGCAATGCTCAAATATGTGTAAGGAGTCATCACAACTTCTTTCACCCGGTCATGCCGCAAACACAGCTCAATAGCATGTGTACAGCAATCGGTCATGACGGCATAAGGGGCACCAGTAAACTCTGCCAGTGCGTCTTCAAACTGTTTGATTTTTTCGAACATACCAATTCCATGCGTGTTGTATCATGTCATCAAGCTCAAAGTTACGCCAATGAACCAGTTTGTTAAATTTGTCTGCACAGGCAGTGAGAACAGGGGGATCGCCTTCGCGACGAGCTTCTACACCAATGTAAGGCGTTTTGCCGATGATAGTTTTTGCCTGCTTCATTACTTGTATAACACTGAACCCCTGATTTGATCCAAGGTTATAGATGCCTGCAGGAACAGTTGGAGACAATGCCAAAACGTGTGCTTGAGCAATATCTGCAACATGTACATAATCCCTGATGCAAGTACCATCAGCAGTAGGATAGTTATCACCATATACTCTAAATTGTCCATCGTCTCTTGTGGCTTCTAAAAACCGAGCAATCAAGTGTGTGGCACCCGGTTCTTGTCCGTGCCTACCTTTGGGGTCAGCACCACAGGCATTGAAGTAGCGAAAGCTAACATAGTTTAGATTATATGCTTGGCGATAAGACTCCAACATCATATCAATCATCAACTTGCTCTCACCATAGGGACTGATAGGCAAGCAAGGATCAACTTCGTTGCAGGCATCTAGCACAGGATTGCCATAAGTTGCGGCACTGGAACTAAAAATAACTTTGCAACGTGGCAAACTACGACGTACAACGTCCAGCAGTCGCAACGTCTTGACCACATTGTTGTTGTAGTATTCTGCAGGATCCTGCATTGACGGCCCAACAAGGCTGGTGCCAGCACAGTGGATAATAGCATTGGGTTGTTTGCTGATAATCCAACTTAATGCCGCATCGCTAGCAAAATCTTCACGCAAGAATCCATCACAAACATCTGCCAAGTGTCGTGGCGGTGACCTACGATCAATGCCGTACACCGAGTGCCCCGAATCTTTCAATAACAGAGCAGTTTGTCCACCAATGTATCCAGCCGAGCCGGTGACAATTACATTCATCCTTGTTTCCTTTGTGGATAATAGTAGTGGCATTCATGACGATAAGGATACCAATCTCCTGCCATGCCACCCAAGTGTTGTAACGCACACCGAGCTCGATCTTCTGTCTCATTCATTTTGGCAATCCAAGGCGTTGCTTTTTGAGCCACAATATACTGCTTGAGATAGCTAAAACTTTGTTCACGAGGCAACATATCTGCCTTGACTCCTACGCCACACAACATCAAATGTATTGGGATTTAACATGACTTCCCAACCTTGAGGAATGTGCTCAGGGAACAGACTTGTTTTGCCGTTGCTGTGTTTGTATAGTTTCATTCTTCGATCTTTACAACATGATATTTAGGTTCGGCAACATGGTCACGGTAACGGTTGCCTGCGCGGTTATATTGCTCACCATTTCCAGAAATGATATCAACAACCCGGTCAATACATCTGTTATTCCAATCACTAATGAGACCCATGTTGTGATGAGGTGCTCTAAGAAGGTTTTGTAGTTTGTGATAGGCATCGTCTATGCTCCATGGTACGTAAAGCCGATTAGGGTCATTTGCAAAAGTTTCAGGGAAACTGCGATAAGCAGGATATAGAACGTTGGCTCCGAGGGTATCTGCTTCACTGACAGTGTTTGAGACCCAATCTTGTAGAGCACAATTAAACAACACACGAGTATTGTTAAGGTGAGCATAGTATTCGTTCTTTGTGATGTTATCGTAGATTTTTAGTTTGCCTTCCGCCTCCATACGGCGGGCACGTTCAATATACTCTGGGTTATTGGATCGTAGAGGTCCGCCACTGTATATTGCAAACTCACACGGCTCGCTGGTGAGCTCACTATACATTTCAATAAGATCCATGAAGAAGCCAGGTTGCTTTTCCTGATCAAAACGAGCCGCGAAGCCGACTCTACGGGCACGTTGAACAAAGGGCGTGATGTTTTCCACGCCACCGATCCGCTCCAGTACTTCTGATTTGCCAAATGCAAGACCGGAAATGTTGTAAATCGGAGCAGTCCATCCAGCAATGCGCATGTGCGCGACCATTTCCTCATTGGTTGCCAGTACTGCACCCCCCGAGAAAGCCACCATCTCATTGACCATTTGTTCATACAGTCCCATCCACTTCTGTAGACCCCACACATGCACAAAGTCATCAGGGTCAATGGCCTGTGCCAAACAACGTACATAGATACGTGGACATTGTTCACGGGGAATCTGGTTCATGATGTAACCAAGACTTTCAAAGCCCGGCTGAAACATGTCTTCAAAGTAGATCACATCTTGACTAGTTACGTCGCCGTTCTTCATCATCTGAACCAAGTTCATCATCTGGCTCATGGCAAAGTAACTGCGGCCATGTGCGTCTAGTACTTGGCCTACCGAGATAGCTTGTGTGTTGTCAATTGTGGTGCCAGGAACATACACAACATCTAGGCCTCGACGTTCAAACACCCGTCGATTCCACTCAGTTAGCTGTAGTGTGTAACGGGCTTCGTAACTTTCCAAGCCCATGTAGTATAGTTTTCTCATTAAAATCTACCCGCCAATCTGCGAGTATCTTCGTCCCACATGTTCTTGGCATTCTTGTTTTGTGAATATTTGTTATACTGTTGCCAAGCATAACTCTTGAAGTTGTACAAGTCAGCCTCGTTGTAACGATAACCGTAGTCTTGACAGAACTCTCGGTACTGCTCGAGATGCTCAAAGATCTCAGCCACACGGGGATTAGAGCGGAGTGTGGGTTTTCCCATTTTATTTTCCTTTAGATTTTAACTGACATACTAGGGTGAGAAATTTCATATTTGATCAAGGCACCGTTCTCACCATCTTCGGCAACCTCAATCCAGACTGCGCGGTCAGGATACCTTTCGGCAATCTGCAAGTACAGATCGTCTGAGATCATTTCACAACTTTTAAAATCTAGTTGCAGGATGTCTCTGTTATATAGACCTTCCAACCAGCGTTTAAACTGAATAAATTCAATGTCTCGATCGTTGTGAAATACATCAATCCAAACACGGAAGTGAAAGATATGTCTATGTGCATTGGCTAGGAAGCTAACATCATACTCGCCTGCTGTGCATAGATTAGGATCTGTAGCGGCAGCAGGGTACTTGTGTATTCCTTCCTTGCGGAAAGTGACCCAGATTTTACGTTCTGCTCGGCTCATGATTCTCTCACGCTGTTCTGCTAGTGCTTGATCTCGTTGATTCATAATTTTTGATCCTGTTTATAATCATCCCACGAAGTAAATGTTCTACGGCTCATTAAGCTATGTAGACTATGACACCAGACCCCAGGATTGGTTGCCGCAAAGTCTTTGTCATCTATTTTTAACATTGTATTATAATTCCACAGCTTTGTATACGGTACACTTACTCGAATTTGTGGAATAAAATTTTGATAGTCGCAAAGAGGACCATCGTTAAACTCTTCCACGTGCGTGATTGGGATATCCAAACTGCACAAGTGGCCGTCACGCAAGAATGGCTCGATCATGCTTTCCCAATGTTGCCATTCTGATCTGTCAACAGGATGAAAACTGTGGTTAGCACCAAAGAAAATGTGTTCACACTGTTCATTGGCTAGATGCTGTTTGATTTCAGTATAAGATTGAACTCCAACTACAAACAGTGTCTTTTTACCAAATGCTGGTGTGCGTTCAACTTCAGTGCCTACAAAAAAGTTGACGTTGTCGTGACCTTCGCGGTTCATTGTGTTGCTTCTAATTGATCAAGTTTATCGGTATCCAGATCCTCGGGTTCGGTCTCTGGCTCTTCAAAGCTAAACAATGCATTAAATTGTGTACGTGCGTTCATGGTCTTCTTGCCTTTAAACCCACGTGTGCCCACAATCTGCATCCAGTAGCCACTGTACAATTGTATGATATCTTCGGCAGTTTGTCTATCCGGTGCGGCAAAAATAGCTTCCACAATGTCTTCAAAACGAGCATAGTCTCCCCCATCTCTGCGCATCATGGCCGGATGTTCTCCACGATCAAAACGCTGATTGGCTTCTTGTACCGCAGTTAGGTGCATCCAAACATTGTGTCCCATGAGCAGAGCATAGCTAAAACTATCCCAGGATGTTTTGCCCCACTTGCCGTTTTTGTTAACATCAGGCAACACATCATACAATGCAGGGTCTTGAAAGTTTGCTGGGGTAAGAGTAACGCCGGGTTTTGGAACGCCCGACTTGTAGATACAAATATCCTTCATGGTCAACATGTCACTTATAGGACTGTCAGTCCAGTTAGGATAGATACCGTCTGCAACAACGCCAGTGCTCCACTTGCGAGTGTCTGTGCTGTACTTTTTGTCATCGGCTGAAGGAGCCATACGATAACTCCACTTTGAATCATGTTCAAATACATTTTCGTAGTATACTTGTCCATTGGCTGTGGCAAGGAATGGGCTGGCACAATCAAAGGAAATAGTAAAAGCCGGGTTAACGTATTTTCTAACTGCCCTTTGAATCACGGTGAGTAGCACAGCCCATTCCAACTTTGATGTTCCCAAAAAGTGCATCCAGTCATGTTTGCCCTCTTGTAACAAATTATCGTAGCGCAAGGCAACTAGTCGGCGTAACACCAGGTGAACGTCGCACATGTTCTGACCACCCATGCTCCACCCATTGAAGTGAGTGTCTGGATACTTTACTGGGTCACAATATTCCTTCATGATCTCATACCATTCGTCTGCACTGGTATGATTGTCACCTTGCAGTACATTTAGAATCTTGGTGCCACCATTGGCAACACCTTTACGATGCTTCATGAAGTATTCGTTGTTGAACTTGGTGGCATCCACTGCTTCTTGCAGTGTGGAGATTTGACAGGCCTTGCTTGCTGTCTTGTCATGAATAACCCAAGTCGGAATATCCAGTGTCATGCAGTAATCAGAAACGTTGTCTAGCCAGTTAAGAACTAACTCACGTTTCTTTTGAGCCTTGGCACACCCCGAGTTGGCTCGCCAATCACCTTCCCACAAGCCCTTGGCAATCTGGAAACCGCCTGAATCTCCCAAGAGAAACGTGCCTGGCTCACGGTTCCGTACCATGTCTTCTGACCAATCTTGTTTGTTAAGATCAAGATTAGCATGGCCCCCAGATGCAAGTGACCAACGATAAGGAAACAACGCCTTGTTGGAATTAAGCCAGTTAAGCTGTTCTATATCAGCAAGTCCCTGAGGGAATCGTGCTGGATCCACATAGTGTTCGTTCCTTTGCCGTCCCACAAATGTGGCATAGAATCCCGAGATGGCTGGAAGGAACACAGCGTAGTCTGATTGTTTGGCGGTGAGATTGTCTTGAGTTGGTTCTGTCATGTTACTAAGTGCTGTGCTAATACCATACAGCTAATCCAAACCCATATAGTGTTAAATCCTACCAAGGTTGGTAATAGTTTTTTCTCACTAGCCCAGATAAGTGTTAGGCTTGTTGCTAGAGTAAAGAAATATAACCACCAAAGGCTAATACCAAATATCAAACCAGGAATAATGATAACAGCCTTGGCTGTCCAACTAGCAAACTCTACAGTATTGTAGTCAGTCCAGTATTCCTTTGTAAACCACATGCCATAGCATTCTTTAATCTTATCAAACCCAATGTGGCGATATACAGCACCACACAGAACCAAGAACGCTAAACAAGCGGATAATATTTGTACGTTATTCATTATTTAGATTGCGCCGGAAGGATGTAATTGTAAACAGCCAAGCCAGAATCCACAGTGATCTGTGCGGCACCGTCATCGCTGATGCGCACAACTTTGTCACCAGTCAAGTCCATGATGCTGACAAACTGTTTGGCAGGCCATGACCATGTGCGCTTCAATGCACCATTCACTCCGGGATGGAACACAAAGTTACCTGAGTGCGTTGAATGGTCACCAAAGAAAAATTTCAAGTCGCTGTTTTCAGTCTTGGCTTGAAAGTTGGGCTCTTCAGCGTTGGCGCTCATCTGCCACTTCAGTCGCTGAATAGCGGCATTGGTGGGTTCAAATTCAATGTGCCAAGGCACAGCTCGCATCTTGGCAGTTTTCAACTTGTCATTCACAATGCCAGCTGACATAAAACGATAGTTGTTTTTGAAGTCGCCCACTTTGTTTTCAAAGCTGATGCCGTCAGGATCACCACTTGATCCGCGTGTGATAGCAAGTGTGGCATTTTCTTTGTATTCTTGCAAGTTCAACAAAGTTTTAAGTTTGCTCAAGTTAGGCATACCAAATGTGCCAATAAAGTCTGCTACAGGGTTTTTAAATTCAGCCTGCACAACCACGCTGAGGTCTTCAGCTAAGCCGCTGACAGTGGTGGTATTTGTATCTCCAACAATTTTGATCAGGTCAATGCAACCAAGATCAAAAGTGTGTTCAACCAAGTCTAATAGATAATCTTTCATACAGTTCTCCTAAGTGTGTAGTATAAGGGTTTTATTTGGTTTTTGCAACCAGTTTGGCTAATGCTTGCCCGCCTTTGAGGCTGGTAAGTTCGCCAGGCTTTCGAAATTCAATCCAACTGACATCGCCAGCGCCGTCATGTGAATAAACATATTCCCAACCAATTCGGTCAGCATGCTGTCTAATATAACGCTGTGGTGTGTAGCACATAAAAAATCTTTCACTTAGTCCAGCGCCTTGCTCTCGGTCAGCATTGTTGTAAGTAAAGATCACATGGCCGCCGGGTCTGCATTTTACAAACAGCTCATTGAGATAACGTTCAATAACAGACATAGGTTTGTAGTTGAAGAAGTTGTAGGCAAATACCAAGCCAAACGAGTTGTTGGGCAAGTCATCTAAAATGTTGGCTTCTCGACGATCATCAATGATATATTGTCTTAGGCGGCGTTGATACTCTGGCGTGAACTGTTGCACAGCAGGATCCAATAGCTCTTGATGATGATCCACCACGTACAGTGGATCCAGTGGCACTAGTTCTTCAATGTAGTTTTCTCGGCCTGGCCTAAAAATCAATCCTGGATGGTGCCAGTCTGCTAGATTGCGCAAGTGACTGCGCAGAATCATGTTGCTGTCGGGATCAATACTTAGTCTACGATCCAGGATGTACTGATTGGTTTCAAACGGCATCTCATGATCAAAAATGCGCTGACTTTCTCTAAAGTATTCGCCTTCCATGTCTGCACGTTGATTGTACAGACGCTCGTGCAAGGTGTTTAGAGTGCGACCATAGACATCAATAGAGGCCAACACGTCTTGATAGTTACGCTCTAGTTCTTTGGCAGTAACTCCTATTTGTATAGGATGAGTGGTTACTCTTTCAAGCACAGCTTCAAGATTGCGCATGGCAGGGCGACACGCAACATCAGCTTTGATGCTGTCTAACAAATTTAAATATGCAACAATTTCACTTAACTTCATTCGAAACTAAACAGACTAGTAAATGTATTTTCTGTGTTGGTTGCAGACGCAAGTTCCCAATCCAACACACCCAGCAAGTTGTCAATCTTTTGATCCACAACAGTTGCTTCCATCAAGCCATCATCAAACGGCAATTCTGTAAACCACGCAGGCAGTCGTTGCTCATCAGTGGGGTATCCAATTGAAGTCCACCCAAGAGCGTTGCTTTTAAGTTTGCATACAATGGTTTTCATACCATCAACAATTTGCATACTGTAGTTGTCGCTGTTCATCTTGCGCATGTTATTCCAGTTGATTGCGGCTCGCACATGACCCGGCATGTTTGCTTTGCCCAGTCGTGTTTCTTCTGCCGCATACTTGGTCAAGTTGTTCACACGCTTGGGTGAACCTTTCTCCCAACCTGGCCGCTCCATAAACTCATACTTGAATTCACGTATGCGTTCCACAATCTCATCTTTACCTGCACCAGCAAGTAGTTTATTTAGAATTTCCAACAAGAAGTCTTGAATTACTTTGGGAGTGTCACTGCGTTTTAGATCCAATCCTGTGGCCTTGGTCTTGCCAATTTTGCCTTCTACGTCCAGCCGCTTGCCTTCAATGTCAATGGCATTCACAGCATAACGCTTCTTGGTGATAAACAAACCACGATCTGCCACAGTCTCACGACCACACTTGATCAATGCGCCCATGTCTCGGGGGCAGTGAAAAGCCTGTTCCATGAAGCCAGGGAAACTTTCGTTGACTTGGTCAGCAAGGTTGTCATACAGTTGAATACAAGTTTCTTTCGACCAGGCCATCCTGCCTTCCTCAACTTCCTTCTTGAGTACCGGCCAAGCGGAGAAATAACAAGAGTCTGTGTCCCCGTAAATGATTGCTTTACCCACATGGTCGTATTCGCCTGTAATAAGTTCATTGAGGTGGGCATCCATGTGCCTGGCAATACTTCTACCAGTGAGCGTAGTGGACTGCCCAATACGCTTGTCAAAGAACCTACAGCCCGGGTTAAGAATAGCCCCGTAGAGACTGTTGAGGTTAATCTTTTTAACCAGTTGTCGCTTGTCCCAGAATGCAATTTCTTTAGCATCTTTTGCGTCCTTCTTCTTGGCTTGCAGTTCTTTACGTTCTTCATACCAACGCTCTAGCAAGCCGGGAATGATACCCTTTTTCTCAAATGTAAGGATAGTACCATTGGCAGTGAGGATCCAAGGTTGGTTAGAGTCAAAGATAATCGTCCAAATCTCGGCAGCTGAGTGTACTGACTCTTCGCCGTTCTCCCAGTCAATGGTAATCTCTGTGCCACGTTGTTGTTCCATCACAGCAGTGTATTCCAGGCTGGCAAAGATACCTTCCCATGCGCCTGCAAAACTCTGTCCCTTGGCCATGTTGGCTTTGATCAAATGATCTGTCATGGTCTGGCGCAGTTGTCCTACCACCGTCTCTGGTCCCATGTTCATGGCACGAATTGCTGATGGATACAGTGAGTTAATGTCAACTGATCCAATCCACTCATGCACACCCTTCTTGGGATACGCAACATACGCACCAGCGGCCTGTGTGTCTTCGTCTGTAAGCCGTTGCTTGCGGTTGGGCACAACCATGCCACGTTCATGAGCTTCATTGATAATAGCTTGCTCAGTCACTGCCACAGCACCCATTGTGGTTTGTAGCAACACAGTATTGGCATGGGCAAGTTCGTTAGCAAGATCAAGAAACCGCAATTTTTTATCTAATCTTGCAATCAGCATTGTATCTTGACGGTTGTATTCAATAAACTTTTTAAAGTGTTGGTTATACAAAGCATCCAAGGTGCCTTCAAACTGTGTTTTGCGCTCGCCCAGTTCGTGTTCACCAATGGCATCCAGGCTATACGAGTGACGCTCCTCGTATGTGTACTTGCGATACAGTTGCATATAGTCCATATGCACACGACCAATCAAGTCATAAGTTTCGTTTTCAGCACCAAAGCGTTCAAACACACGCTTCTTGGGCAACTGACCCCACAAGCAGAATTTACGTGTATCATCTTTGCTGAGTACCCGCACACATCTGTTGACAGTGTAGGGAATGTCATAGCCTTCAGAGTTCCAGCCTGTTAGAATGTCAGCGTCGTCAATTAGATCCAGGAAGGTCTTGATCATCTCTGATTCTTCAGTAAACAGGATTGTATTTTCAAAGTCCTTGACCAAGTCTTGCGCTGTTTCCCAACTCATGTGTGCTGGCGGCACTGCTAGTGTGACTATCTGATCCAACCAGTCTAGGTAGACTGAAATAGCAGTGATAGGATTGAACGGATCCGACACAGGACTAAATCCACGCTCCTTGTCAAACGCCACCTCAATGTCAAAAAACGCTGTGTGTAGTTCAGGCGCATTTTGATCTTTGTAGTTTTCTTCAAGGCATCTAAATATGGGATTGATGTCGCTCTCATAAAGTTGCTTGCCGCTTTGGATACGTACTTCTTTGCGGAACTCTTTGTTGTTGCGTGTACTAAATCTTGATACAGGTGTGCCGTAGATACTTTGGAATTTGCCACGAGCATCGTCGTAGTAAAAAATGTAATTTGCTGGATACTCTCGGTAGACTCTTACACCGTCTCGGCGTTCTACAGTATGAATGCGATCGTGTTCACGATCAAAAAGTGCGTCAATATAACTCATTGTTCTCCGTTTGTGGCCGGGTGGGCCTTGCTACATGCTCGTAATGTGAGCGACTCTTTGTTACTTATCAGTGTCAACAAAGTAATTGTTAATTTTGCCTTGGCGATTCAAATCATTGGTTATGCAGTGTATGCCAGCGTCCCAGAAGTATCGATGACGGAAATTAGAAACATGTACTTCAATACCATGTCTGGCACAAGCCTGTTCGACTTGATCGTTGTGTGAACTTACCACAATGTTCTTTTGATCTATCACAAGTATGTTAACATCAAAAACAGTTTCGCTTGCGTTGCCGACCCAGGACTCAAAGTAGTGTTCTACTATATGCACAAGATCAGGATCTGATTCAAAGCCCGGAATGTTCCAACGTCCACGATTGTGCTTCATGCTGGATCTAAATTCAGCAGTGTCGGCATAGGTAGACGCTGGAAGATACACCACCTCCCAGTCAGGAAATGTATCCGAATAAGTAGGAACGTCACGTAAACTTATGATCAGACCCGGCGTCACTGGACAATAGGTGCTATCGCCGTGACCGCCGGCGTTGACAATTTTGTTGCGGGTATTGGGAAACTGTTGATTGATACGTGTCAACATCATGCTTTGATCTTCATCATAACTTTGTGTGGCAAAGTATAAGTCTTGTCCAATTCTGCTGACAAAACATCCAGACACCACATCAAGATCAGTGTATCGCACTTGATTGCCCTGATCATGAACGTCTTGAAAAATATTTTGATAACATGCCAATTTAGACCGATGCTGATCTAGGTCACGTGCCTGGAATGTAGCTAAGTCTAGCTCAGACTGATTGGAAAAAACCCGGTGTGCATGACTACTATTGGGACTTCTTGGAATCCACAACTGATCATGAATCATAACAAAGTAATCCCTGGGTGTCACAGGTGGGGCATTCCAGCGTCCATGACATTTTAAACTATTGGAATCAGCAGGTATTTCGGGACGCAGGACTTGAATGCCAAATTGCCCTTGTAATAATTGTATCAACGACTGAAAGTCTTGTTCAGTTTCATCTGCCAACTGTTCAAAATGCCGTCGTGTGTTGGCATTTTGTATCCACGAATAGAATTCTGGAGGATAACTTTTGCCTACCACACATACTTGCAGTGGATCCCAATGCTGAAACACCGAATACATTAGAGAGTTTTGCCCACAGTCTCAAGAATTGTTTCTAATAGTTCGTGATCTTGTTTGGCTTTACCAAACTCAGCTTTGTGTGCCAGCTTGATAGCCTTCTTCAACACGCCCGGTTTAATTTCAAGCTCTTCAGCAATGGCCTTGACTGTATCATTCAGGCCGCCAGTTAGAGTCTCAATTTCCTGAGTCACTTGCATTCCTTCGTTGATAAGTTGGGTGAGTTTGATCTTTTGATCACCATTAAATGTTTTAATCATAGTTTATTCCTTTGTTAAGTTTTTGATCACATCTGCTTTGAGTGTGCAACATGCAGTATAACAGACTTTGCCCAGCGTTGTCAAGTCCCTTTAGAATATTTTTTCCTTAAGTACTCGCACTACATACAACATGGACATTGTGGTAAACGACTATCTAACGTGGGAACGAGCAGAACAAGCAGATTTGGCTCCTGCACCTGTGTCGTGTGCTGTGCATTTTCCCGAATGGTGGAAAAATCTACGTGGTGATCTGCGTGAATATTTACCGGCCAGTGGAGACCACAGAAATCACACTGCAAGATTATGTTTGGGGCTACGCGGGGCAAGTCAATTGGGATGGACTATTCCATTGGATGCTGTGTTGCATAATGGTATCACAGCCGGTGCCTGGCGGTATGGACATTTGCTACAAGAAATGTTGCATGGAACCGTCTGGGCTCAAAAGGTTGCCGGCGAATATGTGTGGGATAGGCCAATGATTTTGGCTTGGCCCTGGCGAGCCAAAATGGCACCCGGCTGGAGATTGTTAATGAATGACTATCCGCTGGACTGGCATCAAGATTTTCATTGTTTTACTGGATACGTGGATGCCAACCATGGATCAGGATTTTGGGGATGGGCTCAGGAAATGCACAAAGAATTCAACTACTACAATGTAGAAACTGTGGTAATAATGAAAAAACAAGCTCGCATCAACACAGGGTCAGCAGTGTTTTCAATGGTACCAGTATACGAACCAACCCATGTGCCTAAACCATTCACTGGGTATCCATTTTAAGGCGTTGTCGGACTTGGTTGGATTGTGAGTGTGCCTTTAAATCTTACCGTTTGTCCGTTGAGTATTTGTAAACTGCCGGGACCGGTGTATGATGGATCATCACCGGTATGGCCAGAAATATCATAGGGCTGCCAGCCCAGAGTATCCCACACTGGCTGAGTAGAAATATTAAAATTCCCCAGGGTACAAGTATATCCGCAAATCAATATATCAGTATTCTCGGCCTTGATTTCAAAATCAAAATCCTTGATCTCAAAGATATTACTTGACACCGGCAAATTGATCAAAATTTCACGAGAATCTTGCGTGGACGAACTAGGCACCCAGTTTATTGTTGGCACCAGACTGAACTGTTGAGAAGTGCTGTCAAGCACAATTGTGACCAGCGCACTGGTATCTGGTTTGACATGGCAATTTAATGTCAGAATGGACGTATACATATTTTATCTTTCTTTCCACACAAGTTAACTGGCTATTTCATCGCCAATGCAATCAGACGTTGTTTATTGTGGCTACAGATTTGTCTGCTCTTTTGGTACAATTCAAGTTGTTGATTTACAGGCATACCAGCAACTTGTTGCACTATATTTATAATTTTTTGATATCTATCAGGACCTTCTAGTTGATCATAACTTTCGTCCCATAAATTATCAAAAGTTTTAAACCCCAACAATTGCATCTGTTGCAAAAAATTCTTGGGAGCATACACCACCATGGGCTTTTGGGCCACCATGGTTCTTATGGTCTTCTCACTGGGAGTAAATGTAGTTCCCCTGGTCATAGTTTCAAATGTGATTTCAAAAAGATATTTCCCACTAATATCAATTAAATTTTTAGTAGGGACAGCATTTCGATTTTCGCCACAGTTGGCATTGGTGTATTGGTCAATAGCATTGTATCCATCTATGGAGTGAACCGGCATGTCAAAACAAAAATTACGAAAGTGTTGGTGCGCGGATATTTTCTCAACAGGATCAACAACTGGCATCCAATCACTCAATTGATCATGTATCATGTGGCTGTGATCAAACGGTTGTGATGTAGGAGGCTCTGTTTCGTTCATCTTGCTGAGCAAGCAGGCTTGCTTCAGTGCCGGGTCATGCCAAATATCATACAAGGCCAGCAATCTGGGAGTAGTTCGTCTTCCTACAAACAATGCCCATGGTTTCCAGTTTGACTCTAGGTGTGTATCTGCATCATCCCAGTATGCACGACATCTGCTAAATTCGTCACTGACTGTGAACTGTTTCCAAAAGAGATTTGTCCAAGGTGCATCAGTTGACAATGCATTTGGGCTAAAGATAAAAACAGAATCTGCTGATCTTTCAGTTTCTTTCATGACCTTGTCAACTGCTGACACTACCCCGGCTGTTGATAGACTCAACCCTTCAAAGCGCACATGAATTACCACATGGTCTGACAACGGTGCATTTCTAAAAGCATTGCAAAATTCTTGTTGGTTGATCCAGTAGTCCCCATCAACCTGTAAATATACCACAGTGACATTGTGCCGCCCGGCCAATCTTTTCATCTGCTCAAGGTCAAAATCTGTCATCTTTGTATCACATTAACACGATGTTCAATTACAGAATTGGTATCCGCGGCAGTGGGACACTGTTTGCATATGGCATGCACATGCCCAAAATTTTTGGCAAAATGGTTGATTACCACAGGGTCAGATTGCAAGTCAATACTGCCATTGGTTGCATGATCAAAGTATTCTTTCCAGGCTGCCTCATTGGCACCGCCGTGGGCTGACCATGCTTCTTGAACAAGAGCCGACGTTGAGCATTTGTAGATTTTGCCTTTCCATAGCATGGGGCATGTGGCTTGATGACAATTAGCATAGGCCCTGTCAGGATCAGACTGCCAGGGTTGCATGTTGGTGTAAGTGCCCTGAAATGTTTGTGTAAATTTTGTAGGTGTGTTTATCTGTAATCGTAGGCCAGTGTCGGTTATCCATCGATCTAGTCCATACTCATGTATAGGTGTCCATGTATAACTGCTACGCAATCGAGTCAGCACTGAATCAATATTGCCAGTATGGTCAGTAATTTTAAGAACAGCATTGCCATCTTGATACAACCATTCTACAACTTTCCAGTGTTTTTCGAGCAACAATCCATTGGTAGGAAAACGTATACGACTATCAGGAAGCAATTCGCGAACACCGTTTAACCAGGTCAACACATGAGGATTGATCAAGGGCTCTCCTCCCATGAATCCAATATCTTCAATTGAAATTTTTTCTAACCACTGTTGTAACCAGTGTTGAGTTGTGGACCAGTCTGCGTAGCCTTGGTGGCGATAATCACTGTAGGTACTACAGCCGTGACAACTTAGATTGCAGACCTGTGTCAACATTATTTCTAAAAAAGGCAATACAGGTTTCATTACTAGATGTAGGTGCTCACTTTAGGGTACGCAGTAGCGAATTGTTTCCCCAAGGCAGCAGCCGCCTCACACTTACGGTAACAAGTACCGGTCCTAAGGTGTGTTGGTTTAGCCCCGGCGAGCAAACTCTCTGCGGCGTTGTGCGCCAACTTGTGTCACGTGTTCAATCAGTCGATTGCGTACAGCAAAAGCTGATTCAGTTACAGCACCGTACTTGACAAACGTTTGGTCAATAAACTGTTTGATCTTGGCAACGTCTTCTTTGGTTTCAACCATGTTGAGCATTTCTGCTACGGGTTTCTTCAATGCATTAAACACACGACTCTCAGGCATGGCAGGAGCACCAATGCGTCTAATGTACTCATCCTTACTTAACTGTCCTGGTTGTGCGGCAGCTTTTACGCCAGCGCCACCACCTGCAGGTAGATTGAGGTTGTATTTGACACCAGGTGCCTTGGGCGCCGAAGGAGCCGCTGGTGCTGTGGGAGCCTTCATTCCTGGAATACCAGTCATGGGCTTGACACTCATAGTAGTCTTGCCATAGCCTGTGGGGCCACTTGCAAAACTAGCAGGCTTGGCTGGAGCAGGTGCCTTGGCATACTTTTCCATACCAGGCAAGTTCATTACGTTAGTAGCATTGAAACCAGGTTGTGCAGTTGTAGCAGTCTTGGCGGCTGTGGTAGATGTAGTAGCGGCTGGTGCTGGTGCTGGTGCTGGTGTTGTGCCAGCTTGTGACTTGGCCTGCAACTCATCATAAGTCCAGGGTTTCTTGGTGGCTGGATTGGTACCATAGAACGGCATAGATTTTTGTGCGCCACCAGCAGTGGTTGCTTGTGGTTCAGCGGCTTGTGCCTTGGCTGGGTCAGCCTGCGGGGTATAAGGAATACCCATCTTGCCATACACGCTGGTAACAACTTCTTGTGGTACGCCCTGTTTGGCCAACCAAGCAGCCAATTGATCTGAATCACTGGGCTTGCCAGCCTGGTGCCAGTTCATCTTGAGTTTTTCTTTTGTGACGTTGGTAGTAAACTGATGTCCAAAATTGCTCAGTGCACCGCCTACTTTTTTAACGCCTCGATCTAGTGCATTAAGACCACGACCAATTAGGCCAGGCTTTTTGTCTGGTTTCGTTGGAGCATCCATCATGTCTGGACGATAGTATTCTGGGCGTGTACTTCCAGGAACACCCTTGAGTTCCATGATGGCTTTGCGATAACGGTCAACGTTCTCAAACACTGTGTATGTGCCAACCGTGGTTAAATTAAAACTAGTGCTCCGGCGACCAACACTTTCGTTCAAGGCCCAACTCATCACAGTGCTCTTTTGATCAATCAGTTTGTCAGCTGGCAGCTTGAGCAACCGTACAGCAGGCAACCAACTTTCCTGTACTGGGTTTGAAAATTCTTGTGGGTTAAAATTCTTGATGTAGGCTTTGTCGCCTCTGATATAAGCAGTTACGTCTTGGCCAGCATAGTTTACTTGAACTGCTTCGCTGCCAGGGCCAATTCTTGGCTGTATACCACCTTCAGGGAAAGCATAGGCCTGCACTTCTCTTCCGTCTGGAAGAGTCAATGTACCACTGGTGCCACCGTCAGGGAAAGACAATGAAGGTCCTGAGGGTGTTGTGGCACCAGCAAAATTGGCAGCATCTGGACTACCCAGTTGTTCTGGCCCTTGTGAAGCAGGAGCAACTCCTGGTGCGCTTGTATCTGTACCTTGCCACACACTTCCTGTGTTTGGTCCACTTGGTGGCAGTTGTAGTTCTGTGCCCACAGGCAATTTGGTCCAGTCGGTAATATCTGGATTCATTGCTTGAAGATCTTTAAACGGAACTCCTTGCGCTTGGGCAATAAATCCGCCTTGATCACCTTGCATCACAGTGTATGTGCCACCACCCACAGGATCTGTAGCGGCAGCAAAGTTATCAGCAGGAACTGTTGGATCACCTGAGCCGCCAAATATTTTTCCTGCGGCCCAGGCTGTGGCTGCCGCTCCGCCAGCTTTGAGTGCAATGTCTGACAGTTTATCGCCTTTGATAGATGAATCTAAGCCGTATACCAGAGCTGCCACAGCAGGCAGTCCAGCACCACCTGTGGCTAAACCAGCAATACCAACCAAGGCCGCTTTGGCCAGGCCAGAGGTCTTGGGATACTGTTTGGCCAGCATGCGATACTTCTTGATGGCCTGCATCACTGCACCTTTTTGCCCGCCAGACAGTTTGGCCAGCGCATCAGTGGCTTGGTCATAGGCCGCGTCCAATGCGTCCACAGGCACTGAATTTTGTATTCCGGCCCACACGCCTTTAAGGGCATCAGCTACGCCGCCAGCAAAGTCCATGGTGGTATCTTTGCCACGACCCAGCATGGTACGATTGGCTCCGGTGCCTTTATCGGTCATGCCTGCTTCGGCATCAGCAAACACTTGTAAGATTTCTTTTTCGCTCATGCGGCGTTCAGCAATGTACTGACCCACACGCTTGAAGTTGCGATAAACAGGGTCTTCCATTAGACGAGCTTCGTTGAGCCGGCTTTCGCCTAGTCCTCTAGATCTCAAACTCTTTTCGTAGTAGGACTCTTCGTCGTTGGGCGGATCATAATCGTCGTCTTCAGGTGGATCCACATCGTCGTCTTCGGGGTCTTCAGCGTCACGATCGTTATAGTAATCTACATCGCTGTCATAGTTGCGAGGATCAATCTCGTTGAGTTTTTTCTTGTCGTCTTCAAATAGTTGGTCTAGTATCATATCAACGTTCTTCCAGATAATCTTGATTGGCGTCCTGTTGCGCGGCCTCCCTGCGCTTTTGGAACAAACGCATGGCCATGTCTGCATGACCCAAGCGCGGGAAACGTGTAGCCAACTTGCGATCGCCACGACGTAGTTCATATCCTTGAGTGTCATCGCCCCAGCATTCTACGCTGGTGCCGTCAGTCATTTCATACACACGAGCAGGACTGCCGACGGCCTTGCTCAAAATTTCTACACCACGATCAGTGTCAGTTAAGTTTTCGCCTACAGGTGCAGTGGGCTGACTCATGGCCTGTGCCACATGGTCTTCAATGCCGTGTGCAGTTTCTGTGTCTGCGGCATCCTCAGGACCAGAAACAGGTGCTACATCTGCGTCCCAGGTGGCAGCTTCTTCAGTCTGTGGATCATCGTCAATGTTGAGCTCAGCCTTGGCCTTGCGTATTAGACGCTGATCAATTTTGTTTTTCTTTTCCAGCGTTTCAAGATAGTCAGCAAAGCGACCCTTGACCTTGCTGATCATGTCTTCTTCAACTTCTTGCATGGCTTCGGCCAGAGCATTTTCGCCTACCATGTAGCCATCCATGGGATGAGCCTGATAGGGCTTTTTCTTTAGTGTGGGGCTGATGTCACGGGGCTTGAACAAGGCCGGCAACTGCGGCACACGTTCTTGCTGACCAGTCATGCTGCCGCGAGGGCTGACCGGTACAGTCCTGCCTTCAACCAGAGCCAGGCGCTCTAGTATGCTTCTAATGTCATTGCTCATGCTCTATCTTCTTTCAAGAAACTTCTCAGCATCCAGCCGTGCTTTTGATGAGCATCAATGCGTTCTGCTATAAAATTTACAATGCCTTGCTGATTCTCTTGTTCAGCGGTGGCAAATGTTTCGTTGAGTAGATCAAGCATTTGACCATTGTTGGCCAAGAGCTCTTCAATCATGAGTCGGGCACGTGGAATCTTTGTTTGCCCTTTGATAGTGGTGAGTTCACTAAAGCGTTCATAACTGCCGGGTGCATAGTCGCCCAGAGCACGAACGTATTCTGCTGTTCGGTCTATACTGTTGTTGTAGACTTCTTCGTACAAGTTACCAAAAAACTCATGCAACTGAGCAAAGTCAGGTCCTTCCACGTTCCAGTGAAACTGCTGAGCCTTGAGACTGAAAGCATATTCAGTTGCTAGGAGAATTTTTAAACTGTCCGCGAGCATGTTTGTTCCTTTTGTATTCTTTTGGGGTGTTCGGTGTAGGATCAGAGCCCGTTACATATTTACCTGTCAACATTGATCCGCCATTTCTAGAAATGGCACCACCCAGGGGCATGGCCACTGTGGCTACCGAGCCAGATGTGGTGGTTTCTAAAATGAATTCATTGGCTCTCATTGCGTGTCTCCGGTGTATATATTTGGATTTCTCCGGCCTTGGTTATTATGGCTGGACCAGTTTCAATACGCAAGTCGCCAATGCGCAATCGAGCATGCTCAGGATCAAGGCATTCATAACGCACTTCGTATTTGCCCGGCGGAGCTTCAATCTGTATTGATTCATCAATGTAAAAATCATGCCAGATCCAAGTGCGCTCGGCAAACAATTCCCCGCCAACCCAGAGTCTATAACGTGGATGCGGGCCAGTCCAACGCATGTCAACATTGGCTCGTGCTATAACAAATTCGTTTTGCATAAATGATATTTAGCGTAATAGACGTCTATAAATATTGCTATGTTAAAATCAACGGATATTCGCCGTGTACATATAGAATTGACCACTCGTTGCAATGCACGTTGTCCCATGTGTATGCGCAACTATCGAGGCAGTGACTACAATTCTGGTTATCCTGACACAGAATTAAGTCTGGACCATATTCAAAAGATATTTCAGCCTGCCTTTTTGGCCCAATTAGAACGAGTTAATTTTAATGGCAATCTAGGTGATTTTGCCCTGGCCCGTGACGCCAGAGAAATAGTGCAATTCTTTTTGGCTGCAGGGGTGCAAGTAGACATCAATACCAATGGTAGTTTGCGATCTGAATCATGGTGGGCTAGTCTAGCACAGCCTGGAGTGTCAGTGGGCTGGGCCATTGACGGCTTGGCAGATACACATGCCCTGTACAGACAAGACACAGACTGGCTCAAGGTCACTGCCAATGCTCGAGCCTTTATTGAGGCCGGGGGTCGTGCCACCTGGCGCTTTATTCCGTTTGAACACAATCAACATCAGCAAGCAGAATGTGAACAACTCAGTCGTGACTGGGGCTTTTGGCGCTTTGAAAACATCTGGGACGGACGTGATCGCGGACCTGTGTACACACGTGGGGGAGACTTTAGTCACGATATTGGCAAGCCCTATGAGTCAACTCCCACTAGAGTAGAGCCGCTACGTGAAAGTCACATCACCTGGTACAATGCACAAACTGTGCAACACGAACGTGACAGTGACAAATTAAATCTTTTCTGTGTACACAAAAAGAATCAAGAAATATATCTAGCCGCAGATGGCACAGTGTATCCCTGTTGCTATTTGGGGTTCTATCCTGATTCCATGCATCATCCCGGCAATGTCGAACTGCGTGAGCTAGTGACAGAAAATAACGCATTGGACTACCCACTGGAGCATTGCTTGAACTGGTTTGACTCAGTAGAATCAAGCTGGGATCAACCCTCCATTGCTCAAGGACGCACCTATCAGTGTGTGGCCAGTTGTAACAGACCATGACCACACGAATTCTTTTTTTAGCACGTTATAGAATACCGCATGCTTGCTTTAGCCTGCAATGGGATCACAACCTAGTGGATGTTGATCGCACCATTATTGCCAGCCCTGTGCCACAGGCAGAAATATGGCAGGCATTTCACGCACACGGCATTGACTGTAGTCAATTTGAGTACATAAATGACGCAGTAATATTTTCTCAGTATCCTGAAGTTGAAAACTGGGTATTTGCCGATGACTATCGTGGCTGGTGGTTGCGCCAACAAGCAATCAAATTGGCCTACCTGGATCTAATCAATGCAGACGTCATGCTCATGCACGATCCTGACACGTTTCAGATACAGCCTTACAGTGCTGTGCAAGCAGACTGTTTGAATCTGCTGGCCATAAAAGACACTGAACAAGGCAGTTACCGCGGAGTATTTGAAGCCATTACAGGTATACCACACCCCAGCCCACACTGCTATGTAACAGAATTGTGTGCTGTGCGCGGTGCGGACTTTCAAGCCCTAAAGAGTCATTTACTGAATCGTTGGCCAGAAAAGAAATGGCTGGATGCCATTATTCAAGCAGTGCCCGGCATGCCCACAGTACCGCCCTGGGGTACAGGCAACATTATCAAATGGTTCTCAGAATATGAACTGCTGGGTAACTGGGCTGTGACACAAGGTTCTGTTGAACATCAGTGGCAGATTCGACACGAGTATGATAGCTTAAATAAGCTAGCAGACTTTACTAATGAACACACAGCCGTATGCGATGCTGTGCCAGACTTGAGCTCAAGCATGCGATTAACTGAACAGGGCACAGTAGAGCACTACGCCCAGTACACTGAACTAGTCAAGGAAAGACAAAATGAGTTACGAATTATATAATCCCTGCCATGGCATCGATGTTGCTGAAGACTGGCGTCTTTACAAAAAACGCACATGGCCCATACGCATTGCCTGTGTGCAGAGTCTTTGCACTCGTCCTGGACAGCACAGTTATCATGCCGACTACGAGCATCTAGACTGGAGTCAATTTGATCTAGTGTTAATTAGTGACATTGAAATGAACACTATCGATACCATAGAAACCTGGATCTCTGAAGTGGGCATTGGGCGTTGTTTGATTGCTGTGGGCGGCGTACATGATCATGAAACCCTGGATCCTGCACGTCACATCTACAGACCCTGGTGGGCCTATAACTTGATGCGTTGTAACACAGACCCTGTGCCTGACCTGCCACAAAGTCATGTTTGGGCATTTGATGTGTTGCTGGGCGCACGTAGACCGCATCGTGACTTTGTGATGCAGTACATGACTCAGCACGGGATGCTGGATCGCAATATTGTGACTTATAGAGACTTTTTTGGCGGTGCTGTAGTAGACGACGTTAGTGAACGTGTGGCCGCGCACTTTGGCCAGCAGTTGACTCATCCTTATGTGAGCCCGCATCTTGAACAGGCTTGGGAAGTGCCGGGACCGTTCAACAATTCGATATCCAGTCGCATTCCGCACACCATTTACAGTTTAACAAAATGGAGCATTGTGTCAGAGACTCTGGGCACCGGGGGCTGTTTCTTTATGAGTGAAAAGATGGCCAAGGTGATTGCTACCAACAGAATATTTGTGCATGTGGGCGCACGAAATTATCTTGCACAGTTGCGAGACTTGGGATTTCAAACGTTCGGGCACATCATTGATGAAAGTTATGATTCAATCCCAGACGATATTGAACGCTGGTCTGCCGCAATGGAGCAGGCGCAGTGGTTGCAGGACAAAGACCATGGCAAATATCAGTTGTTGTGTCGCTCACAGCTGGAAAACAACTACAGGACCTTGGCTACCCTACCCCTGCGCACTCAGCGACTCATGCTAGACCGGGTATTTGATGCAATTGCATCTGTTGAAACAGCCAATCAGCAATGACTATTTGACTCTGTTCACTGCCATGATATCCAGGATCCTCACCTGAAAACGGATGCTGTCCTGTGGCCACTTGCGGTGTGCGCTGTGGATCTAGCTGTATGTAATAATCAGGAATAATAGCAGGGAAAGCCGTGCGCCATTGTTGAGTGTTGTTGGGATCAAATGGCCACAACAGATTGGGCATTACAATAAATTTAATACCGTCAAGATACATCATTATGATGCCTTCTCTAATGATCCATTCATCCTGTTGCTTTTTCCAAGCATTGTCGTAGATACTGTCAATCCAGTGACGCACACCTGTTTGTGCTTGTTTAGTAATTCGAGCCATTCTGTAAGGATGGTCAAAGTTTTCTGCCAGGGTAAAGATAGTTTCGCAAATCATGTTTGATGGTTCTCGACCGTAGTTGACATTGCGTATGCCATCTTCTCTGCGGTACCCGTTGCCTAACGTTCTATTTTGTAAGTGTTGTTCCAGCGGAGGGTTTTCTCCTGCGCTGGGCTTTTGGTTCCAGTCGTAGGGCGCAGAGTCAGCAGGTATTTCCATTCTGTCCCAGAACGTGGGACTGATCACTGCCAAGTCCGGACGCTGGCGTCGTATTTCATCAATTTGTATGCGTATGCCGCCGTTGCTACAACCCTGACGTGCTAGATTAATCAGTTCCCAGTTGCCCAGCTTACGTGCTAGATGTTCACTCCATGACGTGCCGGGGTGCTTTTGTGCCACTGCTGAGAATGAGCATCCTGCTACCATTAATTTCATTGTGTTTCCTTGTAACTGTTGCGATGTTCCTGAGCATGAAAGCTCTGTACAATTTCACCATGCTGGGGTAATTCGTCTATAGTATATGTACCTGGCGGAATTGTGAATGTCACAGTTCCTTGATCTCTTTTGGCAAATGTCACAAGCCTGGCATGATGCTGTACGCAACTATGCACAAACACATGATGTATGTGCCCGTAGTCCCCGTGCTCGTCGTGTGACAACACTAGATCGTAACGTTCAGCAATATTGCCAATTTCCCTACGTGCTTGTTCCGTGTTGAAACTGATTGATTTGTTTTCAATATCTCTGTAGTCATCTGTGTAACCCAAAAAGATGCAGGGAATTGATCTGCGCTGCCAAAATTCTTTTAATTCTTGTGCTCGCGGTTCCCATTCCGAATAGGTTAGATAACAAATGGCCCAGTCCATTTCAGGATGATTGTGAATATAGCTGTAGGCAAATATCACACAGTCATCAGGGTGTGCCACCATGCACAGAGCTTTTACAGTTGCCATGCTGAAGTCAAGCCTTGATCAATCAAATAATGCTGGTATCTCATGCGCTGATCAGGGGTCATGTGACTCCAAGCGCCGCGATGTATGCTCACAGTGTGCGGCTTGATGCGTTGCATTTCGTCCAGTCTGGCATCTATTCTGTTAACTTCACTGTGATCAACGTTGCAGGGAATGATAGCAGGGTCAGCGTACAATGTGTCATAAAGGTTGTGCTGTTGCAGCCAAGCTGAATACAGCACAAATTCTGTTAGCATGCCCTGTGCTTGAAACCATTCAGGAAAACTTGCGCCTGTACGCTGTTCACAGTCAGCAATCATGGCTCGCACTGTGGCTGTGTGAAAGAAGTAAGGTACGCCGCCAGGCCCCAGTTGTTGAGTCACTGTGATATTCCACAGCGCACCAGCAATGTCTGCACTGGGCTGAAACACTGGAAATATTGCCATTGTGCCCACCCTGGGACGCCCGTTGTCTGTTACAGCATCAAGTTCAAAGTCACGTACAAGAATGGTCTTGGCGTCCAGTACCATCACATACTGATTGTAGCTCATGGCCGAGCATAACAATTTAAGTGCTTGTTGGCTAACCCAACCGTTGTTGCTCCAGTCTGTGCTGAATGAGCTACAGGGCACAACCATCACACGATCAGCTAGACTGCCCCACCATGTGGCATCTATTTTGCTGACCACATCGTCTGAGTCATTTACCACAACATAGATGTTGCGTGTGCCCAGGTGACTAGCATAGCGAGCAATGCTTTCAGCTTGTACTTTTAATGCGGGGAGTTCTTGTTCGAATACCACTGTGCAGATATCAATCATGCACTTATGTATCAGGCTATTTGTACCACGTTGGTAATTACTGAATTCTTTCCGTACTGCGCCATTAGTAATTGGCGGGCCATTGAGGGATTTTTGGCAAAAATGGCCACGTCCATTGAATTGGCGTAGAGTTCATTTTTGACCTTTACTCTGGCTTGATACACATGAAAGCCGGGCACTGCTGATTCTTGTAGGGCATACTGACTGCCCTGTTGACTGTTGGGATACTGTTTCATTAATCGGCCTTTTTGCCTTTGTCTTTTTCAGTAATGGGCCCACCAGTGACCCAGGCCTTGCATGACCTTGAGCCTGCACATTTGAAATGCAAAAAATTGCAATAGCCAAGATCCGCCAAGTTGATACTGGCGTTGGCATCTACCCCCGACTCATCGCCCTGGATGCCATCAGCCATGCATTTTCGCATGCTGTCACTAACATCAAACGCCGCACAGTTACCGCACTGCATGGTACGAGCAGTTGCCACACTGACCTTGAATATCTTTGCGCTCGTGCTCCAGTAGTCTTCAGCACGTTCAGGATTGGCAGGGCCGTAATGATATTCGTCAATGGCTTTTTGACGATTTTTTAGGTTGAGATCTATGTCATGCGTTGCTGTGGGGCAACCATTGGAAATAGCTTCTAGTAGGTTTAGGTAGTTTCTCATTTAGTGGAACATCAAGTAACTGTCAATCACGTCTAGTCGATTGGCCGCACGATCGCCTGCACCGGGCTGTACAATAACGTTCCATTTAGGCTTGGGGCCTTCAGGAGTGGCCAGCATTTGATCGTATGTGATAATGGTGTCCCTGGGCACTTGATACTGTTGTGCCAGTCGATCTTTAAATGTGTCCAGAGCTTCGGGTGACGCAAACTGTGTGCGACCCTTGGCGTCTTTGATTAGACTGTTGCCCTTACGTGCAATTAAATCAAAGAACATGTTCTTGGGCACTGTGACGCCTTGCTTGACTGTGTTGCCTGCTTGACGATGCAACTCAACCTTTTTGACTTCGCGGCTCTTGCTACCGGAACTGAAGTTGATTATAAAGTTAGGCGGATGCGAGCCTGTGGCCACATCGCCCATTTTGGTATAAGCATAGAATTTAACGTCAGGATTGGCCTTGGCCACATCATATGCTAGGTCAAGGTATTCTTTACTAAAGAAGTCTCCTGCATCGTGCCAGCGCACCACAAGCTGAATACCAGCTTTATCTGTTTTGTTTTTGAGTGCTGTGATTTCTTTGTTTACAGCGGCCATGTAGCCTTCAGGCTCATTTACCAGGAAGTTCAAGGCCTGTGCCGCGCTCATGCTAGACGCCGGGAACATTACATAACCGCCTTTACGTGCATAGCAGAACAACTGACATTCGCCTGCGCCCGGGCAGGTCTTTATTTCCACAAAGTCACCCGACTCTTCATCTACTACAATACCACTCAGTGCAGGCAGTGTTAGATCATAAATGATTTCACCTTCGGTCTTGCTCTTTTCCATTTTGGCATTGGTGCCTAGAATAGCTCGAGGACGTGTGGTGATTTGCTTGGCTAGATCATCTAGATCCCACTCAGTGCCGCCATCGTCCTTGGTAATGGCTTTAATGTTTGAGCCGTGTATAATGGGTGCAAACTTGTCACGCTTGGTCTTGGTGCCTGTTTTGATACGGTCAGCATAGCCTTGCAATTCATCTCGACTCAGTGTTTGTTGTGGTGCATTGAGCTTGATAGCTTCCGCCACACCTTGCTCGTTTTTAACTACAAAACTTGTGTGCTGAAGACCAGTAAGGGGGTCCGTGTATGTGCGCTTGAACACCTTACCGCCATGCTCACGTGCATGAGCAAATGCTTCAGACTTGCTGTCAAACCTGTTTGAGGGAGGCTTAATCATGGGAGACGCTTGTTCATCTACTCCGCTTTGATCTACTGTGACAACAGTAACAGGGAATCCTCCCAGGGTGCGCGGAGCTTCAGCTTGCTCCACAATGGTTTGTAACTTCATTTTGCTTCTCCAAATATAGGCCCACGCACAAATTGGCCCAGTTGATTTAATATACCATTACGCAGGTTTTCAATCATTTCATCTGTGATATCTCTACGGCGTGTTTGCGCAATAAAGATATGCATTTCAATGGCGTCATCGCCTTCTTTTTCCAGTATAGCATGGCAACGATGACGTCCGTCATGTCCTTTTACTCGGGCTTCTAGACTAAAGTCACCCTGCTCCCAGGATTCGGGTACAGACACATTCAAAAATGGTGCGCCAATGCCGCGCTCATTGAGTTCGCCTTTGCAAAACGCAATTGCCTTGCGCTCTTCAGGATCATGTGGGTCCATGGGCAGGGCCAGCTTTAGAAACATCGACGGGCGCATTTGTACCTGTAGGCCAAAGTAATCAACGTCAGCATTGTAGGGCACAGCACCCACACCTGAAGAGTTGTTGATACGTACTTCGTCTAGGCTTTCATTTTTTCTTTTGGCTCGGGCACGACCTGATTTCATGTTGGCCAACCAGTGTGCCAGTTGTCCTTTGCGCCCGCCTGATTTGGCAGTTTTGCGTAAGCTACTTACACTTGCTTTGGTATTGATACCGTGTCGCTTGGCATCGCCCTTGTCTTGTGGATTACGCCCGTCGGCAAAGTTTTCTGATACACCTTGCTTGTCAGCCCAGAGCAAGCGTCCTTCTTCTTGCGCTATACGATGTATGTTGGTTCCCAATTTGGTGGGCTGTATGTCATAGTTGTCGAACTGTGCTGAAAGTTTTTGAAGTATTCTTACAGCACCAAGATATTGATCGCCCACAAGATCATCAGGCACAACTACCAGGATATCAGTGTCGCTGTTTCTACGATGTTTTCCTGTAGCGCGACTACCATGGAACCATATTTCTTGTGCCACAGGCATGACTTTTTGTATGGCATCAACCACTTCTGGCCGTACAGAACCTGGTCGAGCTTCGTCTACGTTGTATGTGGGATCAGTCTTTTGACGCGGCATGTCTGGGGGCTGATTGGGATCAACAGGGTCAATGTCTGTTGTAGTAAGCCCAGTGCGTTTCAGCGCCTGTATGTACTGATGTTCAAGATCTTCGTCACCAAAGCTCAGTATGGCGCTGGGAGGTCCGGCACCAAAGTCATGCTTGCCTAGGCCTTTCATGTTGGAAATATGTTGTCCCAGCTTGTACCAGTCGTAGACATCGCTTACATCTACCTTGACAGTGCCTGCAGGCATAGTGGGCGGAGTTTCTGGGCCCAAGGGTGCATTTAAATCCCTATTGTTGTTGGGACCTTTACTGGGCTGGGGCAAGCGGTATTCTACCATGTCAACTCGGCCGTCAGCACGTAGCATTTGTGGGCGACCTTGTGCATCAGTTTTTAGACTCATGCGGTTGGCATTTAATCCTGTGGCGCCGGGACGTACATCCTGTGTTAGAGCCATTTCAAATCTGGGATCATTCTTTTCGGCTTCAGTGGGAATATAACCTGAGCTTTCAAACATAGCAGGGTTGCGATCAGCCCAGTCACGCATGATCACACCGGCCACAGCATGTGCTTGGTTTTCCCAGTCACTGCCGGTGTCGCCTGCTTCGTCAGGCAACTCACTATCTTGATTTTGTCTACAATGTGCCAGCTCGTGTGCAGTGGTGCGCAAGATATCCATGACATGGCGGTTAACCAGGCTCACTTCTAGTGTGTGCGTTTCAGGCGTGTAGCGTCCAAAGCTGTGGCTTTGGGAACTCCACTCAGGGTCAGTGTGCAGTTCAATCTGTGGTATTTGTGTTATGCCCAAGCGATCTGCCGCATAGTCAATAAAGTCACGCACCACAGCTTCAGTGTCCCGGGGCTCGTCTTCTAGGAACATCTTGGTTGAAGGATCCACACCGTCTGGACTTTCTGACATGAAGCCGTAGATTACCGGCGCCATTGGGGTGTTCTTTTCTGCTAGGCTAAGTTCCTTGGCATGTGCGGCATTGCGAGCGTCAATTAACTGTTTGATAGCACCATGTGCTCGCAACATCTTGAACACCAAGTTGTCGCAGCCAAATTCGCCCTGCTGTTCCAGGCCAGTTTGGCGCATGGTTTTGATTTTTTGTTGTAGACTACGCATACGATCACTATCGTCACTGGCCACAGCAGATTCTATACGTGCTTTTAGATCTTGATACTTGGCTTGTACACAGCTATCGTCAATGGTGACTTGTCTGCGTCGAGGAACCTGTATCCAGGCATTGCGCAACAAACTGTAAATGCCTTGACTGTGATGTTCTTGATCAGAAGGCTGTGCATACAGTTCTACATCAGCGCCGCCAATGCGTATGTTGTGTTGTTCGTTGTACTGATATTTTTTAGCATTAAACAGCTCACGATACACTTCGTCATGAACAACATTGGGTATTTCCACCACAATGTGCAGATCAATGTCAGATCCGTCAGTGTAGTTGTAGGCCGCGTTAGATCCGCTTACCGTGATGTCTTTGACATCAAGATCGGGTACGCCCAAGAATTCTTGAAAGTCTCGGGCCACCTGTAACAGGCGTTCTTTTACCTGGGGATGCAGATGTTCTGCACTGTCCCATAACCGAGGGTTGAGTCGGTCATGGAATTTTACAGCATCTGCCAGGTTGAATGATTCCAGTTCAAATATGTTCATTGAACTGTTATTTACCGCAGTTTAGGGTGTAGTGGGTTCTGAACTATTGGTGGCCACAATTTCAGCCACGGGTTCAGCTTCCAGCACATGTGTAGGTACTTCGTGTCCACCCTGTGGATTCATTGTGATAGTACCGTCAGCATGTGGTGTAACAGCGGCTCGTGCAGTAGAAGGCGCAGGTACTTGTACCACGTCTGTGCTGATCACCGGGCTGGTCATGGCATTGAGGTCAATCTTGAGTTTTTCCTGTGCGGCCCAGTCAAACACATAAGTGCCCACGTGACGTAGTAACACACGCTTGTCAACCCAGACCTGCCCACCAAGATCACGCCAGTTTTCACAGAATGTCCAGTCTTCACTGTAGTAGCGGCCTTCGCGTACTGCTGTGTCAAAGTAGGTTTTCATGTAAGGGTCCAACTCAGGTGGCAAGCCAATGTCGTTTTTAAACGGCTTGGTGGCAGGGTGTGCATTGAGCTTTTCAAACACATCACGCTTGATCAACAAAAAGCCTGTGCCGGTCTTGGTAACTTCAATGTGATTTTCTTCCGGAGCAGGTTCAGGAGTTCCAGGAATACCATTAACACACCATTTGATAGGCATGCTCTTCATGGGGTACAATCCGCCAATAATGTCTTTTTGTGCATCCAACATCACCAACAGGTGCCAGGGTTCCCAGCCAATGTCAGCGTCAACAAACATCAAGTGTGTGGACTCTTTGGTGTGCAAGAACTTGGCTGTGAGCGTGTTTCTAGCACGGCTAATCAAGCTCTCGTTGGTCATGGTTTCCACGGTCCAGTCAAGGTTCAATTGACGTGCCATGTTGGCCCATTTGATATAGCTCATGAAGGTTTGTTCAGTAAGCTGACCACCATAACATGGCATACAGATATGCACTCGGGTGGTACGCAAATAGTCCAAGTTTACTTGAATGTTTTGCTGTTGTGTAGCAGTGGGGTCACTGGGTGGTGTAATAGTAGGTTGGGCGTCAGCCATGTTATCTCCGTTAAAAGTGTGCAGATATTTAATGCAGTACACCCGGTACTATTAAATTCTGTACCATGTAGTATACACTATTTCACGGGCACGTTGCAACCTAGCGTTGTCATTTGTAGTTTCTTGATCTGTGGCCAACTCACGCACAGCACGTTGATAAATGTCAAGATCACCCGATTCGGGTTCAAACACACAACTGCGACGATACTGGTCAAATGCTTGTTCGGCCCCAGCATTAAACAAAAGATTCAAAGTGGTCAGTTCTTTCAAACGTGAAAGAAATTGCTCGGGCTCTTGCCAAATATCACACCATTCTAGATTGAATTGTACGCCTCGACGAATCCAACCTGCATACTGTGCGGCAATTTGGTAACGAACCCCCTGGTCTTCAGAACGACCTGTTTTCTTTTGTAGATTCAAAAAGAAGTTGAACCAGGCACGATCTGATCCCAGAACAATTTCACAATCGTGCCAGGTAATGCTGTGTTCGCGACGTTGAAAATAATTTTGATATTTTATTTCTGAATTTGAATTAACAATTGATTCTATTACTGGAAAATCAAAATTGTCAACATCCCCGCTAATGGATTGATTATGTAGCGAGCACCAGGTCAAATAATTCAACCAAGCGCCACCACTGCCCATGGGATACCATAATTTAGGCAATTGCTGTAACTGTGTCCAGGAACCGTTGACGATCAAGGTCATTTAAACCCCGCCACGTTCTTCTAGGTAGTCCTGTACAGGCTGATTTTCTCGGGCCTGATAACTGGCTTTCATTCCACCCACTGACATCTGTCCCAGTGTTTCGTTTGTGAATGAAGCGGCCCAGCCTTGGTTTTCCGCCACAGTACCAATGGCAGTGTCCAGCATTTTTACAATGTTTGCGGCCAAGGCCGGATTTGACTGCGTGGCAGGATACAAACTCATGACCAAGGCAGTTTTGCGCTTTTCATTAAGCTGTGGCCATGCATTACGAATTTCTGTGGCTGACGTCATGCCTGGACCAAACTCCACTGTGGGCAAGTAGGCCATGTAAGCATGCTGACCAAATGGCGCAATGTTTGTTTCACCTGCCAAGGGCTGTAGGTATGCTGGGCTACCATCTTTTTTGATGCCACCGGGTTGTGGAGGTTTGTTGGCGTCTTTTTCTGAACGCACAAATATCAATCGATCTTTTTCAGGATCAAATTGACTGGTAATTTCTTCAGCTCTAAATGGTGATTTGACCTGCACAAAATGTCCGGGCTCGACACCAGCTAATTTTGCCAGCTTTTCTTTTACAGCAAAGGGAAATGGTCTACTGGAGGTATCGTTTGTTGCGGCCACAAACACCTTGGCGCCGGGAAATGCTTTACGGGCAGAATTATACAGTGCAAGATGTCCTGCGTGAAACGGGTGAAATCCCCCGGGCATGATAACAATGGTACTCATAATGAGTATTTAGCGTTACATGTGCTCCAAGAGCCAGAGATAGATAGGGGTAGAAAATGTCAGTATAACTGTGCCGTTACAGCCCATGGTTCCGTAACAGCGTTCAGTAACTGAGTCACCGGTACCGTTGAAATTGTGCTGATACTGTGCTAGAGTTTGAAATACCTGCGTTACGTCAATGTCGTCAAATTCCACAGCGTCTATTCGTAAACAACTGTCGTATTCAAATCGGCCGTCTGCGTCAAGATGCGCATGGCTGTCATTTTTGCCATACAGTTCAATTTCCAGCCGGTGTTCGCCGTCTTGATCCGGCATAAACTGATGCAACACTGTTCTTGCTGTGACTGCATCAGTTCTGTAGAGTTCGTTGCCGTTCAAGCGAATGCACACGCCCAAGGGGCGATCAGGATCTGTGGGCTCAATGGCCAGGGCCAGAGCAATGGTATTTGCGTCAGTCATTAGTAAGTAATAGTAACAGTGTTAATAGTGCCGCCACTAAAGCCTTCAACTCGCACACGCATCCATGTGAAGTTGCCCAGCACAGTTTCGGGATGATAGTCTGTGAGTGGTATGGTACTGCCATCGCCATACACAAAAGTGGGGAACCAAGTGGCTTGGCCAGGATCTTGATCCAGAGTTGCTTCTAGAGTCATGTCACCTTCAAATCCTGTCACAGTAAACAGCACAGTTTGTGTGCTGCCTTGCCCACGATAGTAGGCAGCAGCCTTGACCGCATCACTGATCCAGTCTTGACTGCTTCCGTCATAGTTGCCGGAAGGCGTACCATAAACAGTGGTATCAAGAATGGTTTGAGTGGTCATTATGCTCGTTCTGCTTCTACAACAACACCGGCACCGGCCAGTTCTTCAGCCACTGATTGCAGAGCCGCAACAATGTCATCGGTAGCAACTGCTTTGACAGCGTCGTTATCTTTGATCAATTTTGAGAGTTTGATCACAACTACTTCTTCGTGTATTTTTGCCATAGTGTATTATTTATTGCTTTTGAATAATGGGCATGGTCTTTCTCACCGTCCCGGGCACAGCTATGTGCAACAGCATGGCGTCTTTTTCGTCATGATGATCCACAAAGAATGATCTAGTGATGTAGGACTGACGGATCAGGCGCCCTTGCCAATGTTTAGTTAGTTTAAACTGCTGGGGTCTACTGAGTAGGAATTGACTCAAAATCCTCAGTTGATCTTTGGTATAGTGTTTTTCCCGAAAGTAAGTGCGCCATTGATAACTGCTGTCTTTTAGTAGCACAACATCTCTAGGAAGATCTACCACGGCCTGTTGAAAGTAGCAGTGACTGACCCCGGGAAAACGCTGTAGGATTTCAAAAAAGCCAGGATCGTTGGTGTAAAAATACTGCCAGTCAGTGTACACCATGCGCTTGTAAGGTACTTCAATGCTGAGAATAGTGTCACACAGTTCCAGCATGGATTCTATAGGCTTGATGATTTTCTGTCGATACAGTGAAGCAAAAGCCACAGATTCCTGTATGGACTTGTGCGTGAGTGTTCGCATGCGCCCAGATCCTTCAAATCTAAAGCACATGGAATACTCGTACTGATCAAAAAACAGTCTATCTTTACTGACTTGTTTATACATCTGGGAACCTAATAATACCATCGTCAGCTACCACGGGCACCACATGTGTGACCACGTCAAACACCACATTGTCATCAACCAAGTTGGCAGTGATGTCACAGTCTGTCAAGCGATCAAACAGGATCCGCTTGCTCAGTGGCACACGAAGCAACTCATCAATCTTGCGACTCAAGGGTCGAGCGCCCATCTTGGGATCATAGCCCTTGTCGGCCAGCATGTCAACCACGGGCTCACTCAGGTTGAGTTGTATGTTCTTTGTGGCCAAACTGGTCTTGAGTTCGTCCACAAACTTGACCACAACTTTCTTGATGGCCAAGGTATCCAACTTGGAGAATTTGACAATTTGATCAATGCGGTTGCGCAGTTCAGGTTTAAAGAACTCCTTGACTGCTTTGTCGTCTTCGCCAGTTTTCTCAAAGCTACCAAAGCCAATGTTGTTGGCTTCACTATCACGTGCGCCCAGGTTCGACGTCATGATGATAATACAGTTCTTGCAGTTGGCTTTTTTGCCATTGGTGCTGGTCAACACACCTTCGTCCAGCATCTGTAGCAGGATGTTTGTGACATCAGGGTGTGCTTTTTCAATCTCATCAAACAAGATAATTGAAAAAGGATTCTTGGTAAGATCAGAGATTAGTTTACCACCACCCACATTGCCATCTTCAAAGCCCACGTAGCCTGGGGGAGCACCAATAAGCCCGCTGACACTATGCCGTTCTTGATACTCACTCATGTCATATTTCAGCAGTTTCATGTCCAAGTTGTTGGCCAGCAATCTAGCAAGTTCAGTTTTACCTGTGCCTGTTGGCCCTAGGAACAAGAATGACGCCATGGGTCGTGTGGCATTGGCAATGCCGGCAAAGTTGATATACACACGTTCCAGCACTGAATCCACTGCGCCATCCTGTCCATACAACTTTTGCTTGATGTTGCTTTCTAGTTCCACAATCTTGGTTGATCGTTCGTTTTGCAGTTTGTCTGCAGGAACACCTGTCACACGAGCTAACTGAGCTTCAATCAAGGCCCGAGTAATGTTTGCTGTGCCAGAGTCTTTCACACGCTCACGTGCGCAGGCCGCATCAATCAAGTCAATGCTTTTGTCAGGATTCTTTTTGTCGTGAATATATCGATTCGCCAGTTCCACCGCTGAGGTAATCGCTTCTGTTTCAATAAGAACATTGTGGAATTGCTCAAGCCTAGGTGACAATCCAATGAGGATTTGTTCTGTGGTGCCAGCATCTGGCTCATCGATCGACAAGCGATAGAAGCGACGCATAAGTGCGCGATCTTTCTCAAATGACTCATAGTATTCTTCCCAGGTGGTTGATGCTACAACTTTTAAACTGCCCTTGGTAATAGCAGGCTTGATCATGTTGGCAAGATCCAGGCTGCTGGAACTGTTAGAGCCGGCGCCTTTCATGGTATGTGCTTCGTCAATAAACAAAATGCACTTTTTCTTTGTTTCCAGGGCCAGCATCACTGCCTTGAACTTTTCTTCAAACTCGCCGCGATACTTAGATCCGGCCAGCAAGCTACCAACTTCCAGGCTCCATACTTCATGATCCTTCAAGAACTCAGGCACACGCCCTGCCGCAACTTCCTGTGCCAGGCCTTCCACAATGCAGGTTTTGCCCACACCAGGATCGCCTACCATGAGCACGTTGGCCTTGAATTTGCGAGCCAGCACAGTGATCATTTCTTCCAGTTCCTTGTTGCGCCCAATCATGGGCTCAAGTTGATTTTTCAGGGCCAACTTGCTGAGATTCACACAGTACTCAGTTAAAACTTCATCAGCTTGACTAGCGTTCATACGTTCCTCCAGTTTGGCCGCATAATGCTTTTGCCAAAAGTCCACAAATTCTTGTTTTTTTACACCGTACTTGAGAAAGAAGTAGTGTGCATGACTGTTGGTTTCAGCCATGAGACTCAAGTAAAGATCAATTGTGGTCATTGATCTGCGCCCAGTAAACATTACCTGTACATTGGCACGGTTGAATAGCCGTTCCAGTGTTTGTGTTTTCTTGGGATGCTGGTCCGGAGTCTTGGACACCAAGCTGGTCAGACTGTTGAGATAGTCGGTGAGTTCAGTATCAAACTGATCAACTTCTACACCAAATGCATCCAGGCATTTTCTAAACGGTGCATACCGCAAAAGAGCCAGTGTCAGATGTTCACTAGTAACATACTCATGATTGGCATGTCGAGCCAGGTTCACAGCATTTTCAATAATGTGTTCAATTTCAGGATTGTTTTGCATAGAGTCCTTGTGTAATGTCATACGCTATTATACTACTTACACCAAAAAACCACAACCATTACGGATAGGTTATCGGTGTTGTTGAATCGCAGCCATGATGGCCGGATCCACTTGATCAGGTATTTGTGCTTGTATCTTGACAAAAAGGTCACCACGCTGTCCTGCTCGATCCAGGATGCCTTGCTGTCGCAAACGCAGAGTGGTGCCAGGTTGACAGCGTTCAGGAATGGTAACTACCAAACTGTTTCCATCCAAGGTGCGTATTTCAGCTGTGCCGCCCACAATCAAATCCCACACCACAATTTCATGTTCGGTGTAAAGATTAAGTCCTTCTCTGCGCCAACGTCGATCAGGCTGTAGTCTAAACTGTATCACAAGGTCTTGCCCACCTGGAGCAATGCCGGTGTACTGAACATTGTCTCCGTCGTTGATGCCTTGCGGTATTTCAATTTCCACAGTTTGTTGACCAGAAGCGGTGCCCAGGGCCACTGTGCGGTGACCGCCACGTATGCAGTCCAACAAGCTGATCCACAGTGTCATGCGCACATGACTTTGTCGGGGACGCTGAGCAAAGCCCTGTCCAAAAAATGGATTGCCTCCACCGCCGCCAAACATGCCGCCAAAGATGTCATTGATGTTGACATGCACACCATCACCAAATCCCCCAAACTGTGGCTGTGGGTTGTCATAGGCCTGTCGTTTAGCTGGATCTCCCAGAGTATCGTATGCGGCTTGAATCTCTTGAAACTTTTGTGTGTTCCCACCCTTGTCCGGATGATGTTGGCTGGCCAGCTTGCGAAAAGCTCGCTTGATTTCATCTGCTGTGGCTGTTTTGGCAACACCTAATGTTGCATAGTGATCGGTCATGAAAAAGGCCCTGTATGTTTAATTATACAGGGCCCGGTTGCTGATGTCAATTACTTCTTTTCAGGTACCTTGGTACCTTCAAGTTTCTTGTGTTGCTTTACTTCTTTACAGCTTTGCTTGACTTTGCCGGTCTTGGTGTCTTTGACTGGTTTGCCTTCTTTATCTTTGACATCCACACAGACTTTTTTAGTTTCTTTCTTGGGCTCTTCAGCAATGACAAATTGACTACCTAGTGCCAAGGCTAGTGCGATTAATAGTTGTTTCATGATTTTATCTTTCTGGAAATGGTGGTATTACAGGGGCGGGTTTTCCACCAAATCCTGTAACAATCTCAGCCGCTGGCGCTCCAATTGTTGCACTGCTATTACTGCTGCCTGGTGCTGTTGGTGTTGTACCCCAACTTGGTGCTGGTGTAAAACTTGTGCTAGGTGTTGGAGACCCGCTTGCAAATCCTGTTGCTGGTGTTTGTATTCCGCCATTGTTAGCCCCTCCTAGTTTTTCTTGTGTGCGACCATACGCCGCAATACCTAGTACTGCTCCCATGGCAATGTGGAACAAACCAGCACCTTGCAGTGTGAGTGGTTGCCACTGAGTAATAGGTTGCTTGAGCAAGGTCTGTGCCAGGCTCCATAGTATGGGAAACAGCACAAAGTCTGTTATACAGGTCAGCATATACATCCAGCCCATAGCTGGACGCCACTTTGAGTTCATCCAGTCTTCTTTTTTCTTTTCACTTTCGCTTTTGACTTCTTCTGTCATGTTGGCTCCTTTTTAATATCCAAATCTTGCTTTGTACTGATTGTACAAAAGCTGTACCTCTGCCAGGGTCAATATGCCGCTGTAGGCCTTGACAAACCCTATGTCGCCAGTTTGCACTTCACTGCCTGCGGAACGACTGAACAGTCGTATCTGATTGGGCCCGCCGCCACCGCCTAGGTTAGTGGCTGTGAACGCAGTACCAGTTGGTTGGGCACTTGTTGCTGTGTATACCTGTCCCAGGCCTGTGGTGGCGTTCCAAGTACCCCATATAAAGTTCCATACAGCGTTTGTTCCTGAGCTAGGCAAGTTAACTGAATAGTTGGGATAGAACGCATTTACAAAACCGTTGTAGGCGCCCATCATCCAGTCTCTACTGGCTTCACTTTGTGTGTTCAATAATCTGCCAGAACTTGTGACCGACAACTTGTAGGTTGCAAATACCGAATAGCTTTGCCCAGTACTCCAGTTAGGCCCGCCGTACATGACGTCAGTGCCCACGCCGTTGCTTTTTCTAAACACCCCACCATTGACAGCTTGCCAACTAATACTGGCGCCAGCATTGGCCACAGTGAGTGTGCGCTGACCTGTGGTACCTGTGCCAGCAACCACAGTTCCATTGGCAGGCATGGCCGCATAATCGGCTGCATCTAGGTCGTAAACTAGAGAGGCCGAGACTACTGCCCCATTTTCAAATGTAATTCCAGGTCCTACTTCAATTCCTGGTCCAATTACTATTGCCATTTATGCTCCAAGAACGTGTAAGGCGTGCTCAGTGTGACTGATACGATCTTCAAGACCAATGTAGCCACCATTGATGGCTCGTGTTAGACCTTTTGTATCATTAGCATCAGCAAAGCGATTCAAGTTGTTTTGTTCCCAGTACCAGCAGGCGCTTTGTGCGGCACCTTCAAATGTGGCTAGATATTCTGCGGCTTCTTCTACACTAATATCCAAGCTGCCTGCAAAGAATGTGTAGTTGTCTTTGCCTGTGAGTTGAATCAAGCCACGACCGCAATAGAGCCAGCCATCGCCTGACGCTTCGTCGCCGTTGCCCATTCTGTTAGCGTACACTCTGTTGGCAATCTTTTCCGGGCGTTTTTCGTACTGTGCAGCCAATTCATCTGTGGGGAAATACTTGGCAAATGTTTTTCTCAGGCTCGCGGCCTTGTAGTTGAGGTTTTCTTTGATGAAAACAAAATTTCCTGACTCATGAGCGCACTGTGCAATAAAATGTGCCACACGTAACGGTGTGTTGATATTGTAATCATCTAACAACTGATCCAAGGCGCCGTGCCATTGATTAATGTAAGGGTTCTTGACCATTTGTTTTAGTTGTGATAATGTAAGTATTGAACTCATTTGCTGGCTCCTTCGAATATTATTTTTTGTTTTGTGTGCCACTCAATCCATGCGTCTAGTTTGACTGCGCATTCGTAGTACGAGGTGTAGTTTTCAGTAATGGTACGTGCAATAGTGCTCAAGGCCGCATCATCATTTAATTTTTTGAGATTGGGACAGGGTTGACTGACCAATTGGCCAGGTGCATCAGGAAACTTGGCCACAACAGGAACTACAGTACTACATCCTGTCAGGCACAACAATATTGCAATAGCCCAATATTTCATTTTAGCAGTTCCACTTTCTTAGTGCTAGAGCTTTGCGTGTGGGCTTACCATTGGGCTTTTTCATTGGGCCTTTAACTCCGCCCATTCTTGCACAGAAACTCTTGCGGCGCTTGGCTGCTTTTGATCCTGGCTTGAGCTTGCTGGGCTTTGTGGTCACTGCCATTTGCAATTTACTACCAGGATTCTCTCTGCGATAGCTGGCAACACCTTTGGCGTTGAGTCCGCCTTTTTTGCTCTTGCCTGCACTGCGTCTCCAGGCGGCTGTTTCGTATAACACGTTGTCTGGCATGGCTTCAAACTGTTCCCACACTAGGTCTTTACTCACGCGATTTTTAATAGACATTTCTTCAGCCAACTCGTCCATGGCTTCAAACATGGCGTCTATCTCGGGATCCACTTCGTCTGAGGCTTCTTCTGAATACATGTAATCCCATACCGCAACCAACATTGATTTGGCCACAGCAATTTTTTCTTGGCACCATTCAGGCAAGTTGTCACCTGATTGAATCAAGTCATCAATGCCTTCAACAGCACGTTGCAATGTTTCCAAGTTGTTGTCAGCCATGCCTGCTTCGTCATCGTATTCAGGGTTGTAGTTTTCGTCCACGCCTGCTTCTTTCTTTTTAGCAATAGCAATTGCGGCTTGCTGTGCAGGATTGGCAGCTTCTTCAACACCTTCTGATTTGTTGCCATAACTGCCAGCGCCTTTTTTGCGACACTGAACCAAGCGTCCAGATGCATACGCACTTGGCCATACCTTGGCACTTGCTTTGACCTTGTAGTAACAAGCGTCTTTCTTTTCTGTCATCATCATTTCACTAAACATGGGCCCGCCGCAATGCGGACATTTGTGTGATGACTCTGTTATGTCTTTGAATTTCATTTGCGTTTTCCTTTGGTACTTACATTTATGGCGGCACCCGAACGGTTGGGATTGGGATCTTCTCGGCGTTTGCGGGCTGCCGCACTGGCACGACCTTTTTTGCCCAGGGCATGTGCTTTGGCTTGAGGCAAACACTTGGGCTTGCCTTCTTTACTACTGCCTCTGGCACAGTCCCCACGTATCTTGCCGTCGGGTCCAAATCGAACCCACTTTTGTTTAAACCAGTCTCGAAGATTTTCTTCAAGCTCTTGAGTTGACATTTTCTTTTCATACCCTTGCACAGCAGTGTTTCTAGCAGGGTTGGGTGCATCTTTAAATTTGGATGCTGGCAAAAACTTGTCAATACTTTTCAATGTTAGTGGACCCATTATGCCATCTATGTCCAAGTTGGCATTGTGTTCTTGATTTAGCATTTGCTGTATTCTGCGTACCGAGTCAGAATCTTTATTTTCTTCTTCAAGTTCTGTTTCACTCACAGGCACACAATTGGGAACCATTCTAGAGCCTTTTTTCTTCATGCCAGCTTGACGGTATCCGTCCCAGCAGGCTTCTAGTATTTCTCTGTATCTCATTTGGGCGGTGCCTCAGCGGCCTGATTGTGGGCCTTGATAAATTCTCGTGGTATTTCACACTGTCCGCCAGGAGCAAACTTGGTGTCATACTTCACAATCTCACGGTCAACATACTGAATAATATCTTGTCCGCGTCGAGTAATATACTCGGTTTTCTTTACAACTCGTTCCTGGATTTGTATATTTTCTTTTGCGCTTTCGGCTTCGGCAACTCGTAGCTTTGCTTCTACTTCAGCCACTCGCTCGCGCCAGGCCATTTCTACGCCGTAGCCGCCGCGAAAATAAACACCTGCTACCAGCAATAAAACACCAATAATTTTGAATGGCAACTGATATTGCCACAGCAACGGAAAAGGAATACGATGAATAAAAACCCCAGCAATGGTCAGCACAACACCTATCAGCAATAGAATGTTGCAAAACCAAAGGATTAGTGCATCAGGAAGAAAATGTAAAATCCACATGCAACTATTTAGTTGCGCCCCCAACGAATGTTATTCCAAACACGTTCGTGTGCAAAATACAACAAGGTGTTTACTACCAGCTGAATTACCGCAATTGTGCCAGAAATTGCAAAATCTCCCAGTATTATGTAACTGATTGCAAAAGTAGCAGTTGACCCTGTAATGCGCCAACTCACCGTCTTTACTAGACTACGAGAAGTGCTGTCACTCAAGGCCCAAGGTCTTTCTTATCTTGGTTGCAGAGATATCGGTGATTGATTGATCAAATGATTCTTGCTCAATTTTATACCCCACATCACGTCCGTAAGTGATATTCACAATGTTGGGCACAATTTGAATTTCGTACTGCCCTTGATACACCATGTCTAGATCTCTACGTATATAATTCTTTACTTGATCAATAGCAAATGGGTTTGAGCCTTGCCAGCCTTGACAGTCGCGAATTTGAATCACAACTTGCCCGGTTTTGGCAATGGCACGTTCAAACAAGGCACGATGGCCTGGGTGCCAGGGCTGCCAACGTCCCAGCATTTGTACTGTTTCTTTTTGCCAGTCAAACACAGGTCTACGTCTGTTATCTACAATATGCGCGGCAATGAACTCGCCCCATTTTTCTGCATTTTGCTCTGTGATTCTAAAGTCATAAACTTCAGGCGGAATAAAGGCTTTATTGGTATCTTCGTATCTACCTTTGTCAATGGTATCAACCCACACAGTCCAGTCTGCTTTGAAGTTGTTGCGCATTTCCACAAGTGGTGCCACAAAGTCACAGATGACATAATCACAATCGGTCATTGTGTCTGCCAGTGTTCTCATGCGAATGCTTTGACGTATGCGTCCTGCTTCTGAAAAGTCCCAGTCGTTGTATTCTTTACGCACATCATCGGCGTTTAACCAACCTACCTTGATCTTGGCAAGTGGGGTCAAAGATAGTTCATTCACTTTGTATGAATCTTGTAAATGATCCACAAGGTGCTGTGCTAGATAAGTTTTGCCTGCGCCAGGCAAGCCCATGATTAAAATACGTTGAGGTTGTTTCATATTACTTTTACCTTTATGTCATTTGAGTGATAATTCTGAACATGGTTCAGTGGTGGTGGTTCGAGTGCCAGCATGTTGGCCAAGTCTCGATTGGTAGCCGGCTCTGCGCCATCATAATTATGCCAGGCCGACAACAGCCCATGATTTTGTTTGCTCACACGATCACACATGGTTTCGAGGTCTTGATAGTAGGGTTGATAAAAAGGGTATGTGATTGAAAACCCACCAGACCGTACCCACCAGCCCACACAGGCGTCATCAGGTCGGTGTACCAACACAATAGGCGCAGTAGGCCAATTTCTACGTAGATAATCAATGTTTTTTCTATAACAAAAAATATGACTTTTTACAATGCGATAACCCGTGCCTGAAAAAGGAGCATTCCACGTCTGTTCAGCCTGCTCGGGTGTCAACTGGTCAAGGTCTTCAGGAACACTAAATTCCATGCCCGGATCCCAGTATGCACCACAGTGTCCAGTTTGTTCATACTGTCTTAAGTCTGTGTTGTCAGATCTGTCAATACTAGGCGAGAAATAAATGTTGCGGGCCACAGAACTCCATTTGGATCCTGGAGCTCCGGCCAAGAAAATATAACTCATTGCAGTCGTTGAATAATAGGCGCAAAGCTTCTACGCAGTTGTTCAGCATATCTAGCAGTACCTTGTGGGCTCAGTTGTTGTGGGTCTGTAAAGATAAAACTGTCCCCTGCCCAGGCCTGATACTCTGCGCTTTGTATGGCTCGGCCAAATTCACGCTGATACCAGTCTAGTACGTCTTGGCGTGTGCCTGGCAACAAGCTCACTACCCATCCTGCATACACAGATATACCGGGCACTGCTGTATTCATCAGCGGTGCATCTTTTAGATTGCGAATATTATGTGCGCCTGTGAGTCCAATCAGTTTGACTTTGCCAGCTTCGATCAAGGGACGAGCAACAGCCACGGGCATGATGCCAAATTCAGTAGAATTGCTGGCCACGCTTTGCACCGCTGGCGCTGGTCCAGAATGTTTGATAGCCTGTACTTGATCACTGCCACGCTGTGTGTACATGATATACTCATAGGCCATTTGATGCGCACCTCCGCCAATGGCCACATTGACCGGGCGTCCTGGACGCTGAATCAACGACACGAATTCTGCAGGTGTGTTTACTGCACTGCTGGTGTGTGCCACCAGTGCCAAGGGCGATTGCCCCAGGGTAACAACATTGACAAATGTGTTGTACTCAAATTTCTTTGTGTCGCGTTGCCAAATGTCATTGGTGACATACTGGCTCATGTGACTGGGCACAGCAATAACATGCCCATCTGCTGGCTGTGTGAGAAAATAATTGTGGGCCACAACTGAGTCAGCACCAGGTCTAGTTTCCACCACAAAGTTCACACCTGGGTTGTTTTGTTGCACTATGCTAGCGGCTTTGCGAAATGAAATCTCATTGCCTGATCCAGGAGCAAATCCCACAATCACTGTGACAGGTCGAGTGGGTTGCCAAGCCCAGGCAATATTTGTCAGCAGGGCCATGGTCAAAATAAGTAAAATTCTATGCACGATCAATCCTTTTTAAATGAATATTTTAGTCAGTACTGGAAGCCCACTACTGATGCGTTTACTTATAGTGCTTATGGTGCTGTGGCCGCAAAAATACAGCCGCACGAAGAGGTTTTGGATGTGGGCTGTGGGTCTAACCCATTCAAAGCATTGTTGCCGCGTGTGACCGGAATTGATCCTGCGTTTGATCAAGCCGACATCAAATGCACAATTGAAAGCTTTCGACCAATAAAACTGTATGACGTTGCGTTGTGCCTGGGATCAATTAACTTTGGTGACCACACTGTGATCAACAGACAAATTGCCAAAGTGATTGATTGCCTTAAACCTCAGGCCAGAGTCTACTGGCGACTAAATCCTGGACGAACTGATCATGCCAACAGTGAATGCCAGGCTGTGCCGTTTTATCCTTGGACACATAGCAAACTGCGTAAGCTAGCACTATATCATGGATTTGAACAGCGCAATGAACAAACAGAAGGCAATGACCGTGTGCAACGATTATACGCTGAATGGCATCGCGGGTAATTGGTCAGAGATATAACGATAGCAGGCCTGGTGTGCATCTGTCAAGGGATGGCACAGGTCACTGATAGCATGCCCTTGCTTGCGACTCCAGTTCACAAAGTTGTCCCCGTCAAATGTGGTCATGTGCGGCCGTATTGAGTTTTGCATTGCAGTTAACGCTGGAGTGGTGTGAAACTCTGTTTCAAACATCAGATCGTCCATGTAAGTCATGATAAATGGCACAGAACGTTTTTGTAGCTGATCCACGCACAGTTGTACCATGCTCAAGGTGCTGAACTTGTCCCTAAACTGTGAATGAAAATTGCGATAGTAATAGTTGCCGTGGTTGTCGTTTTCGCTGGGGCGCAGAGTTAGCCATTTGTCTGTGCGAAAATCCACGTAGTCAAAACGATCAATCCAGGTCCAGTTCACAACATAAAAGTCTGGCTCTGAAGTTGCGGCCAGCGCAGTTAACAAGCGTTCAGCAATGTGCATATTGCCTGCGCCCGGACGTGCATAGCATTGATACCCCCAGCCTTGACTCTGCGCCAGCAATGCTGGCCATGTCATTTGTGAAGGAGTGGCATAGGCTGTGCCGTAGCCGTCATCGGGTAGCTCGCAGCCAAACATAAAGCTACAGCCAAAACTCTTGAGATTCAATTAATATCCTGCTTTTGCTATTTCAGCACCGCGGTTAAAACTGTCACTCCATGATGCTGTGCTGACACCGCCGCGAGCCTTTGACCATTGGTAACCGGCTCTGTGTCCTGAACAGTCTTTTGTACAAGGACTCATGCCCATGAACGTTAATTCTCGCAACTGTTCTTGCCCTTTGATGCCAATTACCATGCTTCGTATATAGTCAGTCTCGGGGTCTTCAAGTTTGATTTTGTCTTTGAAAAGAACCTTTTCCAGGGGAAATAGTTCCAGCAATTGATCAGGCGAACCAAAATTGTGTTCACTGCTGGCCTGTACATTGTCTCGGCCCTGCAGGACCACAAGAGTTCCTGAAGGTATGTTATCAAACCAGCCATGGTCAGGAATGTCTGTGGTGCTGGTGTTTATTACCAGGCCAGGATCTTGTAACTGACGATAGTCAATTTGATTGGCATCAGCTCGCATGTGGTCTACACCATCAATGTTCATGCTCTGTTGCATTTGTTTTCCCTGACGCAACCATTTGGCGTTCTTTTCCACGTCAATGATGCGTTCAATAGGAGTGTTGGCTTTGCGCAAGATAGTACTCAAGTTACTGTACCATGAGCCCAGTACATAAGCAACTGGCACAGAGTCAATACCCTGTTTGCGCATGACTTGTTGTAGTTCACGAGCCAACCATATCTTGCTCAAGATCAAGTCTGTGGTATAACTGCCGGCCAAGCTGTAGCCAGAACTTTCTTCAAGTGGTGCATACAGCTCGTTTAGAATCATGGATTTAGTTTGAAACCTGTGCTTTGCATCACGGGAAAGTTTGATGGCGGTTTCTTTTGCTTGGGACCAAGTTGTGAGGTGCGTGGGTCAACCACAGCATTGGGAACTCCTGATGCCACAGGAATAACTCTGTGTGTGCGATTCATTGCGGATTTTCTCATGTTAAGTTCCTAGTCTTGTGTTACTTACCGACACTGCACCACTCACATTGCTGCCACTGGCAGTGTTAAACGGTAGATACGCAAATCTATTGGGACCACCATGCAAAATTTCTTCATTGCTGTAGTCAGTTTGCGATCCTGTGTCGTAGAGCATGTTGGCTGTGCTGGTGTCGATTACTTTTTGTCTTATCTGTGCTGGTGTGGCAGTGGGATATACCTGTAGCAATTGTGCGGCAAGGCCGGCCACCTGTGGTGAAGCCATGGACGTTCCTGAAATACTCATTATTTTATAACTGCCGTTTAGTGGATAAGCTGTGGTTGCGCCAAATGTATTGGTAGTACTAGTGGTGCTTACAATGTTGGTACCTGGTGCGTAAACATCAACCCTGGGCCCAGATTCACTATCGCCAAGTTTGTGTTCAGGAGTGTCATATCCAGTGCTGACGTTGCCCACACAGATTACTCCTGTGGCACTGGCTGGTGAGCCACCACGCATGTAGTATCTAGGAGTGCTTGTTTGGTTAAAATAGTTGTCGTAATCTGGGCCGCCCAGCACATCTAAAGTTTGATAATAGTTTCCGGCTGCACCAACTAAGACCACACCTGCTGCCAGCAACTCAGCCACATCCACATCCACACTGTCTACCCTTACGCCAAAGCGATTGGATGCACTGCCAATCATGCCATAACTGGGTTGTTTGCTACTGCCGGACCAGACTGTTCCACGATATACCCCGCCATTGATACTGGTAAAAGTAGTGATGTAACTCCAGCTCATATTCACAACTGTGGGACGTTTGTAGCCCAAGGCAGGGTCAACTGTTTTGTTGTTGTGCCAACCCTTGATGCAGTCAAACACATCAGTTGTTGATATCCCATTGGTAGGCGCCACATTGAGGCCGTCCACAGTCATAACATATATTCTGGCATTTTTAGCACGACCGTATGTTTTGCCTGCGGCAATGCCACAACAGTGTGTGCCATGTCCGTCGTAGTCGGTATAAAAATTAGCAGGCATGGTGCCCGCAATCCCTGACGCTGTGTACCAGTCTATTTGCTGTACTCTAGTCACACCGGCTGCATCTTGAAAATCAGGATGATCAACCTGACAGCCCGAGTCTTGTACCACAAAATCTACTCCAGTACCGTCCAAGGGATAGTTGTAGGTTAATGTGCCTGATGCACCTGGGGTATTCATTGTGGTTGAATTGCATCTAAACAGCCCCCAGTTAATACCAAGATTGTTGGCAGGATTGGTTCCCGGACTTTTATAATACAAGCCAGTTTGGCTGGCGTTGTTGTGAATTTGAATATCTGAGCGATGTTCAGGAGGGAGTTCTACACAAAAAACTCTAGAGTCGTTGCGCAGGTTATCTGCTTCCTCATCAGTCAAGTCATACCAGCACTGGCGTAGACTAGTAGGTCGCTCGTTTACAATGTCTATACCGCGTTGGGGCACGTATGTACTGCCCGAGCCGTCTGTTTCTATTTCAGTCCAGAAGGCGTCATAGTCAACGCCTTCTTTGAGAGCTACGTTGTATGTGGTCATTGTTAGATAATATTGGCCCAGGCACCATTCTCGTAACCCTGGAACTTGTTGACAGATGAATTGTAAATCATGTCACCATTTGCCGCAATAGTGTTGGCAATTTGTGCTGTGGTTAAACTAGGCAATCGGAATGTGCCGCCACCAATCACACGCACCGCAGACACCGCTGATAAGTCCAAGTTTGTGGTACTGCTTATTGTGGGAGTACCTGCGCCGCCACCAACAACATTACCAATAAAGTTACCAGCAGTAACGTTGCCAGTAGTTGATATAGGGTTAGAACCAAATGCAGCCAGATTTGCCGCTACATTGGCGTTGCCATAAGAACTAACACCGTTGGCAATACCAGTCAATAAACTGCCATTACCAATAAAATAGTTGCTAGAGATATTGCCTGTGGTACTGATTGTGTTACTGCCATACCCAGCTAGCAAGGTAACCACGTTTGAGTTACCATAACCACTTGCGGCAATACCAGTCAACAGCGATCCATTACCAATAAAGAAATTGCCAGCAATGTTGCCTGTAGCACTAACAATACCGCCAGTGCTGACGTTGGCCGCAACCATGTTGCCTGTGGCTGATATCACGCCAGGGCTAGTTATGTTGCCACCACTCACGTTACCTGTAGCTGACACCAGGCCTGACACATACGCACCAGTGTTGGCCACTACCATGACGTTTGATGTACCGCCAATGGTTACAGTAGCGTTGCCGTTTATCAGTGGCATTGAAATAACACTGGTTCCGTTAATTACACCAGGGTGATTGTGACTTTGTTCAGCACCAACAGCGTTGGCCACGTTGCCCAGGAAGTAAGCACCTGTGACATTGCCAGTACTACTGATCACACCACCTGTGATAATGTTGCCGCCTGTGACGTTGCCGGCAAATGTTGGTGCAGTTTCAATCCCAACTGTGGCAGTTTTACTAGTGGCATTGCCCACAATTGTGACATTGGTACCTGGAGTCAGTGTAACTGTGTCATTGGGGCTGGAAGCCACCAAACTGGTACCGTTGGCACTGACTGTGTTGAAAATGTTTGCGGCTGCCGCAGTAATGCCTGTCAGCTGTGAGCCATTGCCCACAAAGAACCCAGCTGCCTCAACGTTGCCCACAGCACTGATTGTGCCCAGAGATTCAATATTGTTTTCAACATTCAAGCCATCAACCACTGTGACAAATGCACTGTTGTCAGATGTAATGGTGTTGGTAACCAGTATTGGTGTTTCAACACCGCCCTCGGCCCTGATCCCATCTTCTATAGTGACAAAACTGCTGTCGCCTGATGTGATGCGGCTGGCTGTAATAACACCTGAAACTGTCAAATTGCTCAGTGCGCCCACACTAGTAAGACTACTGTTTACAACATTGGAAGCCAGTGTATTGCCCACCAAGAGCTGTGCATTGGCATTGGTGGCCACAATGCCAGTCAGCTGTGATCCATTGCCAACGTAGTAACTTGCAAATATATTGCCTGTGGCACTAATGTTGCTAGCGGCACTCATGCCAGCAGTGGCTTTGACAAATACGCCCTGAATGTTGGCAGTTGTTGTAACGTTGCCAGCCAAAAGTGATAAGTTACCGGTGTATGTGGGCAAATACGTTGCAACGTTGGCATTGCCATACGATGCCGCAATGCCTGTGAGCAAGGCTCCGTTGCCTAGTACATAGCCGCCTGTGGAGATATTACCAGTGGCAGTGACAGCACCAGTTATGGTTGTATTGCCACCTGATACAGCGCCCGAGACCGCCAGCGAAGTCAGTGTGCCCACTGACGTAATTGCTGACTGTGCAGGATTGGTCACTGTGTTGGCAGTTGCGGCGCTGGTGGCAAAACTAGAATTCTGTGCAGTCAGCGCATTGCCAGAGTTGGCCGCATAGCCTGCATTGGCCACTGTGCCCGAAACATTGGCACCAGTTATTGAGCTCAGTGCCGAACCATTGCCGCTGATGTTACCACTACTAATGTTACCAGTAACTGCCAGCGTTGACAGCGTGCCTACTGAAGTGATATTGGGCTGTGCGGCTGTGGTCACTGTGCCTGCTGTGATGGCCACTGTGGCCAAGGTGGCTGAATTTGCAGAGCCAGCAGTGTTGGCAAAATATGCATTGTTTACAATGCCCAACACGTTGGCGCCAGTGATATTGCTGAGTTGTGCGGCGCCACCAATGAAGTTGGCCCCAGTCACATTGCCAGCTGTACCTAAATTGCCTACGTTAGCATTACCAGTTAATGATATGGCCTCGCCAGTGATATTGCCAGTGTATGTGGGTAAGAACATGGCTACGTTTGAGTTGCCGTATCCAGACTGAACTCCAGTTAAGAAAGCACCATTGCCAACAAAGTACCCAGTGGTGGTTCTGATATTTCCCACAGCAAGTACACCATTTAGGGCATTTAAGTTATTGCCAGCCAGGATGTTTCCAACGGTGCTGATAAATCCGCCAACGTTGGCATTGCCTGTAGTGGAAATATTGTTGGGAGTCAAGTTGCCGGTGTATGTGGGCAAGTACGCCTGCACATTGGCATTGCTGTAAGTGGCTGGCAATCCAGTCAGCTGTGATCCGTTACCAAACAGATACCCAGTTGTGGTGATATTGCCAGTTGACACCAAGGATGTTAGAGTGCCCACACTAGTGATATTGGGCTGTGCGGCAGTGGTCACTGTTTGAGCTCGCACTGCTGTTGTGGCTGTGGCTGCCAGGGTTGCCACAGCAGCCTGCTCAGCATTGGTTGCGTAACTGGCATTGGCCACTGCACCTGACACATTGGCGCCAGCCACACTGTAGGCCACGTAGGCTATGTTAGCAATTGCGGCTTGATTTACTATACCTGACACATTGGCGCCGGCCACAGCACCTGCTGAGTTGGCATAGTTTGCTATGCTGGCTGCTCCTGCTGATGTGGCATATGTGGCGTTGGCCACGGTGCCCGAAACGTTGGCACCAGTCACGCTGTAGGCCACGTTGGCTGTGGTAGCTGAAGTTGCTGTGCCTGAAAGATTTGAATACTGTGCGTTGGCCACAAGACCAACCACATTACTACCTGTGATACCGGAAAGTCTTGAGCCTGATCCAACAAAATAAGCCGCATCCACATTGCCTGTGGTGGCCAAGATATTGGTATTGGCATTGTAAGTTAGATTACCACTAGCACCAAATGTGCCATTTTGATTGAACTGGATCTGGGTGTTTCCACCTGCGGCAATACCAGCACCGTTGCCACCGGCAACTTGAATTAGAATATTGCCATTGCCCAGATTGTTTAAGTAAACACCCGGGCCGGTAAAGTTCAGTGTGTTGGCTGATGTTGTAAGAGTATTGCTGTCATACTGTATGGTCACTGTGCGTGGCAGCGCGGCTACCACTACGTTTTGTGTAGGCAAAGGAGCAAACAAGTTGCCCAGGCCAGTACTTTGAGCTGGTGGACGTGAAAGTCCAGTTTGTGCAGGAACCGGAATTGGCACACCTGAACCAGGACCTGGCGGTACTGGATCGGGCGCTGTATCAAGCGGTCCAATTACGCCGTCTGCTATGGTAGGGGTGATATTCGCGGTTGGCATTGTTATCGTTCTTTCTTAGGCTGCTGTGCAGGTTGTACCGCTGTGGGTACGTTTTTATAAACACGTTTTTCAGGATCGTAAACTGTTTTTAGTGGGCCCATGCCTGCTAGCTGTTTAACTCGGGCAACCATGGCTTGATAGTCATCGCCATAGTCTGCTTCTTTTTCTTTGTTTTCTGCTACACCTTGCTTTTTAGCTTGTTGAATCTTTGCTTGTATTAATTTTAACTGTTTGCTCAATGGGTCGTCTAGACCAACACGACCGCCGTCTTTTACAATAGCATCGATCTTGTCGCTGATTTCGCTTGCTTTAGCTTTTAATGATGTTAAATCATCAGCGCCTTCCGCCACACCTTGCTTTCTATTATCCAATTTGGTAAACGCTTTAACAAAATTAGGACCACTTTTCATGCTTTTTGAGTCACTGCGTTTTGTAGGATCCATTTTGTGTTTAAGGTTATCTTTATCTAATTTTGTTAGATAACTGGTTAGCGTAGCATCACTAACCTCCGCCACACCTTGAGTAAATTCATTCAGTCTCATCTGATGCCCGCCATGCTCTGTAAACTGCGAACGTCCGTGCTGACTTCGTGTATGCGTTTGGTCTTGATACCAGCGGCCACACGCCACTCATTGAGTTCAGTATCATACTTGGCACGATAAGCGTTGGGTGTGAGTGGCACTGCGTCAGCAAAAGTTTCTTCACTCCAAGGAGCTTCCTTGCCCTTGTAGTGCATGATCCACTGATCTGCTTCAAATTCAGTTAGTGTGCTCAGGTCATCCAACAACTGTTGAATATGCTGTGGAGCAGCCGATCGCCTGCGAAGTTCCACATAAACTAGATAGCGATTGGGTTTGATTTCGCCAGGGCTACGATCAGAATCAAGAACAAAATCGTATCCTTTTTCAAACCAACCCACAAGATCCTTGGCGGCTTGCAGGTCACGTACAAAAAATGATATCACGATGATATCTTCATCATCGCCCATTTTGCTAGAAAATTCGTCCACGTGAATAGTGGGCTTCATGATGCCATCAAGGTCTTTGTATTGAAGACCTTCAAACAGCAGGGGCTGGTTGTTGTCCGGGTTGTTGTTGAAGGGATTGTTGTGCATCTTGGGCCTGGTCATTGCTTTGGTTAGCTTCTTTGTCTAGATCCTGCTCATAGGCTTGATCTAGTTCATCAAGATCAATGTCTTGATCTTCCATTTCTATAGATCCTGTGCGGATATCATTTATCAAGGCCTTGGGCATGGTGATTTCCACAAGCCAAACTTCCTTGGTCATTAACTTGGCTTTTTTCTCGCCGGGGCGATAGTCCGAAGGATCGTTAATTTTAATCGGGATCTTTATTTCTTTTTTCTGGTATTCGACTTCGCAATCAAATGGTAGCAAACGTCGAGCACCACGGGGGTCAGGCATGAGCTTGAGCGGCCACATAAACGTGCAAGCCACACGGTACTTGCCAATTTCAGGTCCGGCCACTAGTTCACCAATTTCCCAGTTTTTAAATGCGTAGATATCCACTTCGTCCAGCACACGCTCAAAATCCAGCAAGGTAGTCAGGCTACCTTCGCTCATGTAGATGTCGCGAATGTTGTCGGCAACTTGCCAGTAGTCGGTGTGGTCTTTAAAGAGCTCTTTATCCATAGTTCTATATTTAGCCGATTGGACTAGAGCCGAAGTTTTGCAGAGATGCAATCCCTGGTGAGTATTTAGTGGCTGTGCTGTGCAAAAACAGTGCCTATATTTGATTGAGACACAACTCCGTAAATATCATTGTCCACTTAACGGATACTAAGGAGAAGGAAACTTTGAGTAGAAATCGCGCCCAAAAGGCCCAAACAAAGCGTATGAATCAGGCAGTAGAAAACACCATAGCCTTTAATCAACAGGCACCTAAGGCGGCACAGCGCCGCATAGACTTGATCCCTCGAACACGAAATCAAGAAGCCTTGGTGTTGGCTCTACAAAATCCTGATGCTCACATTGTGGTTACGGCAGGCCCTGCAGGAACAGGCAAGACGTATCTAGCAATGCTGGCTGCAATAAAAGCATTGAAAGAAGGAGTGTGCGATAGGATAGTAATGACACGCCCAGCAGTGGGTGTGGAGGGTGAACAGCATGGTTTTCTTCCGGGCAACCTAGTTGCCAAAATGGAACCATGGACTCGTCCCTTGCTAGACGTCATGCGAGAATATTATCGTCCCCAGGACATTGTGGCTATGATAGAAGATCAGGTTGTGGAGATAGCGCCTCTGGCATTCATGCGCGGCCGAACCTTTAAAAACTCATGGATCATTGCTGATGAAATGCAAAATGCCACACCAGCCCAAACCAAGATGTTAATGACACGCATAGGATCAAATAGCAAGATTGTGATAACAGGTGATGTTGAGCAAGCCGACCGCCATAGCGGTGACAACGGCCTCCTTGACCTGTGTGAACGCTTACAGGCTCAAGCCGTGCGAGGCATAGAAGTATGCCCCATGGAAGCTAGAGATGTACAGCGTCATAAGATAATTGGGTCAGTGTTGAAACTCTACGCAGTTTAGGAGGTGATAATTTCGTAGATTTCCCGCCAATTTTTTACTACGGGATACGGACACTTATAATTCATGTTGTGTCCGTGTTCTACTAGTATACTTTTCAAGCCCAGAACATGACCAACATCAGCGTTCTCGGGCTTGTCTTCTATCCAGTAACAACCTGAGTCTTGGTAAGCACTTAGAGCCTCGTGCTTGTCTGCACCTGTGTCCAAGCAAATGATTTGCTCAAATGCAGTTTTGCCAAACAGTTTACGCAGATTCATTTCACGCAGTCGACCAGCGTTAACATCTAGACTCAGGCTAGTAATACAATGAAATACATAACCATGTTCCTCATGCAGTCGTTTCACATAGTACATGGCATCACGCAAGGGTGGCAAGAATCCAATTGCGGCAGACTCATTAAACAGTTTGATCAGCTTGCGACCCTGATCTCGACTGATGCCGTATCGTTCGCCAATGTCGTATATGAATTCAGAGCCAGGTTGCTTTTCGTGCCCGTGCTGTTCCATCCATATGGCAAAGGCATACTCCCAGTTAAGGAGTACACCGTCTGCATCAACTAGTAGCAGTTTCTGGGGGTTGTGCTGACTCTTCGGGTTTTTTGAGCTCGATTTCATATCCATTTTCGTTAAACAACCTTGTGATGGTTGCCTCATAGTGTTTCATGTAGTATTCCACAATGCGGTTAAAGTCTCTAGGTACTTGTGTGCCGCCCATGCTACATTTTAACACAGAAAGGGTTCGGAAGTCAAGTATCACATTTGCCGTTTGGTAATCCCGGGTTTTTAGGCTTTTGGCCACGGCCATGACTTCGTCAATTTGACCATCAGGTTTGGTATAGTAGGTAAGTATCAGATAACGCATTTTTTTAATATGATTTTAACAATAGGTCCCGGTGGTGCAGGATTAACATTTTTAAATTGGTCCATTGTGTTCCTCCGGGGTGACATAACATACACCACGATTGACAAATTGTCAACACAAATAGTAGATATTAATCCATTACAAGGCTCGACTGCACATCACTTTCACAAAGATCATATACAGTCTTCAAATAATTTATGCCACCTGGCCACAGGTACTGAAAAATCAGTAATATATGTTACGCCGTCAAACCAAAAAGATTTTGATTATATTTCCCAGTTCAAGTGTAAAAAAATAGTATTTGATTGCGGGAATCGAAACAAAGAACTTTTTGTTAGAATGGTCACACAAATGCCTTGTAGGAAGATTCCTGATCTAATAGATAAACTGGCATCCAAGTTTGGGATTGATGCGGCCAAACAAACTTTACTGGACCGCAGTAAAATGTTCACACACTATTACACTATTCCAAGTGCTGGTGATGAGTATTTTGTAATCAGCTATGATGATATTTTTGAAAATCTAGATCAACAAATTGGCAAATTGTTTTTGTTTCTTGGGGAGACAATTGATCAATCTAGATTTGATAAATGGCTAGCTATCTATAAAACTTATCAAGATCTAAACTCCAATTTATTGTCTGACTTTACAGTTGGGTTGTCTGAGGTTCCATACTCTGTTAGGCTTCAAGTTTTTAAAGAAATATCATAATGGAAAAGTGGTTTCTTCCCGATCACCAGGTTGAACTAGCTGGAAAAACTGTCAAAAGATACGGTTATGATCAACAAGATCTAATAGACTATTCGTTTAACAGTCTGGGGTTTAGATCGCCAGAGCCCGCCAACAATCCCCGCCTAGTGGTTGTGGGTAACAGCATATCTTTTGGAATAGGATTAGATATGCACCACACGTTTGGTGCAATGTTGGCACAATACACAAACAGAAGATTAGATAATAGATCGTTGGGGTGTTTTTTTCATGAAAATCACGATCAACTGCACAACATAAAATTGTTGGCACAACAAGATCAAGATTCAGTTTTTGTAATACAAATCAACAATCTTGATCGTAAAAGAACTGGAGATTTGGTAATCTCTGATAATTCGCCAAGCTGGTGTGTGGAGAGATTTTTAGATTTTTTTGATCAAACAGAGAACATTCTAAAAAATTATCCGCACAAGTACATTTACTGGGACAATATTGACTACCGCTTGCCAACAACAGTATTAGAAAAGATTGTTATTAGAAACCGGTGTCACTACGATAGTAGTTTATCCAACAATAAAAATACTTTTGGAGCCAAATCTCACAGTCAGATTGCAAAGATACTGCGTCACGCAATCTGACTCAATTCAATTAGTGTTGCACTCAAATTGATTTCAACGTCGGCCACTGCATTGTTGTTTACTAAACCATTGCGGATGACCACAATAGCTTGATCCTGTTGCTCCACAGTTTGCCCCCAAAGATCCAAGTTGTCATACATCCAACGAAAGATTTCTTCTGCTTCCTCGGGACTGCTACTTTGGCACAGCAGTGCTCGAGCTTCGCGTGTTTTGCCACGTTTGAACAAGTCCACACAGTCCAGCTTCCAGTCACGTACTGATTTATCACTTGCCCCGGGCGGCGCCAGCTGACCGCTTGCTGAGTTGAGTTGCACAAGATTCAAACATTTGCGCAGATCAGGATAAGTGGCCTTGACGTAAGTGTCCAGGGTATCTAGTTCAAACTCCACGCCTTCTGTTACCAACACAGTGGCCACACGGGCAGTGAACTCAGTGTGATCAGTCTTGGTCACATGAAACCCTTGACAACGACTGTGGATTGGTGGTAGAATTTTGTTGGGATAGTTGCAGGTAAGAATAAACCGCACAGTTTGGCTATAGTCTTCCATCAAGTTACGCAGTGCAGGCTGTACTGAATGGGGGTTCATGTAGTCTGCTTCGTCTATCAGCACAATCTTGAACTTGCCAAACGGCATGGTTTGACAAAAGCTAATCAGCTTGTCCACCCATTCCATCTTGCGAGCTTCTTTTGAACCGTTTGCGTACAAGACATCATATTCGTCCACACCCAGTTCATTGATCAGCATCTTGGCCAAGGTGGTTTTGCCTGTGCCAGCACCACCACTCAACATCAAGTGCGGGATTGATTCATCACGGATCCACTGTTGTATTTGCTCGCGTTGTGCATCATCTGCAAACACGTAACCGTCCACAGTGTTGGGACGGTATTTTTCTACCCATAGTTCTTTCATTGATATCTACTTCCTGGTTGACCTGGCTCATTTGAGCCAGTACATTCTAAATGGTGATCTGTTGAATGTGGGCAACGTTTGTTACCGCACCGGGGGCAAACAATCATTCTGGTCAGCACCCAGGGCCAGCCAGACATTGTTGTTCTGTCCTTGTTGCAATTATAGCAGAAGCAGGTGTACTTTGCATCCGGATCGGCAAACATCATGTGCGTCCGTTTGGAAGTTTTGTTGTACCAAATTGCTTTTCAAAAGATCCCGGGCCTTGCATATCTTCTGGAAGTGGTGGCGGAACCCAACGTGGCTTGGGTTCTTTCTTGCCAAAAATTTCATCATGCTTTGCAGCCAATTCTTCTTGGCTGAGAGTATAAGGACGGGGTCTTGATCCTTTGCTCATTTCTTCAGGGCCTTCCACATTTTTTCTTTTTCCAATTCATCTAGCCATTCTTGTTCGCCAGAAAATTTACAAGTGTTTGCCAACATTTCGTCTACAGCAAATTTCACACGATACAAGTCTTGTTTACAAGGCCATTGGTTCCAGCCAGTTTCATAATTGTCGTTTGCGGCAAAATACATTCGTTGACAGTCACTAATCACCTTGTCTACGTTCCAGTTGATTATCATATCAGTTGTGTTGCATCCAATCAGGTTTGGCTTCCACGTGAATGGCTTCGGAGAAGGTAACGTCTGCTGGCTCCTCGTCAGATTCCATCATGACATCTTTGGGATCTACTCTGCGCAAGGTTTGCTTGCCCGTTTCATCTTCAATTTCAATACCACGTGTCCAGCGTCCGTGTTCTACACAGATCCATGTGCCTACCTTGATTGTGGTTTGTTCTGGACCCACAGCATACACTCGACCCCAGCGTGGACGAATGCCTGAGCTTTTGCCGTTGTCTTTGACCAACACAATGCCACCGTTAGAGAGACGTTCTTCAAAGTTCATGTCTCCAACAATCACGCTGTCGCGAAGTGGTTTGAGTTGATCACGCAAGATCTTGTGTGCTGAAAAGGCTGCCTTCATAGTCCAGTTTCCGAAGAGTCAATTATGGGGCGAATTTGTTTTTTGTATTGTTTGTTGACTTGTTCAGGTTTGGTGTTGATCACCCGACCCTGTTCGTCAATTTGGTCACCACGTGCGTTGGTTTTCATGTTGCCCACGGCTCGCACTTTTTCGTTTTGCAAACGCAAGGCGCCCATGTCAACAGTTTTGCCAGTGGCAGATCTATAAAGTTGTTTGGTCATAGTTTTCTCCTAAAAATATATTTAACGCAAGAATTCCTCGGGGTCTAAATCATAGTGTAGACTGTCAATTCGATGTACGCCCAGTTTGTACAACACATAACTGGCCACACTGCTTCCACGGCCCACACCCCAAATCAGTTGATTGTCACGCATGGTATCCACTAGATATACCAAGTAACGCAACAGGTCGAATAAATTTCGTTCTTGGAACAGCAGTAGTTCTTGTCCACAGCGTTGTAATTCTGCATTGGACTGGCACATGCCCAACACATGTTCAGCAATGTCCAAGGAAAGATACTGGTCGGGCATGAACCAACGACTCTGACAATCATGATCAAATTGTTCAGTGTCCATGTCCTGGGCCAGATCATTGTAGGCTATGAGCTTGGGCACATTGTCCAGCATCAAAGCCGCAGTTTCCAAGTTCACACTTGCATCCACAATCATGCCGTTCAAGTTAGTGGGATCAAGTCCAGACATGATCAACTCAACAAGATCATTCTCGCTGAATACCATTTGTCCGTGTTGATCAGTTTTCATCTCGACTAAAATTTGCATAAACCACAGTGTTGGCACTTTGCACTGAATTGTCGGGCCAGTCCAGGTGCATTTCGTTCCAACCAGTTGATGTAACCTTGACCACATTGTCCGGCATTGCCACGGGTTCAATTGCGTCATGCTGTGTGTTGGCTTGATGCCACCAGCCTTGGTCTGCAAAAGGCCCAGCAACATCATCTTCACTGTGTTGATACCATACACTGTCGCCCAGCACACTGGACACATCCAGCTGTGTAATAGTCATTCTACCTTCCATCACTGCGTTGAGTTTGTAGTATAGCATCATGCCCACTATTTGGTCAACAGGTTCTTCAGGCAAAGTGGTAACATTGATACCAAACAAACTGAGCATTTCTGCACGTTCGCTTTTTTGATTTATAAAAACTGTGCTTTCCAGAATACCGTGTATGAAATACTTGGCACGATCCATGGCCACGTTGGTGCTGATGGGATCAGCGGTTTGTGTGATCATGCTCACGCTCACACTGTATTGATTCATTTGTAACCGATCTTCAAAATAGATTCCGGCCAAGAACTCAAAGTCGTATTGTAATTTTACATTCATTTGATTTGAATTTTGTTGTCAAAGTTGATGTCGGTGGCTTGCTTGCGATAACTCTCTTGTAGCTTTTCTTGATATTTGTTTTGGTAACTTTCCAGGGCCATGCGTACCTGATTGCAGAGATGTGCGTTTCCAGACCGTATGGCAATGGATAACTTGTTGCTAAGATCGCTGACTTTAGCACTGAGGTCATCAATGCTCAAATCATCTAAGTTATTGATTAGTGGGTGTTCCATGCTTTATTATAACTGGAACTCAACACAGAGTCAACCTTTAAGGTTAACTCCAGTTGCCCACACTGGCCACACTGTTGGTGCCAATTGGCGTTAGTTTAAAATAACTGTTGGCCAAAATACTAGGCGAACCGCCTGGCGCAGAAGTGTACTGAATTTGCGGAGTAAATGTTGTGGCGCTGTTGGTTCTGATAACGCCACGAATCCAAAGAGTGATGTTTTCAGTTCCTGATGATGAACTGGGAGTGACTGTTAGGGCAGAAACTGCGGTTCCAAACACTGTGGTTACCGCACCAGTTGATGGTGTTGGAGCACCGGTACTGCTGGTGGCTTCAACTATGTATTGAATACTGGTCAAGGGTTGACTCACTGCAAACAGTGTGTTCAATTGATGAGCTGTTGTTCCCAAGGTACGTGTGATCACATACATGCCTTCTATAAAATAGCTGGTGCCGGCTGGCAAGGTAACTGTGCCGTTTGTGGGCGAATTGAATACTTTTTGTGCTGCCGCTGAGTCATTGGCCACATAATTTGAAGTCAACACAATAAAGTGCTCAGCTGGTAGTACTCCGCGTTGTTGTGCTTGTGGTGTACCATAAAGAACCACACCGTCAAATTCAATTGCACCGGCTGCCGCTGTGCTGAGGTTTGTGCCTGACGCCAGCACAATTGGTGCCTGGCTAGCTGAGCCAGCAGTGGGACGAATAAAGCTGTTGACGTTACCGCCCGTGACGTTGCCTGTGGCACTGACCAACCCGGCTGTGACTAGGTTACCACCAACAATGTTTGCTGTTGCTGATACTTCGCCAGCTGTGGTAAGATTACCACCTGTGACGTTGCCCACTGAAATCACGTTGTTTGCAACTTGCACGGTTCTAAACCAAGCAGTTTTGGCAACAGTGTTGGCAACAATGTTACCTGTGGCAGTGACGTCGTCTAATGAAAGGTCAGCGCCAGAAAAGTTTGTGAGGCCACGGTTTAGGTCAAATACAGTGATAGTAGTACCATTGTCATAGCTGCCAAAGGCAAATTCATAATAGCCTGTGGCTGTGAATGTAATGGTGTTTGTACCTGCGTTGTAACCTTGGATACCTGCGGTGCCCAGATATGTTGTGGCGCCAGTGAACTGAACAGTATGCGCAAGGTTCTGGATGTTGAACTGCAACTTCAAGTAGCCATAGGTGCCATTTGACGCCCAGCCACTGAAACTCACGTTGATACTGCCAGATGTGGCAATGGACTGATAGTGACCGGCACCGTAAATTACACTGATTGCCCCAGATGTTCCTGTGGGCGAAAGTTTGGTAGCACTGAACCCTTGAATTCGTGTGTTGTACAACAACACATTGCCCATGTTGTTGTCCAGACTGGTACCAGTCAAGGCTGCTTTAAAAACGCCCTTGGTTTGTAGGTCGGTAATTTCGTCTGCGGCATCCTGAAAATTCACCTTGATGTTGGTAAAGTTATCGCGGAAACCTTGCGAATTGTTGTCTTGACCGGCTACTGGATAAGAGCCGTCAATGTTGTTTGGGTTAATTGCACTTGTCATTGTTTGTCCTAGTTACACCAAAATATCAGCTTTGGGAAATACCAGATATTTATCATTGCGATCGGTGGGATCGTACATATCCACAGGTATTTCAAACGCCATACTGCCTTCGTCAAATGTGGTTTCTGTACTGGTAATAGTGATCAACGGTACCCAGCTGATTTTACTGAGTCCTGCGGCAGGACTGCTGGGGTAATAGACCTGAGCACTGCGATAGAAGCTACCACGGGTAACTTGCACGTAGTCAAATTCTGCAGTTTGATCAATCAAGTTCAGGGTCACTTGCGTGGTCAAGGGATCAACTGAAATTTCGTAAATTGCCATGCGCTCATTTGCAGGCACAGCAAGCATAGTGCCAGCGGCAGTGGTCAGTGCCAGTACTGATCCTCCCTCAGTGGCAGTTATCTTGAATTGCGTGCCGCTTACAATATCATACACATAGTAGGTTTGGTTGATCACAATACCGCCAATTACCCCACTGGTAAACACTATTTGTTGACCCACACGTATTCCGTTGGTTGAGGCACAAGTAATGATATTGGTGATAGTGGTGGTAGCAGTACAGGTAAAATCAGTTCCGTCGGGCACAGTTTCAGCTTCATCAAATGATTCACCATCTTGGCTGTACCCCACTGAATCATAAGGATAGATATAGTCTTGCCAGGCGTCGTCATCAGTGGAGTATTGGCTACCCGGCGGCCCGTCGTAATTTTCTTGTTTGACAAATATCAGCATGTTTCCATTGATATTGCTAATTTCTCCGTCTAGGCCGCCGAGGTCATTGATGTACTGCAAGGTGCGCTGGTTAACATCAGCATAGGCCAAGTCAGTGGCAATATCCACGGTGCCCAAAAAGTTATATCCAGCAGTGTTGAATCGGTCAAATGTGGTAAGACTGGGTGTTGGGGTCCAACCTTGAGTTTCAGTATCCCAGTTGCGACTCAAGGTGCGGTCAAGGATGTATCGATCTACTTTGAAGTCTACTCGATTCAGTTGCTCACCAAATTGACTTTGAATATAGTAAGAAATCTGTCTACTGCGTTCAGGGTAGGTATAACATATTACCCAGGCTGGAGTAAAGCCCAGCACACGGCCATCGGTCTGTTTGCTGGTCATCCATAGTGGCAATTTGGTTGATATCTGCCCCACAACGTCAATCACTTGATTGCGCATGTCAAACAAGCTGTTGGGATACACTTGCGTGAGCACAGTACTACCATCAGCAGGGTCAATAATAGGGTAGGCCAAATTTAAAATTTGACTTACACTTTCGCCTTGATTGTTTGTGAGATTGTCAATGATCTTGCTGTACACAACTTCATATACAACTTCGCCTGTGATAGGATCCAGGGCCTGAGCTGTTTCAATTTGCCCCAGTACCAAATTTTTCCAGTAGTGGTTCTTGAACAGACTTTCAGTATATCTATCCAAGGTATCCGGTGCAAGTCCATAGGCATGATTATAATTTACTCGCGTGGCTTTGCCAAAGAACGGATCGTCAGGCCTAAAAATATATTCAGGCACAAAAATAGTGTCGTTGGTCAAGAGTTCCTGGATCAACACACGGTCATTATTGGGCGGCATGGCTTGAATAATGAGATTTTGATAGGGCTCGTTGTAAGCACGTTTGACCTTGAGAACAAAAGTTTTGTTCACGCTCACAACGTCACGCACACCAGTGGCTTTCATCACAGGCACAAGATTTGCGCCTGATCCGCCAAATGCTTCCACAATGGTTATGATAGCTGGACCATTGTATCCTGAACCTTTGTTGCTGACTTCAACTGTTGTTATGGGACCAGTTGTGCTGGGGAAAACGTTGCCAATAAACACATTGCCCACCTGAGCCTGTACTGCCGCGGCGCCAATGGGAGTGCTAAATTCAATAACTGGCAAGTTGATAGTGCTGTAACCTGAGCCGCCGTTGACCACAGTAACACTGTCAACTTCGTAAACAATTTGCTCAAGATCTTCAGCATAGGCATTGACTGTAAATCTAAAGGTCAAGTCCCAGGTAGTGGTGTCCTGGTCAAAGGTGGTGTAGCCCAAGTCCACAGCAAAGGTGTTGAATGTTACTCGCCCAGATATTTCTCCTGACGGTAACAATTCTAGTCCCTGCGGTAATTCATTAAATGCCCCGGACTTCAACCGATAAAACAGTTCTCTGCCGCCACGATTGATAGCTTCAACTTTGAGCAAGCTGGTATCGCCGTTGTCAATAATACCAAGGTCAGCAGGAGTGGTCCAGTTTACTTCAGCATCAACTGCACCACTGATGGTAATCAAGAATGGATAAGGATCGCTGGCCACCACGAGATTGGCAGTCATAGTACCAGCACCATTGCTGACTGTGGCAGGAGTGGCGCTGCCTAGTAGAGTTGTAACTGTAAAGGTGGTGTTGTTTACCACACTGAACACATAGTATACCAAGGTGGGCGATGCTGTAATACCACCAAATGCAGTTCCAGTAAACACAATGGGTTGCCCCACACCAATCTGCGCTGTGCTGTTACAGGTAATATAATTAGTGCCAAATGTAGTAGCAGTACAGGTAATAGGATTGCCTACAAACTCACTTTGATACACAGTGACGTTGAAACTGTATTCAACTTCGGTAACACCTTGGTCAGGCACATAACCATAGTAGTATCCACTCACAGGATCTAACTCCAGGCCCGGTGGCAATCCAGCACCTTCGTTCACAGCAATAGCATACTTAATGTCAGCAGTGTCGTAGTCATTGCCAATGAATTGGTATGCATAGTAGTTGTCACCACGCACAATACCAAGATTGCTGGGGCTGGCGTTGGTCAAGAAAGGTTTGCGTTCGTTGGTTTGATCTGCTGTGACTGTGGTTGTGTCAACTGTGATAGTTGTGACGTCGGCTGTCATGGTGGCTCGATCGTACACATAGAAGTAGAATGTTCTTAGGTTACTGGACTTGCCGTCAGTGACTTCCAGGGTAAATTGATAGTTTTTGCTCTGCGCACTAACAATAAAGTCATAAGGCAACAGATCTTGAGAAGTGTTATCATAGCCGGCTGTTTCATCTACGTTGACCGCAGGTTGAATGTATCCAGAAATCAGCCCATCAGCACTTAGCGTAATGCCGCCTGGAAGCTCACCAGCGGCCAAGCGCACAAACGCAGTTTCGCCTGGATCATCACTGGTAAAATCAATCTGTATGTCTAGCTCATCGCCATCAAAGTAAGTGCCCAAGCTACCAGCTGGCGTGACAAATTCAGGTACGTCATTGCCGGTAATGGTCAGGGTAAATGTGCGGTCCTTGATGGCTTCAACTATGAGTTGATTGTTTACACGATTATAGGTGTAGGCTCTAATGGTAAATTTGTCAGTAACGTCCTGGGCCACTTGATTGGGGATACCTTGTAAACTGGCTGTTGCCATGGGAATACCCACAATGGTGCCACTGTCACTAATCTGTATGCCTGTGGGCAAGGATCCAGCTTGTAAGTTGTAGTACACATGCTGTGTCAATATGGCTTTCATGTAGCCAGTGCCAGTGGTCAGTGCAATGGGTGTGGTGGAAAATTCTGTGGTGCAGATTTGAAATTCAGTACTGCTGATAACTCTAAAAATAAAATAAAGAGTGTATGTGTTTGCCCCACCAAACCCAGTGCCGTCAAATGTTACGTTTAGGCCAGCATACATTCCTTCGGTACTGGTGCAAGTAAAGGTGTCTGTTGTGGCCGAAGATGTGGAAACAATGGGCTGATTGGTCAAAGGCACTGTTGATGCCAAGAGATTATACTGGAAGAATATGCCTTCGGGTACAACTCCCAGGCTTCCTGCCGGTGTAATCCAATTTGGTGTTGACATGTGTTAAGACCTTGTTGTTATATTTATTGGTGGTTAGAAACCATTGGTCAAGCTGTTGTAGAATATACGACCAGATATTGAACTGGTTCCACCAATAGTAAACGCAAAATTGCTTTGAGCAAAAAAATCGTAGGTGCCAAAAAAGTAGTACTCATACTCTTGGGGCAAATAGGTTGACCACTGTATTCTAATAGGCACATAGCTGTTGGCCGTGGCAGTGAAGTTAGCACCAGTGGTACCATTTTGAATTAGTGCTGTGTAGTTGCTGCCGTTGTAACCTGACTTGGCAGTGTTACCGGTCCAGATATAACAGGTGCTGTTGCCACCACCACCCCAATTGTATGCAGTAGCGCCACCTCCATTAAAAGTATAATATTCTGCATAGGTGCACACAGCACCCAATTGGATTGCAGACGAACTTGCTGGTCTGTAATATCCAATCCATTGATAAGTTACTGAATATGCTCCACCTTCAGATGACTGTGTGCCAATGTCAATAGGTGATAGTTCTAGGCCATATGTGGTATTAACAAGACCATTGGCATAGATAATGTTTTGGCCTGTGCCAGCCACGGCTGCCATGATACCACTCATTTAGGTGATTCCTGTTCCTGAAATATACCAAGTATCTGAAGCCACCTTGATCAAGGATGCCTGTCCATACTGTGCTAGTGTACGTGCTCCAGTGGTGCCTGTGCCGGCCAGTAATAAACTAACACCACCTGCTGGGCTAATTGTAGTTGATGCACTGGCTATAACAAGTATAGCAGTACCAATAGTAAAGGCCACTGATGCATTGGTTGGAATTGTGATTGTGCCTGAGCCATAATAGTGTTTGCCGCCATCCTGTCCTGTTAGTGTACCAAATGCAGTGATCTGCGGTAGGTCTCTATAGCCAATTGTGTAGTTTGCACTGGTGACAGTGGCAGTGTTGCCAGTCACACTCAAACTGGCAGTTGACGTCAGTGCCGCAGATATAACGTTGCCGCCGTTGACGTTGCCGCTAACACTCAAACTGGTACCACTAACACGAGCTGATGCAACAACGTTGCCACCTGTAACGTTGCCTGTGGCTGATACTAAACCTGCGGTGTTGACATTACCACCAGTGACATTGCCGCTTACTGTGGCAAATCCGCCTGTGATAACGTTACCACCAGTAACGTTGCCAGTGGCACTGACTGTTGTGGTAGAAGTAATTGCACCTTGTGCTTCAACCCCACCCAGTACCATGCTTCCATATGCGGCCACACCTGTAACAACTTCGTTAAGGATTGTGACTGACGTTGCCGCAAGCAGTTTGCCAGCTGAGTTGTCATAGCCAATAAAGGCTATTTTTTCTGATGTGTCGTACCAGTACAGTGCTTCGCCGCGGTCCTTGCCGTCGTTGCTTAACAGCGGATCATTGTTGGGTCCACGACCAATGTTGATAATGGGATCTTGTATTGCCAGAGTAGTAACGTTGTTGTATTCTGTAGTACCGCCCACAATCAAGTTACCAGTAATAGTAGTGGTGCCGCCTACGCTGAGTGTGCCTGCTGTAGCAATGTTGCCACCTGTTATAGTTCCGTTGGCTGTGAGTGCGGCAGTGGATTTGTTAAAGGTCAATGCACTATTTGCGTTGGCTATGTTGTTATCGTTAAAGATAATCTGCGTGTTGGCACCTGGAGAAGCAATATTACCACTGATGTTACCAACCACATTGCCTATAAAGTATGGCGCCACCACGTTGCCAGCAGCCTGCACTTCGCCACCGGTGTTGATGTTACCGCCAGTGACGTTGCCAGCTACTGATAGCGATACCAGCGCACCAACTTGTGTAATGTTGGTTTGACTGGCAGTGGTCAGAGTACCCACAATGTTGCCACCAATCAGCGTTCCTGCGGCGCTGACGTTGCCGGCTGTGACAAGATTTGCACCCACAACGTTACCTGATGAAGAAATCAATGCCCCAGTTACTCGCTGTGTAGCATTTACGTTGTTACCAGCAATGTTACCACCAGTTAAGTTTGCAGTGATATTACCGCTGGAAATCAAACTGCCAGTAAACACCGCGCCCACGCCTTCAACGTTGCCAATACTCACAATGTTGGCACCTGTAATATTACCAGTGGCATTGACCGTTGTGCCCAGTGTTATGGCGTTGGCATCAATACTACCAGTGCCGCCCAGAGCATTGCTCACAATCAAGCTGTTTAGGTTGCCCACACTCTGCAAGGTACTTGTGGTTACGTTGGCACTGAGCACGTTGTAAGTTAGCGAGGCCGCATTTGAACTAACTGTAAAACCTGTTAAACCCGCACCGTTGCCCACAAAAAAGTTGGCGGTCATTGTACCACCTGCTGTGATTGCACCTGCGGCACTGACCTGTCCAGCAGTGGTCAAGTTACCACCTGCTACGTTACCAGTTGCAGCCACGCCACCACCTGTTACAAAGTTCTGTGCCAGAGCGTTACCTGATGCACTAACAATTCCTGCTGTGGTAAGGTTACCACCACTGGCGTTGCCAGTCACTGCCAGCGAAGTCAGTGTGCCCACAGTTTGCAAGCTGGAGTTTACAACGTTGGAGCTCAGTGTTGCACCAGTAATAAGTGCAGCCGGAGCACTGGAAATAACCCCAGTTAATTGACTTCCGTTGCCAAAATAGAATCCACCTGCTGTGATGTTGCCTGTAGCTGAAATTGTGGTGTTTGCCAGGAATGTGCCTTGTAGCGTGGCGCCTGTTCCTGAAACCACCAGCACGTTGGCCACGTTTGCGGAACTAACGCTGACTGTGGCGTCTTCAATAATGTTGATGTTTGAAGAACCGTTAGAAATACCTGACACACCACCGATGTTAAACAGTTCAGTGAAGTTAGAGTTGGTCTTGGTAAACGCCGTACGAATTGGGTCACCTTGCCCGTCGTTTGCTACGTTTCCTATGTCAATTAGTTGTTGTGCCATGTTTAGAGTCCTGTGTTGTATTTACCAGAACCCTAGACTGCGTCAACATAGCTTGATCATGGCTAAATACAAACAATCGGAGCGATCAATGTCATACATTATAAACAACACCCGTGGAAACGTCATTGCAGTTGTGGCTGACGGTACTGTTAATACCTCAGCCACAGATCTTGCGTTGGTGGGTCGCGGACTTACAGAGTACGGTGAGTACGAAAACGAAAACTACGTATATTTGCTGGAAAACTTTGCAAATAACTCAGCACCCTTACAGCCCATTACAGGACAGCTTTGGTATGATATTGGCAATGACGTAATTGCCACTTACACGTCGGGAAACATCTGGAGCAATCTGGCCAGCCAAGACTATGTGCAGGCACAAAAGATTAGCCCAGTTTTTACTGGGGTACCAATTGCACCCACTGCATCAGCAGGCACAGCCAGCACACAGCTTGCTACCACTGCGTTTGTGACCAACAGTCCACAATTTAGTGGTGTACCTACTGCGCCCACTGCCACTCCCGGAACCCTGGGCAATCAAATTGCCACAGTGGGATTTGTAAACAACAGTCCACAATTCAGCGGGGCTCCACTTGCGCCCACAGCCGCTCAAGGTGTGAGCAATACTCAAATTGCCACAACTGAATTTGTCACCCGCGGTCCACAATTTAGTGGAATCCCCACAGCGCCGAGCACTGCAAATAATGTAAGCACTACTCAATTGGCCACAACAGAATTTGTACAAAATCAAAAAGTCAGTCCGGTGTTTACTGGCAATCCCACTGCACCCACAGCCGTGTTTGGAGACAACACGTCAAGCATTGCTACCACAGCATTTGTACAAAGCGAAAAGTTTAATACTGGATTAACCGGGGTGCCAACTGCTCCTAATGCTCCTTTGGGCACTGCAAATACTCAAATTGCCACCACTAACTTTGTGGCTATATCAACTGCGGCTCTGCCCACAATGAGTCAGCAAAATGCCAACGCAGTAACCATTTCAGGCGGTGCTATATTTGGTATTACTGATCTTGCTATTGCAGATGGCGGTACTGGTGCCAGCACAGCCGCCAATGCAAGAGACAACTTGGGCCTGGGCACTTTGGCCACTCAAAATGCCAATGCTGTTAGTTTTACCGGCGGCAACATGGGCAATATTGGTATCACTGGCGGTACTGTTACTGGACTTAACGTTCCGTTGGCATTGGTATCTGGTGGTACTGGCTCAGACAATGCCACACAAGCACGTACCAATTTGGGACTGGGATCAATGGCCACGCAAAATGCCGGCGCAGTTGCAATCACAGGCGGCACAATTGGTGGGTTAGGTACGCCAATCTCACTGGCTGATGGTGGTACTGGCGCAGCCACACAAGATCAAGCAAGAACAAACTTGGGCATTGGCACCCTGGCCGCACAGGCTTTTGACAATGTGGGTATAACTGGCGGTACCCTGACAGGAATTAGTTTGTTCCAGGCAGCCAACGTAAATATCACTAGTGGTACCCTAACAGGTATTGTGGATCTTGGTGTAGCAGATGGCGGCACCGGGGCAAGCGATCCCGTTAGTGCTAGACAAAATCTTGGCGCTGCCGCAAGCTCTGTGCAGATTATTGCGGGCGCAGGTCTGCAAGGTGGTGGCGACTTAGTTGCCAGCAGAACACTAGCAATTGCCACAAATTCAAACGGTTACGGAGTGAGATATATCAGTAACGATGATCCAAGTGGTGGCAACAACGGTGATATTTGGTACCAAATTTAAAGATTAAAATATGCCATTAGTAGTCAGGGCCATAGGCCACACAGGACAAACCCAACGATTGGTTTGGAATCAAGGTAACAATGTACCGGTTACTGCTTACCTTTGGGGTGGCGGTGGTGGCGGTGGTGGCAATGACAGCAACCCAGGTGGCAACGGCTCAGGTGGCGCATTCAGCACCACCAACTTCACAGTCAACGAAGGCGACGAACTGCTTTGCGCCGTGGGTGGCCCTGGGGGCCCTGGGGGATCGGGTAGCAATGCACCCGGAGGATTTGCTGGCGCCAGTTTTATGGCTCAGGGAACAGGCACTTTTTGGGACAGCAGAAGTAATATTGCAAACGGCAATTTTTCAAACGGAAATATTGGAGCAGGACAACCCTACAGCAACGGTGCCTATTGCAGTTTTTTAAACACGTATGGAATTTGGAACGCCAACTCATTGGGCGGCGTCTATAGTGAAAATCTTGATGTTGTGTGGAATGTGAGTTTTGCCACCACCGGATACTACAACTTTACCATCAGCTGTGACAACCGAGCTGAGCTGTTTATTGATGGCAATTTTGCTTGTTTCAGCGATAATTTCAGAACAACTTTCCAACAGTTGTTTTACATAACTGCTGGCACACATAGTATTAGAGTAGTTGGTCTCAACACTGGCGGTCCTGCGGCAATGGGATTAACTATTAGCGGCGGCACCGGTGATACTGTTTTCAATACTAGAACCACACCAGCTACTCCTCCAGTTTATCCAGCTACTGGATATAATAATTCCAGTGTATTTCAAAATGAATTTGGTGTTTGGGAGTCACCATACCAAATCTTCTGCAATCGATCATACAGTGTGCTTTTTCCTACGTCAGGATCATACACCTTCCAACTTAGTGTTATATACACCGCCACTGTCACTTTAGATGGGGTTACTATATTGCAATCAACAAATTCCTACATCAACCCGCAGCCTAGTAATGTCACCCTGGTTGTCAGTGCCGGTTATCACCAATTGGCATTTACTGCACAGGGTGTTGATGGGGAAGACGGACCAGGATCAATTGCTTTGTTAGTGACCAGCAACTCTCAACAATCATATACTGGTGGGCGCGGAGGAAACTCTGGAGGTGCTGGTGGCTCAGGTGCTGGCGGAGGTGGCGGAGGTGCCACAATTGTGTACAAGAACGGCTCCGTAATGGCCTGTGGTGGCGGAGGAGGTGGCGGAGGCGGAGGCGGTAACGTAGGAGCCGCAGCCGGACAAAGTGCGCCAGGCGCCAAAGGACAGGCACCTGTGGGAACACCAGCTGGACAAAACGGAACCAATAAAAACGGCGATGGTGGCGGAGGTGGTGGAGGTGGTGGAGGCTTAGGCGGCGGCAACGGAGGTGAATCACCAGGTGGTGACGTGGGTGGGCAAGCAGGTGCGTATGGCCTAGGTTCTGGAACCCCAGTTGAACCCAATGGTGTCACGCCCGGAGCATCAACTAGCTCTTTTTACAAAGGCGGCACCGCTGTGGGCGGGGTAACTGCACAACAAGGCACAGGCGGCTATGCTGTGTTGGTATTTGATGTAGGCGGCACATTTGTTCATCAAAATGGCAACTTTACCGTGGCACAAAAAGTCTGGATCAAAACCGCAGTAGCCTGGCAAAGAGTCAAAACTACCTGGGTCAAGGACAACGGCGCATGGGAACCAGTGCTGGGATTTTTTGCTCCGTACTTTACACCTATAGACGGATACTGGGGCAGTCAGCCACGTGATGCTGATGGCGATGCTGGTGCTGGAGGCGGCGGCGGCGGATGTAAGATTATTTGCCAGAAGTTGGCCGAAATGGGCTTCTTTGATTCAGCAATGAACACAGCTGATCAACAGTTTGGCGTAATGCTACGAGACCAAGATCCTGATGCCTACAACGGCTATCTGCGTTGGGCACAGCCTGTGGTTGATTTGCTAGACGGCAAAGGCAGCGTGAAGTTCCGCAAGATTGTGTTGTTCTGGGTGCGTGATGAACAGCGTCGTCAACAGATTCAAAGCAACATTGTGGCACATTACCTGGATGTTATTGCTAGGCCCTGGGCAGAAGAAATGGCCTATCGCATGAAGGCCGAAGGACATGATCACAGCAATCCAGCTGGACGTTTTATCATGAACATTGGATTACCAATGTGTCGTGCTATTAGCCGATTTGGCAAACGTAAAGAGTTACCAATGTGGCTCAAGACTGTGTTGATCTGGGCAACTACCACTGTGTTGTTAGTGGCAGTGACTGTGATATCCACTGTGGATAAAGTGATCAACCGAGTACGTAAATTATTCAAGAAAGATTGACATGGGAATTAGTATTCAAGAGTTTTTGGCAGGCCGTGTGGCTTGCCCAGTTTGCGACGCTAGCGGTGACCAAGAGCATTGTATTACTGCGTTGCTCAGTCGTGAAGACAGTTGTATTTTGTTCAATTCGATGTTTCACAATCAAAACGCCAGAACACATTCGGACACCAAACTGTTGCAAGAAATACGTGCCACAACCAGTCCACAAGTGGTACTAGACTACTACATACGAAGTGAACAGGTTACTCAACGCATCAATGCCAGAGAAGATCGAGCCGATGTTTGGAATCGTGTTTACAAAACTTACATTCCCAACATGTTGGTCAAGGTCCGTGCTGGCAAAAAAGAAGATGCCATCAAGACCATTGATGGCATGTTGCGCGAGATTGAAAAGAAATACTAGACTGAAAAACTGCTGCCGCAGCCGCAAGTTGACACTGCTTGCGGATTGTTGATCACAAAGCTAGCGCCTGCTAGATCTTCTTTGTAGTTGATTTCACTGTTTTGCAAGTACTGCCAGCTCATTGAGTCTACCAGCACCTTGACATTGCCATACGCAAGATCAAAGTCATCTTCGTTTTGTTCTTCGTCTAGAGTAAATCCATAGCTGAATCCTGAACATCCCCCACCTTGTACAAACACTCGTAGTTTGAGATTGGGGTTGTTATCTTCGGCTAGAATATCTCGGAGTTTTTCCACTGCGGATTCAGTCAAGTTCATTATAGTCTTTCGTTGCAAACGTCCCAGTCAATGATCTTCCAGATATTGTCTAAGTAACGTTCTTTGTCGCTTTGGTAGTCCAGGGCCCAGACATGTTCCCACCAGTCCACCAGTACACAAATATCAGTGCGCACTTGGTGGTTGGGAATGGTTTTGATGTCGCCCCCGGTGCTGAGATAAACCCAACCTGATCCTTGGATCTTCATTGCGGCTTCTTTGAAAGCTTCTTTGAAATCTTCGTAGGTTTTAAACTTTTCTTCTATCAGCGCAAGTACTGCACCACGGGGGCGATTGGCACCTTTAGGAGCCCTAAGCTGAGGGAAGAACTTATTGTGTAAAAAACTGCCAGCACGATTAAAATTCGCATTGCCTTCTCCTGCGTTGTAACGCTTGGCATAGCCCCGGGCCAAGTGTCCATAATGGTATTCTAAACTTTCTTTACTCAACACTGGTTCAAGGTCTTTTTCGCCGTAGGGCAAGGGAGTGGTTTCCAGTTTTGCTGGACGGGTGTTTGCTTCAATCAAGTCAATTTGTTCACGCATGTTAGTATTTATACACCCAAGCAGTAGGCTTTGCTGTAGATTGGTTTGGTATCTAACGGAGCATTAGGGTGTAGCAGATGAAATGCACCCAACCACTCCATAAAGTCCTTTTCAGCCACAACGTTTAGAATACCGCGCAGATAAACCTGTGCAGTGTCGTTGTCTGCTTTGATACCATCCACCAACAAAGGTTCAGCCTGCGACGGATCAATATTGAGATAGTCGTTGCCAGTGACTTTTAAGCTGACATTTTTTCTATAAAAATGTTTTTGTTCGCAACTGACCCCGGCTTTGACTTCATCATGACGCCCACAGGATCTAGCATAGGCTCTGTAACCCCAGACACTGTCTGCGTTAAAAGCCACGTGAGCCGTGGTACCATTATTGAAGGGTTTTGCTAGCTTTTGAGCTATCTGTTTCATGCCATTCTTGAGCAAATGGCTTTGTTTGAGATGCAGTATTGGGTCAAGAAAAAAGTTTTCATAATTTTTGGTGCCCATGCTCTGTCTAAAGGCACGGTCCATAACTGAACTCCAGTACACCCCATTGCTGTAGACCACATGCGGTTTTTCGTGCCCAGTGATCATGGCCCAATTCTTACTGGCATGATTTTTGTCACACAAGAATTCGCCAATAGCGTCACTTGCCGCTTGACCCATGATCAACAAACTGCCACGATCTTCCCAGAGCCAATTTTCATTTTTAACTTCTAGTTTTTTGAGTTTGGTATCGTTTTTGTCAAGAAAAGTAATTGTGGTAGTTGGATCCCAGTGGTTGTTGTGTATCCAATCCACAGTGCTCATGGGAAACCAAGTCTCTAACTGTTCGTTGCCCATGATGACAATTTCATCAATGTGCAGTTTATTACGTTTGAACACATTGTAAATGGTATGGCTGTCAGTACCACCACTCCAGAACAAAATCAGTCTATCGTATTTGTTGCGCAGTTGGATAGCACGACGGTCCATCAAAGTTTCAAAACTTTCAGTCGGATTAGCTCTCCAGTTTAGTTTGTCGTACTCGGCATCATTGCAATACATGTGGACAGTGCCACCAGTACGAAATGCTTCGTGCTGTGCTAGATAATAGTTGTTGAACTGCTTACCATTACAGGTATAATGGTACTGATTGTATATCGGCATGAATTTATCGACGTCTAGTAATGCGGCCTTTGGTAACATCGTATGGGCTAAATTCAATTTCCACACGATCACCCAATAGGATTTTAATGTGGTGCATGCGCATCTTACCAGATATAAAACCAGTCACAGGTTTTTGTTGTCCATCTACCAGTACGCGGAACATAGCATTGGGCAATACCTCTAGGATAGTGCCGTCCATACGAAATCCTTCTTCTTTAGCCATTGACTCTTACTTAGTTGAATTTCAACTCAGCAGTGACCTTCTTTAGCCGATCAAAGCGGAAACTGCGCCACTCTTTTTTCTCTAGATCAAACACGCGGATACTGTGCTCGTCGGGCTTTTTGCGTTCTTTGCTTTCTTTAACAATGCCGTCAACTGGCCCGGTAGGTGCTAGGGGCAAATGATCTGGGTTTAGGGTACAAAGCATTTCGCGATCTGAGCCGTCAGACTTGGTAAAAATCACTGTGATGGAATCTTTTTGTAACAGGCTTCTAATCCAATCGCGAATGATGGCCTTGTTGGCATCATCTGCTTCTTGATACTGTGTGCCCGGTGCTCCCTTGAGCAGTCGCACCACTTCTTGCTTTTCCCACAGGTTGATATCCATTAATTCACCTCTATAAGTTAGTTGACGTTTTTTCTTCATCCGCGACGCATTTTAGAAATTTCAATTGCTTCTTCATCTGAAAACACAGGCACTGCATTTGACTTGTGCATGGTAGCAATACCCTTGACCTTGGTGCCAGTGTAGACTTTGGGCGCGGCCAAGGTAGCGTTGCCGCCTGTGTCACGGCTGGGCAAGTGGGCGGTACTTCGGCCGGGTGGCGCACTCAGTTTGTAAACCAGTGGTTCAGCGGCCAGAGCACGTTTACGGCGTTTTTCTTCTAGCTCAAGTCCTTGATTCTTTAGCAGTTCTTTCCACGAAGCGTCAAGCTCACGTGCCTTACGAGCCTCGTCAGCATTGCGGAATTTTACCTTGCCTCGGCGTTTGCCACTGAGGCTGAGACTGGGGTGATGTAAGTGCATGCTCATTGTGATACTCCTAATAGGAAGGCTGTGGCAAGAGCGCCGGATGCAAATCGATAACCTTGTTCATACAATCCATTTTGTTGGTTGAGATGATTGAAGTAAAAGTAATGTGCTCCACATTCATATCCATGACGCACTAACCACATATCCCAATCTTCTACAAGTTGATGCATCTGTTTTCGAATTCTATTTTGCTCAGCAGAGTCTTTGGTATTCCCATACTGGGTTATTAGCGGATCAAAAAATGAATCCACGTAGACATATTCAGTAAGATGCGGGTATAACTGTTTCTTCATGCCTTGATTATAGCATGAGTAGGATTATTTGTCAATTACTTAAAAAGTATTAAGGCCATGCACCCGGCTTGCAGTATAAAACCAAAGCCAATTGTGATGATGTTGAGCATGTCTTTGAGCACCACTGCTCGCAAGAACAACAGCACCAGACCGCCCCACAAGAACAAGATCATGTCCAGACCCGGGGTGCGATCACTCAGCCCGGTCATCAAGGCCAGGAAACTGGGCAAGGTTGCACAGTGTAACACAATGGCTGCCAACCAGCCCAGTGTGTCTGCTGAAAGTGTTGCCAGGCTGTTTTTAAGGTATTCGCGAATGGCAATGATTGTGACAGGAAACTTAAAAGGCATTATCTTTCTCCATAGAAAATGTGACGACCAATTTTGTCAATTCGAGGCAGTCTCCAGCCCGGACTAACATAGTCTGCATGGTAGTAGAGTGCGTTTGTTAAACCTGGTAATCTAAAGTTTTCCAACAAGACCTTTTTGGCCACCAGTTCACTTTCAGCCCACAAGGGCGGATACACTGGTCGAGTCTTGTGTGTGGTTTCGCACACCCAACTGAACTGACAGATTACTTTTTCGTAGAATACATTTTTCTGATAGATTACCCCACATACACCATCACCAAATTTCCCGTGGGCCACACGGTTCATTGTGACTTGGGCTACTGCCACTTTGCCTTCAAAAGGTTCTGAGGCTGCTTCCCAGTAGATGTTGCGAGTCAAGCATTCCAGTTGCTTGATCTTTTCTGTAGTGCTGACATAGCCGGCTGGCATTGATTCCACGCCGGATCGAAGATCACTTAGCTTCTGATTGCATACTGCAATCACAGCCAAGGCCACCAGCCAAAGTCCTGCGACTCGGAAGGCCCGCGAACTCCAGGTGGCAAGTTGATCACTAATATAGTTTACTTGTGTTTTCATGGTAGTTTTACTTACTCAGATGGTTGAGGATCCGGACATTACCGGGCCAAAAAGGCGCCATTTTGTAGTAAACGGCGCTGTTAACTATTAAAACTTGCAGACCGGAATTGGTAACATCTTGTGCATGTTACGGGCTCGAGTTTCTTGGTACTGCTTGAGCTTTTTTCTATCATTGGCTGACAATTTGGCACTGCCGGGCATGTCAGAGTCTACGGCTTTGCATCGTTTCAAAAAGTCCAGGGCCATCATGCGCTCAAGATCTGGATAGCTCATGCCCAGTTGACCTTCGTCAGTGCGACCATCATCCCACAAACCATCTGTGGGTTCGGCGTCAATGATCTCTTGTGGCAAGCCAAAATCACGGCCCATGTCCCACACTTGAGTTTTCAAGCAGTCACCAATGGGGCTGATGTCCACACCGCCATCACCGTACTTGGTAAAGAACCCCACACCAAAGTCTTCCACTCGGTTGCCTGTTCCTACCACAATGCCGTTGTTGCATTGCGCAACCTGGTACAGCGTCATCATGCGTAGTCTAGCACGTGAGTTAGCAAATGCCAACGTTATGGAATCGCTGTTCTGAACCACTGGCCACTGGCATACTGGCTCAAGTTTCTTTTCAAATGCTGAGAACACCGGGGTTAGATCCATGCTTATGTGTGTGACGTTTGAGTAGCGTTCCAGCAACCAACCAGCTTGCATGCTACTACGATTGTCTAACTTCTTGTTTTGCCGAATGGGCATTTGCACCACAATGGTTCGGAGTCCTGTTTCAGCACACAAAGTGGATACTACACTGGAGTCAATACCTCCTGAAATTCCCACCACAAAACAGTGAATTTTGGCACTCTTGGCATAGGAGCTCAACCACTTCACAATGTGGTTGATTCGCTTCCGGGGCGTCAACGCACTTTTGGTGCTGGCATTGACTTTAGTTTGTTCCACATCTCGGCTTTTTGTTTGCATTTCTTCTCCAGTTTACGATAGCGTTCGCCTAGTTTTCTAAGATCGTCCCAGTCCTTTTCCATGTCAGGATTGGGGGTAAGAATGTTCAGTCGTTCTTCTACCTTCTGCATCCATTGTAACATACTTTTGCCGTTGATGTCAATGTCAGCTTTCTCGCCTGTGAGCGATATCTTGCCTGAGTTGCTTTGAGTATACAGCCCACCGACGGTGCTTTTATCACCCCAGGATTGAGTGTTGGGCCCAATAGTGAATGTTTGTCCAATTGCACTGGTATTGGTGCCAGTAGTCCACTGCACATTGGCATTAGAACCGCTGGCACCAATGCCACCATTACCGACAACACCACTACTGATTTTAAGATTACTCAAATCAAATGAGTCAACTATTGATACAGATATGGGACTTGTAACCGACGACGTTATCATTGAATCAAAACTTCCAATGGTCAACGTGTCTATGGTTCCATATTCTCCAATTTCTTTTGTACTGTCCATGTGCCATCCTTGTTGTCTATCCATTGAACTGTGTCGCCGACTGCCCATCCCAGTTCAGCACACAACTCATTGCCTAGGTCCAGGAGTAGTTCTCCTGGGTGGTCTGGGTCATCAACTACTTGCAAGGTCCGTGTGTTCATATCGTTGTTGGTGGGTGCGGGTTGCACGAGCTAGTTTTTCCCGTAGCAGTTGCTCTCGTTGTTCGGGAGTTAGTGTTTGGGGCCATTCCGTGCGATCCGGGACTTGATATTGTAGTTGACTATCTTTTACAATCATTTTGCTACGGTCAACGCTTCTTTCTCAGCAGTGATTTCTTTGCGGCGTTCCTTGATGCCTTTGCTCATTTCTTGCAGGGCTTTACGTGCTCGAGCTGCCGCGGCCTTGACACCTTTGGCTGTGAACTTCTCGTTCTCGGCAATGTATGATTCGTAGGCAGCTACGATTTGTTCGTGTTGGGTCATGTTGTTTCTCCTTGTAATGACTAATAGTAATTATACAGCCGCTAGGCGCGGTTGTCAATATCTAGATGCTCAATTAATCTAAATAAATGTGGCGTCGGGTCCAGGTATCCCATACTGTCACGGCACTCATGCCATGTACCCATGTGACCCTAAACGTTTCAAAAGACTTTTGATCGTGAAGCATCATTCTGTTGCCGGTAACAGATGCATTGTCAACTCGATTTTCTTTGAGCCATGACCTAAGCAGTTGTTCTGCTTGGGTGGTGTTACGTAGGATTACAATGTACAGTGGCTCTACCGCACGGTAGGATGTTATGGTCATTAATGGATTATGGTACCCTGTGGGATTTCTATTGGGCCCAAAGTATTTAATTCTTTGAATACTTCTGCAAACTTTTCATCTAGTTCTATTACATCTTGATCGTGTTCGGCGGCCACAGTATCTTGTACCCCCAGCAACCTCATTATGGCACCCATGCGCACTGTTTTGAAGTTGTTGCGATACATGATAGCCATGATGTCCATCATTACCGATCTAATTTGTTCATGAAGTTGATCTGGATCTTCGGTCTGCATATAGTAATTATCATCTCAATACAAAGATGTGAAAAAGCGGCCCGGGGGCCGCTTGTTTGGAGCATTGGGCCATTAGGCTTTGACTGCTTCCAAAATAGCCTCGGCAGTCACTGCCTTTTTAGCAGACTTGGCTTTTACACCTGCGCTGGCTTGTACTTTGACTTCGCCTTTCTTGGCAACCTTGCTCTTCTCAGCCAGTTTATTGGCCACAGCATAGTTGGCATCACCATCAGTAATGCCTTGCTCTGTGAGATACTGGAGAGCTTGCAGTTTGGTCATTGGCTCAGGGAGCTCAACAAGAGTGATGTTGGTAGCACCTGCCTTGTTCAGGATCTTGATGCGAGCCACTAGATCGTTTGCAAAACGAGCCTTAGTTACACCATTGTGGGTTGCGGTACCTGCTACGGTAAAAGTTTTTTCTTTTGACATAAGTTGCCTTTCAAAGTTGCCTATAAAGTTTAAAAAAATGCCTTGCATTACTGCTCAACATATCAATAGTATAGCAAAAGAGCAGTTATTGGTCAAGTCTTTTTTGCTATAATTTTGATTCGGTTTGCCCAAATTACTGAGCCAATTCTTTGCTTTGATTTTGGATGGTTTGCACGCCTCGATCAAACATTCGAGCAATGCCCGAAAAGCCAACGGCACTGACCACCAAGCCTAAAACGAATCCAATTATGAGTTTGCTCATTATTTCTTCTCCCGAATGTCAACGCTGGGTTTAGGTTCAACCCATTTGCCCACGTCTTGCAAATCTTGTCCGGCACCTTTGAGGGTACCTGCCACGGTGCCACAGGCACTCAAGGCCAGGGCAGTTAGAATAACCATTAGTGTTTTCATGATGTTTCCTTAGATAATGCTCACACGATTGAGTTGAGTAGTACCGTCTCTGTGAGCTTTGACGGTACCCAGGATGGTGTGTTGTACACCAGTAGCCAGTTGTTGGCGGTATGCAAAAAACACCGCACAATTGTCTGTGGTAATAGCAGTTGCGTACCAAGTGTTCCATTGCTGGCTGTAGTTGGTCTTGATGATCTCCACGCTCAGTTGAACCTTGTTGCCAGGTTGCCCCACATAGTTGCCTGTGGCCTGACGCACTCGTTCTTGAGTGGCCTGGCGCTCTAGGGCACGAGCATAACTTGCAGGAAGACTTGCAATCACAGCCAGCTCGTATTTGTTTTTGACTGTATCAAATTCTTCTGCCACAGCCAGCACCTTGCTGGTTGCAGAGTCAAACTCTGTGAGCTTGTTTTTAAGAGCACGGAAGGTAATGTCGTTTTGCAGGAACTTGCGGCACTCCTGCCCTTGTGCAATATCTTCTACAGTGAGCACAGCAGGATTGGCCAAGATGTCCACCATGATATCACGGTTGCGTTGTTTCTCAACTACACTTGTATTCTTGTCTTCGTCAAAACGGTATTGAGGTTCTTTTACATAAGCACCGTTGATGCGTTGTGCCGCCACTGCCGCACCCCAGACATTGTCTAAAGAGTGCTTGGTACCCTCAGGCTTGGCTCGAGGTTGCCACGTTTGGCGTGGCTGATAGGGTTCAGCATCGTAGTCGTCAGCATGACCCATGCGTCGAACTTGTTCGCTGGTCATATTTGATACGTCAACAAATCCTGGCATGTTGGTCACCTTAGCAATAAAAAGTTGTTTGAAAGCCCAGGGCGGAATAAACACATTCTCGCACAGCAGTGTCAGTGGCCTCGCCAAAGTCTTTTTGTTTGCTCAATTCACACAGAGCGCGATAGGTCTCGGGCCACGTCAGTTTGCTTTCACGAGCTGACACAACCAAGGCGTGGACTGCGGCGTTGCCAAGTTCTGTAAACATGTCGTAGTCTTTGACAGCCTCTGTCAAGTTGTATTCGATTTCCATTTCAGTTCCTTTTTGCGTTGTCATGTCCATATTATAGCATTTGAGCAATTATTGGTCAACCGCGGGCAATACGATAAGTGATGCCTTGATCAGTAACCACTTTGGTGATGTCGCCTTGCACAATGTAGTCTTTTTCCAACAGGGCCAGAGTCTTGCGATCACGCACATGAGCTTGATCCAATTTGATAGTCACAAACTTCTTGCGATATGTAATAAAGGCACTCTTGGCAGAGTACACCATTTCTAGTCCCAGCTTCATGCGTTCTGCACGAACCTTTTGGGCGTCAGTGTACAGGGTGCTGGCGGCATAACTTTTCATTGCCGCGTCACGTGCGGCAAACCATTTGTATGCGCCGATTTCTGCTTCTTGTGTACCTAAAAATTGTGCGTTCATTCTGGCTCCTGTTTGCTGTTTATGTGTATATTATAGCATTTTGGGATATTTTGGTCAACCAAAAAAGTGTTGCAAAAATGCAACACTTTTACTTACACAGTAACCACTTTCCAAGCCAGTTCTTCTGCCAAGGGCTTGAGTTGATTGCTCAGAGCAGTTTCGCCATAGGTGTCGCCCACGTACCACACACCATCTCGCATGATGTAGTAGTACTCGGCACCACAGTTGTCGCATTGTTCCATGAACTCTGCAAAGGTGTGAGCCACTTTGAACTCTGAGCCTGACTCGCCACGATCGCGGCCATAAAAGGTACACCAGTTTTCAGTCAACAGTTTATAGCCTGCGACCTCTTCAGCCCGCAGTTCAAAATGACTAAACGCATGTTTCTCGCCCAGTTCAGGACGCAGGCTTGACAGGTCGCCTAGAGCCACAAGGTTATTGGCCTTGGCACTGTTATAGTGCTCTTGCAGGATCTGGCCATTGTGCTCCAGGTAGCCGTCCCAGTGGCAGTAAACTGATTTGACTTTGTCACCGTGCATGACGCCAATTCTTGAACGTGTTCCCATTTTGGACTCCTTAGATAGATTTAGAAATTTTGAAACCTTCGGCCTTCAAAAACGCAATAGCATCTTTGATCTTTGTCTGTTTGCGCTCCACTGCCGCAATCGCTCTTACAGCGGCTTCTCTAGTCTTGCCACCAACCTTTGTACCGGTATTGGTGTGGACTCCGCGGTAGCATGTGGTAGCATCAATAAAGGTTCGTTGTGTATAACCATACATGCAAAATTCTGCACTTTCTTGTCCCATTGGCAGTTGTGGTTTAGTGCTTTTACTTGGATATTTGGCATTCCAATATTCTTCAAATTTGCCTAACTTACGGACTGTATCTTTTGTAGTCATTCGGAACTCCTTTTGCGTTAATATGTGTATATTATAGCAGTTTGGGATTATTTGGTCAACCAAAATAGTTTTCCACAGCACCCTCAATGCCTTCTTCAAAGGTATCGCCGTAGAGCCCTTCGATGTCCTGTTCAAAGAACTTCACCAGTTCTTCTTTGGAAGGAGCCTTGCCATTGAGTTCTTTGGCGTACTCTTTGACTGATTTGATAACATGTTTTGGAACAGTAATCGTAATCTTCATTTGGAACTCCTTTTGCGTTAATATGTCCATAGTATAGCAGATTGGGAATTATTGGTCAACCCAAAAAAAAGCCCTACAATCTGTAGGGCTTTTGTAGTACTTGAGTATTACTTTTTAAACTCGCGTTGTACATAGTACTCGACCAGTTTACGCTGGATCATTGTGACCAAGTTGTTGTGATCTTCGGGCACCACAAACCTATAAGGGCATCGTCCCCAAGATCCGCGTTTGACAAATTCATGGTACCAATGTCTATGATCTTTGCTGTTTGGATCAAAAACAGTCCAGGGCCGGCAGTTTAGTTCTAGCATGCTCATGTTTTACACCTTAAAGTAAGAGTAATGACTGTCCAAATTCCAAGTTGCAGGGTCTATTGCAGTACCATCATGTGTTTCTAGCTGAATACCAAGTGCTTGGTATCGTTGCCAAAACCAATAAATGTCTGGAGTCGTTGATCCTAGCTTGGTGCTATTTAACTTTTTGTGCTTGGCGGCACTCAAACGGCAAGTAGGAATATTGAGTGTTTCATCAACTGTGAGTCGATCACGCAACAACAAGTCACGAGCCACCTTGGCCGGGATCACATGCTCAAACTCTGTTTTGGTGCCATGCGACAAACCTTTTTCAAAATAGTGAGCACCAATGTTTTCCTTTATTGAATAGTTTTGGTAACGACGTACCGCTTGATCAATCTTGTCACGAGTCAACCGTGCAAATTGATCTTCAACAGCAAGTGCTTTGTATACTGCAACAGCATCGGTGATTTCAATAACTGCCCATCGATATGTTGCGTCATAACTGGCGCCACTGCGTTTGACCGGTGTGAGAGTTGTTTGCGTAAACCCACTAACACGTTCTAATAGAGTTTTCATATTAGAACAAGTCCTTTGCGTCCAACACAAACGCACTGAATGGTTGCTTGGGAAACTTGAACTTTACGCCCTTGGGCTTGGCCCAGGTCGCATTGAGTTGATGCCAGAAAAATGCAAGACCTTGTGGTGTGTTCTTGGCATTGCGCGGAGCATCGGGCCACAAGTTCTTGGGCATACCTTTATGCATCTTGTTGTATGCATTGATATTGGCTTCATGCACCTGAGTCCAGTAAGGGCCGCGGGCATCAAAGTTTGCGTCAAACAAGCCGATACAATGATTTGCCAAGTCCACAATGTCAGCGTCCGAGTACACAATGTCCTGTTGCTCACACAAGTTCAAAAACTCAATAATGATAGGACTTTCCTTGCTGTTGATAGCTCGTTGCTGAACGTCCACAATGTGTCCTGCGTATACTGCAAATTGCCGCACAACTTCAACGCTAGATTCCAGCACCTCTTGTAGGCGACTCAAGGCACCAATTTCATTGGTGTTGTTGAACTTGTCAGCAGTTACAAACACGCCAGCAGTGTCAAGATGTGTCCACTTGGTGTGCGCATCCACCCAGTCTTGTTCAGTCACCCCATCAACTTCAACACCGTAAACCATTTGTTCAAAGATGTCAATGAGATCTAGGGGCTTTTTACCTGCGTTCTTGCCGGTAGTGGTGTTCATGTTGATAAACAGGTTGCGCAGATCCGCACGGCTTGTGACGTCATAAATGTTAGCCGGTACCATGACAGTGGTAAGATCCAAGTTGAGTGCATCACGTGCAATTAGGTACATGGCTAATGCAGTGTGCTGACTGTCCCATGCACCCCAGAGGTTACCATGGCCAAACACCTGCATGGGTTGTGCTTGGTAGTCACGGAAGTTGGTAATAATTTTGATAATCCACTGCAAGTCCGGTTCGCGTTGCATGGTGGTATCAACCATGATATCCATCATGGGGATGTCTGTCGCTTGCACTAGTCGAAACAGTTTTCGATTGTTGAAGTCCTTGACATTTGGATAGCTCTTTTTAAAGGCTTGGATTGCCTTTTTAAGACTTGACGCCCAGTTTGCCTTTGCTTGTGCAGTAGGCAATGAGTTGATGGTGTCGTTTAAACGATCAACCAGGGTAATGAAATGTGAAGTGGAGTTGCGAAATTTCGCGTTACGCTGAGTCGCGTAGAGAGAGTTGGCTTTTGCCATGATAGTTTCCTTAATTGGTAGCGAATATAGCAGTAGCGACCGAATTGTCACTAGCACCATTTTTATCACTAGCTAATAAAATAAGTTAATTTCTTAACTTACGTCAAGTATACGACAGAAACACACACAAGGTCAAGTCTTTTAAAGAAAAATCCGCAAAACAATTTGCGGATTTAGTCGTTTTTTTACAACACTCTTACAGCTACTTTTTGGTGCCGGCTTACTCGCCCAATGTATTCATAGTTGACGCCGTACATTTTGCAATGCTCTTGCCAGGCCTTAAATTCATCCAGTTGCCAACCTGGGTAGTTCATGTACTCATCAAACACAATCACAGTTCCAGGCACAATGTTGTTTTTCAAGTTGTTTAAAACTGTGACAGTGCTGGAATACAAATCACAATCCACATGCAATAACGCAATGGGTCTGGTCAATTGTACTTTTTCCTTGAACCCAGGCAAGGTCTGATCAAACCAACCAACCCATAACTGACAGTTTTTTCTTACTCGGGGCAGGTTGCTACGTGCAAAAAAGCCTTTGCGCATGCGGCTGGTCCAGTCTTCGGGCAAGCCCTCAAATCCATCAAATCCATGCACAGGTTTGTTGGGCAACCAATGAGCAAATTGATTCAGTGTACGACCTGTAGCAACACCAAATTCTAACACTGTGCCTCTAGACAACAGGTCAGTATCAAGTTGCGTGGTTGTAATCCATTTGTGAAGATCGTAGTCAGTGTCAAAGTTGGGCACAGCTCTCATGTGTTGTAAAACATACTGAGCTGATTCTTCTGACGCCAACCTTACAGCAGTGAACTCTGTGTCTATAACATCAGTGTATTGTCCCAGCAGTTGTTTCTGGGCACGACTGGGCTGTGGGTAACGCCACCATTCTTCTAGTCTGTCTCGGATCCTGTATAAGTCTATCATGTGATTAATATTTCCTCGTTGTTTGCACGATCACTGTATATGCGTTGACCAAGTCGGCGTATGGTATCTGCAGACATTTGCGGATTGGCTTCAAACATGTCTCGTATGTCATCAGCAGTGATACCGTCTGTGGCACAGACAACATAGATTTCATAGTGTCGTTGCATATTATAACGTGCGCGAAGCATGAGATGGTGAATATTTGGGATGGTATATTTTAGTTCTTCGCCTTTGAGCGCGGCCCAGGTGCGTTGCTGTGCATCCAAGGTAATGTCGCCAATGTACTCTAGTCCAGTGTTATCCCAGACCACAACAAACTGATGGTCCATTTAGAATCCTCGTGTGTCTAACACAATCATGGCACCGATTACCAGCCACAACACTGCTAGTCCATACTGGCCCAGGGCCAGGTAGTTCAACGCCGCCAGCAGGTTCAGCCCACCAACAGTATATCCAATCGCTTTACGGTTGCGACCAATCCAGATTAAAATTTTGTTTTTCATAGCATGAACTTTTTAAGATATTGCCTAGCGTCAGCATATTGCCCATGTACCTTGGTCAGCATTTCTTCCATGCTTTCCAAAATAATGAGACGTTGCAACACTTCGGCCTGTGCTTGGTCCTCAGCATCCAGTAGCTGGTACCACTCAAGATATTCTTCAGCAGTTTCAAAGCTCCACATGAGATCGCACATTTCTACTTGGTCCGGGGTAAGATTTTCCAGTTGAATCGACATTGTGACACCTATCAAAGTTTTTACACTGTGATTATACAACATTGTGAATTAATTGTCAAGCCTACTGCCAGTACAGTGTAAAAGCAAAGAAGTCGCGTTCAGAATCAAAATAAAAAATGTAACGTCCAGGCCCTTGATCGTTGCTCATTTCCACCAGTTGCCAACGCCAATCATCTCGAAGCTCACTCTTGCACCAATCCAAAATCCCATCAAGTTGTCCAAAAGGTTTGAGGATTTCGCGAGCGTACCGAAAACTTTCTTTGTCTCTGATTTGATAGTCTGGAGATTGTTTTAGCTTGATCACACCAATAATTATCGTGTTATGTTTACGTGTTGCAAATTTTTACTGCCATTTCAGTTGATAGAATGTTGCCAAGGCTGGATTTTGAAAACTAAACACTGTGTGCTTTGGGCGTTCCTGCGTGAAGCCATCCCAATGTGCTGGATGATATTCCCACTCAAAATCTTCATGCATGATCAGCCCATCCTGCACCAGTTGATCTCTGAGCCACATGGCCTCAACGGGCTCTATGTCTCGCAAGATAACTCTATACATCTGGCCTGTCCATTCTTTAACACAAACAACATGCGATCCTGTGGATCACGAAACCACCACACCATTTCATTTATGTTGATTTCAGTGATGTAGCGATTGCCAGGTAAGCCGAATGTTTCTATGCCCCAGATAGACACTTCGTCCCACTTGGTTATGGTGTCATAGGGCCGGCCCCAGGTCAAGTGAGCACCGTGTGGGAAATCAGGGTCTTGCAAGCCATTCACTCCTTATAATTGAGTCACACTTGACCCAATTTCGTTCGTAGTACAGTCGATTGTCTGAGATACCAAAGTGGTTGCAAAAACTCTGTCCGTAACGTTGATCAACCAGGGCATGCCAGGTGTAGATTTTTTGCCACTCATGATAATTATCTTCGCTAACCGAACCAGGTTCTGCGCTGTTTTCTTGGGCGTACATGATGTCGCGTACCATGTGTTGTAGTCCGGTCATTGTGATTTCTTTGTAATTAAGTCGTCAGTGCAACCTGTGCAGGTTGCTTGTTTACACACATTGGTCCTGGGCGACCACTCAGTTAATGCATTGCCAAGATAATCGTTCTTACATTCTCCACTCCAGACATCAAAGTTTTTGTCAATATAAAATCTAGTTTCCCCGGCACTGCAATTCCATCCTTGCCACTGATCCAAGCCTTGGTTGTGTAGCCAGTTGGCATACACAAGGTGTTCTTGACCTTGGTCATCAGTCACGCGGCAGTTGTAGTTTTGATGTTTAATCATGTATGAGATTGATGCTGTGACTGACATTGTGCAAATTCAGCAACTCTTGATAGTGTGGGAAATTGTGTCGATTCCAAGCTTCATCCATGATGTTGACATGACAACTTTTTGCCGGGCGTGTCATCACAGCATTGACTGCAATCACAGTTTCAAAGAACTTTTGTTCTTTCCAAAACTCTGAGTGAGTACTGAAACTGATTGCATCTACTAGCTGGGCCAGTCGTAGATAGTAGTCAGTACTGGCGCTACCATTGGTGGTCACAATGATTTGACTAATATCAAAGTTGTTGCGCAAGTGTTTGATCAAGGGCAAGAAGCTACGATTGGCAGTGACTTCGCCACCGGTGAAACTGATTTTGTAAGGCAACCCCTGGGCATGTGTTTTGTCATAGAAGTTTTGCCACACCTGCTTGAGTGTGTCCAGCTCTGGGTGCGCACTGGTATCATCATGCAACTCAGCAGGACAATACGAGCATGCATAGTTGCACCGTGATCCAATCATCCAAGTCATGCTTATGGCAGGCACAACTGGTTCAACTTGAACAATTTTCATTTATGGCAAACGCAAATCGTAAAGTTGATAATACCAACGGTCAGCATGGTAACCACGAAAGCTACTGGGTCTAACGCGATGTTTCAGCGCCACTTGTTCGCGTTCAAACAAACTGTCAATCATGCCCATCAAAGGATTGTCAGTCCTGATTGAAAACGCAAAAGGTATACCACCAGTTCCGGTTGTCCACCAGTACTGATTGATTTCTCCTGATCGACGACTGCGAAATATCTTACGCAGTGGCTGGAAGGACATTACCATGGGTTGTGAATCTATCAGCACTGGAGAGATGGCTTTGCTGTTGACAGTATTTTCTACCACATGGTCAATGTCAAGATCTTCTGCGTAAAAATACGGCAAGCGATACAACATGCCTATTTCTTCTTTGGTAATCTCCAACTGATCAGTTACCAGGGCACCCAGCTTGCGTCTAAACTCACTAACCTTCCCGTTAACGTTTTTTAACGCAGACATCACCAGTCGTTCACGATAGTACGTTCGCAAGGCCTGAGCCTGTTCAATGTCATCCTGCCATACCACTACATTGTCAATGTCTTCCCAACGACGTGCAGGGGTTTCTTTCCATATACGATAGCTGGCACAGGCACAGGCAATGGGATCTTGTTTGAAAGTTATAATCTTTTTGGATGGTGGGTTCCCTATTAGGCGACCTTCAACATCGTCAAGCAAGTCTTGAATCCATGGTGTGGCGCCAACAATTTGTACATTAGGCATGTTCAATCCCAAAGAGCTTGGTAGTATTTGCCAAACAAGCGGAAGCCGTTGTCAATTCGAGCTTGAACTACCTTCATACCTTCATAATCGCACTTGTAGGTGTCCTTGGGACCTTTGCCCATTTGGTAGAACTTGTGTTCTCCTTTGGGCACTTCGTTGCCATCTGCGTCCACAGGAATCCAAAGAATATCATGTTCGCCTTCGCGGAATGCTTCTTCCCACGAGTCATCCACTTTGCATTCAAACGCAAAGATCATTTCGCCCATGGCCCAGTCCCAACGCTTGAAGTGGTTTTCATCTGTGTCCCACTCGTTCTTCTTGGGAGGTGCCGCAGTGCTTTTGAGTTCGTCAGGCACATCCTCATCGTCTACAAACGGACTACCATGCTTGACTTCTTTCAGTTGCCGGAGCATGGGCAGGATAATAGGACTCAGAGTATGATCCATGCTCCAGGTGTCATAGTGATCAATCTTTACATAGTTGATGGCCGGATGCACTCGATCCCAAACCCATGCAATAGCTTTGCTGATGGGGGTGAGTCGATCACTCCATTTTTCCACCCACTCTGGGCGTTCCACATATTTGTGTTCACGCTCTTCGGCCAGTGAACGAATCACAGTTTTGTCTCGACTGCACTTGCTCCAGTCAGTCCAAAAGAACGCATAGTCCAACATGGTGTAGGGACTAATCCAGTGATCTCGATACTTACTAATGTAAACTTTCATTACCAATCTCCGTTATCTATCCAAATACGCACAATTAAAAATGTCCAGCCCACTGACCAGCATCTTTCATTGGGGCTGGGCCAACCATCGTTGTAGTCTCGTCTGGCCCAGGGTACCCAACGCCAATGATAGGGATTCAGTGTTATTATAACACTAAGTCCACTATAGGCCAACCACTTTAAATATCCACGGTTAGAAGTTTCCATTCTTCAGCCCTCGCTTCATGTCCAGCATATCCACGTGGGTTGCACACCACACGAGTTTCACCAACCATGTAGTCAAATGGGTGATGAGTATGTCCATGTGTCCATAGTTTAATCTGTGGACGATCCTTGATAAACTCCTCCATGTCCGAACTGTAGCCACCGTTCATGATGGTATCGTGTTTGTACATTTCATGAGTGCTCAACCGACTTGGTGCATGATGCCCAACCACAACATACTTGTTGGGGTCTTCACCAAGAAAAGCAGTTACCACTTGAATATACTCTTTCATTTTCACATGTTCCGTCACAGCGTCTTCGGGGCTGAACTTGGCCACGCGAGTTCGAAACTCACCTTCTTGTGTTCTAAAGTGAACTGGCACGGCGCTGTTTTGAATAACACGGAAGTCATTCATCATGGTTCGCATGTGATACAATGTGAGTTCATCTCGATTGTTCATGTCGGTCCACAATGTGCCACCAATAAAAGTCACGCCATTAATTACTTTGATTTCACGTTCCAGAATATACAAGTTACTCAAGTGTGCCAGTTTACGACGCACTTCACCTAACTCTGTAGCAAAATCACTGTGATAGTATTCATGGTTGCCCATGATGTAGATCACGTGGGGAAAGTTTGCGGCGCAACGCTCAAAGAAATCATGAAACATTTCCGAACGCCACCGAGCAAAGCCCATGTCAGTTTGTCTACGATCGCGCATGTCTAAGTCAGCGGCCACACAGATATCGCCGCTGAGAATTAGTACTTCGGCATTGTCAGTGTTAACAATGTCCAAGTCTCCAAACTCAAGATGGATATCAGATGCTACTGCTATTTTCATTTTTAATCTCTTGAAGTTGTTTTTTCAATACTTGCAATGCTGTGTTATCACCGTTATACAACGAAGCTGACTTGCCTGGATATCGTGTTTTGAATTTTTCAATGATCTCATCAAGGTCAGCGCCCTGACACACAAAGTCCATGGTAAAGCTATGGTAACAAAGGTACTGATCTTGGTATTGCTCAATGGTAAGTGGGATAAGACGATTTTGTGCCAATTCTTCAACCACTTCATTTAGCTCTTGACTGACATGGGCTTCAATTCGGCGTGACAACCACAGTACCAACAAGTTAAAGGCTACGATTACCAGGGCCGCTACCAGGAGCATTTCGCCCACAAACATTAAAAGTTCAGACATTTCCATAGTATATTTACTTTCAGCCTCGCATGGATTCTAGTGTGATCAGTTTGCCTAACTCAGCATTGAAGTCATGATCATCGGGCACAACATAGATCTTGTTGTCATGGCGGTCAGTCTTGTGATCGTATCGCCTAAATGAAACAATTTTTCCACCATTGGCAGTGGTTATTGACAAGCTGAGATTCTCATGCCAGTCATGCTCGCGAGCAATTGATCTACTGGCCTTGGTCATTGGCATTACCTCATTGGTAGCATTGCCTGCCTCTTCCCAGTCTTCGCGAACCCACTTAACTACTATGCGTTTCAACCACTTCATGCTGTTTTCCTTTGCTTCAAATATTGTTCCCACTGCACCCACTGATTCCGAACCAGGAAACCCCAATCACGTTGTTTAGGGCCGGGACAGAACAAGGTCCAACAGTCCACGCCTGGATCAAGTTCCACTCTGTGGTACTGATTGGCTCGTGCCCAACGAAAACTGCCAGCCCCACACCACTTGGCAAGTTCGCCAATCTTGCGCCCTTGTGCATCAAACTGCGGTCGCCATTCCCAGTAGCCACCTTTCAAGATCACAGTAAAGAAAGGCCAAGGATGATCATGTACATCATCCGGATCACTCTTGAGAAACTTGTGTACAAAGATGTTGAACGGGAATCGTTTCCTATCCTTGAGAAACACATAGTAGCGTTCCAAGTAAGGCTCACCATTCACACGGTCCATGATTATGCGATATCGACCCAATCGCTGAAAGAGTTTTTTAAGCATACAGTTATTATACAGGAAAAGTTAATAGTGGTCAAATGAAAAACCCGGCATTGCACCGGGTTTTGTACCACTGTGGACTGTTTGGGCAGTCCAGCGAGTTTGGGTTAGACCAAACCAAGTGCCATAGCTTTGTAACCGGCGGCTACAATTTTACGGCTAGGTTTGCCAATCACATACTCAGTGACCTTGACACCGTTACCAGCTTTGCGTTGGTTTGCATAAACTGCAAAACCAGCTTGGCGAACACGGCTAACTTCAGCCGAAATGTTCTTGATGCCAAAACGCTTTTCAGCCTGGCTAGCGGTAACTGCCTCACCATTGATCATGGCATTGAACAGTTTGTAAGTTTTTGTATCTTCGTTAAAACGCATGTTAAATCTCCTTAAAAAGATGCCGTTGCGTACACAGCATTTAGCTATTATATGAGATCTGTGCGACAAAATCAAGCAGTTTGGCAAAGTACTTTTTCAATACAACTATATTTGGCCAGGCTCGCCAAAACGTGTCAACGACTGCATGGTCTGTGGCGTTATATATGTGTAGCAGGAAGGTTCTTGCTACAGTTTCAACCTTAACCTAAATGGAGAAAACTATGAAACAATTGATCACTCTCATCGCCACTACTGCTTTTGCAGTTACCGCTTTTGCTCAGGCACCTGCTGCCAAGAAAGAAGAAGCCAAACCTGCTGTTGCCGCTCCTGCCGCTCCTGCCGCTCCTGCCGCAAGTGCTCCAGCCGCACCTGCCAAGAAAGAAGAAGCTAAAAAAGCCGACACTAAAAGTGCCGACAAAGCTGGCGATAAAAAAGCCGAAGCTCCTAAGAAGTAATCCATTTAGGCTTTCGTCAATTAGGTACCAAGGACTTGTTCCGTCTGAGGTTCTAATTGACGATGAAGATCTAATTTCGTCAACCCGAAGGCCAAGAGTTGTACATGATCAAATCAATGATGACGATGAACTTTCGGATTACGTAAAAGCAAGATTGCTAACAGCCCGGATACTGGCTATGAAAAAGTATCATGAGATTTGGGGCTGATGCCCCAAATTTCATTTTGTACGCACAATTGATAAATACCAAGAACAGAACAATTCTGTCACTGTTCGGATCAAAAACATACAAGAGCGTAGATATGTTACACACCATCACAACCATTACTGAAGATTTAGAAACACTGATCCTGGACGATCCTGTACGTCCCGAGATTCCTGTGAGTCAACGTGTTAATTCCAACTCAAGAATTTACATGCTCAAAGATGGAGACAAAACGTGTGCAGTCACCTGTGTAAAGTTTTTGGAAAGCATTCCAGCCGCAGTAGACGACATGGTTGGTTTGGTTGGGAGTGCCACAACTGCGGTATTTTACACCATTTGGAGTTACACCGCAGGTGCTGGACGAGATTTGATTGTTAAAGCTCAAGAATCAATCAAACAAGAGTTTCCTGGCATCCAAACCTATGTGACCTTGAGTCCCAAGACCGAGATGGCCAGAAAGTTCCATCTAAAAAATGGTGCCGGTATCTACCGCGAAAATTCCACCACTATAAATTACATCTATAAGTAATAGGCTCGTGTAGCAATCTTGTCCTGCAAGGGGCGGGACTTGATAACACACACATACACAGGAGAAAAACATGAGCAAAACACCTTACGAGATCCGTCTCGAACTTCTCAAACTGGCCAACGAAATCTTGTTGACACCAGTCTACCAAAAACGATCAGCATTAGAAATGGAATGGAGTCACAAGCGAGAGCATGATTCTACTGTTCCTTTTCCGACCATGCCAGAGTTTCCTGGTACCGCTGACGTAATAGTCAAGGCCGAAGAACTCAAAAAGTTTGTAGACCAGGCGTAAAAGATGAAAGCCCCGCAAGGGGCTTTCTTGTGAGTGGTACAGGTTACTTGTGCCAATGTCCTTCAAAACAGTGCCGCATTTCGTGCCCCAATACACTTAAAGTGGTATTGCGTCCGGTATAGACTCTACAGCTGGTGGCGTTGAATTGAGTGCAACCCACATATCTGCGGCCTTCCATAAGCGGACTCATACCACGACAAGCCGCATCAATGTCATCTACCACAATCCATTCCACTCGTTTGATTGGGTATGTGGACTGAGCTGTGAACTCCAAATCATATTTGCCGCTTGGGGGCATGGGTTGAGCGCCAGCGCAACCAATCAAGCTGACCAGCATTGCAACAGATAAAAATTTAACCACGTACCGATTTGACATGTTTGCAATCTCCTCTAAATTTGAATCCTGAACAGGTGCATGCCCAGTTGCCGTTGAGTTCTGTCACTTGGTAAACGTCGCCTTTGCTACCATGCACTTGGGTCACACGGCCTTCGGGCTCTTCCTCTTGCAGTTTGGTCTTGAACTGCACAGAGTTAACTGCAAACTTGCGCCCACGCAGATCAATGCGAATTGGGTTTTTGAATATCTTGATGGTGGTATCACGTGGACTGCGGTAAGCATACATCTTGGTCTTGGAGTCGTTCAGCAAGTAGATGCCGTTGGGAGTGTGGTCTTTCCAATCAGTTGTTTCAGCAAACCATTTCATTTGGGCATGCTTTCTATCAAGGTTTTCATAATAACTTGCATGCGAACCAGACCTTGTTCAGGTGTTTCTTGTGGCACACACGCGGCCACAACCTTTTGTTGTTGAAACTTTAGTGCCGCGGCCTCACAAGCCTGGGCAGTGGAATATTGCCCTACATTTTGTGTGCCAGTGGCCAAGATCAAAATCACAGTCCACATAATCAAGTCCTCTTTTGCATGATACCGGCCAACACTTGCCGGGCTTGGGTAAAATCAGTGATGGGCAGTTCCATGGGAACCCAACCTGTGTAGGGCTGAGTCCAACGAATGGTGTAAAGAGTCATTATTTTGATTCCTTAAATTTTAGTAAGAATCCAAACCTTGACAGCAAAGATCACTGCCACCACTGCCACCGTTACAAGAATTTCCAAGTCTGTCATTTTAGATTCCGGTATGAAAAGGATTGCGTCTACGCAGATGGGCCAGTGCGGCTTCTTTTGAATCAAAGCGACCACTGATGGGCGTCTGATGTGCGCCACGCACAATGTACCATCCGCCCAGTAAACCGTTGTAGATAACTTTCATATCAACTCCTTAGTCTGCTCTTGAACTCATGTATGCAGTGATGCCATGCGCCTTGAGAACATCAGCGTAGGCCTGGGCACCTGCTTCTTTGATGTCCATGCTTTGCGTAAATGAGCCGCCGGGGTTCCAAAGTTGAAGTCCGCCACCATAAGCAGGCTTGAAGCCCACAGTTTTCAGCGCACGGCCCAGTTTGGTTGACGCCTTTTCGCTCACATGCACCCAGGCAAAACCACAGTAGCCGGGCTCGCCGTGCCGGGCACGAAAGTCTGCTTCGGCTTTTTGGGCCGCCGCTGTAGCGGTGTTGTGTACAGATTCAATATTTTCTAGTGCAAGCATTTTGGCTCCTGTTGCGTTAATATGTGTATATTATAACAAATTGGGAATATTTGGTCAACCACGCAACCGTTTCATCAACAACTGATTCAGGGTTGGTTTGAGTCCCAACTTCTTGCGCAAGAGTTCACCCAGAGTTGGCTTTTTTTGTTTTGGCATCTTTGTTTCCTTTTTTGTTTTCATACTCGTATTATAGCAAATTGGGAATATTTGGTCAACCAGTTAAAACCGCAATTTTGCAAAGAAAATCCACTGTTCGTAGTTCTTGATCTGCTCCTGCAAGCGGGTTTCAATTTCTGTGTACTTTTGTGTTACACATTTACGCCTGCGACATTCTACACTTTCTCGGCTGAGCTCTTCGCAGATTCTCCGACAATTTTGGTACATTTTGTCCAGGTCCTTGCGAGCTTGTCGCAGGTGACTTTTGAGTGCGGCTTCTGTCCGCAATTCTTCTAGCCGTTTTGCATAATCCATGTCACTATTGTAGCATCTTGGGATTTATTGGCCAACCTAGTGGTTTGTCACTAAACTCAGTGAAAACCATGGGTTTTGTTGAAGTGCAACAGCGACTCATGGTAAATACTGATGAGGAGAAAACCATGTCTGAACTGATGACAAAATTATTAGAACGCTTGGCCGAGATGTTTCCAGGTGAGAGATACCAATCTCGATTGGATGCATACATTACTAGCAGACGTCCATGTGACGTATTTGATGTTGAACGATTTGAACAAGAGTTCAACAAGGAATTCAAGGGGTGGATATGAAACAAGTATGGAATGCCCTAATAGCCTGGGCTGAGACAATGGCCAAGTATCGCAAGGCCACTCGATATCACGGATACTACTGAGGTTCTAGTAACCATCCCTGTCCTGACACTTGATGATACCATCGATAAAAAGGTTCAGAGATAGTTAACTTGCCATCAATAGTTAGGTACTGATACTTGGGCAATATTTCAATGCTGTCAACGGTTACTGCATCGTTGACGTTGAATACCAAATGGTCATGCAGACCACAAGTGGCAACTGTGTTATTAATTGAAACAGTCAAGTGCTGTTCAGTATCCAGCAGATCTAAAAAGTTCTTCATATTCTGGTAGACAGGTTACAATACTGTTGCCGCGCCTGGATTCAAGTTGTTTCACAAACTTTACTAAATCTGGCAAGCGACTACTTTCATCTGGTGCATTTTTTAAATAGTTTACATAACTTTGTAAATCTTGCACTATTTGGTTGTGTGCTTGATTTGGATCACGGATGTTTAACACCACACTACCTCCAGCATCTCGATCAGCAATCCATTGCTCAAACTGAGAAATCACTTGCGCCCTGAATTCTAAGGGCAGTACTGAAGGTCTCATGAATTCTGGACGGTCTAAAAAGTTACAACTCTCAACAGCAATGCCATGATCGTAAGCATAGTCGTACACACTTAACAAATGTCTAACTGACAATGCTGTGGGCGTAGTACGAAATTGCATTAACCAGTTGTGTTGCTTGGATAACTTTTCCCACTTATCTAATGTTTCGTATATTCTAGGCAAAGTTGCAGGCCAACGTACATAATCATTTACGGTGGTGAATGCTTCTATACTCATTCCAAGATTAACGCCGCTAAACTTTGTTAATAGGTCAACAACTTCTTGATCCCAGGTAATAAGATTGGTAGTGAATCCAATAGTAGCTGTTTGGTGTAGTCCGGCTCGAATTAGTGATTCAAGAATAATTTTAAATGCCGGTGTGATTAGAGTTTCGCCGCCAATGAAATGCAGATATTGTATGTGCGAGCTCTGTTCCAGAGTGTGAATAAACTTGTTTACCAACTCAGGATCATCAGTCCAGTTAGGTAACGGCAACTGATCAATAAAGCCCAATTGTTTCCATTCAGTGGCCAATCTTGAACTAGATTCCGGTTCGCAAAACACACAAGCAGAATTACAATAATTGCCAAGATCAATTTGCCAGTCCTGCGGCAACTGTGTAAACTCCGCAGACTTGAACGTTTCTACCCAGGGCGAACTCGCCAGAGTTTTTTCAAACTGTTCCAGCCTAACGCCAACTTTAAGTAACTGTTTTTGCCTACCGCTAACCTTGTTGTGCTGTTCCATCAAATGGCATTCTCTACAGCCCGGTGGTGCTGATCCATTCAACATACCTGCTCGCACACTGCTCATGTGCTGTTGGAAAAATTCTAGTGGAGAAACATCTCGTATGTTGGACTGTGAAACAGTTTTGTCCGCCCATCTACAATATGTCATACCACCGTTGTTGGTGATACGCATATGGAGCCAAGGGCTAGAACAAAACTGATCTTTTAATGTCATTGTCGTGTAGTTAGGATTTTGTCAGCAAGACCATACTCAACTGCTTCGCCAGCAGTCATAAAGAAATCACGCTCCATGTCTGCTTGCAGTTGCTTGCGAGTCTTGCTGGTGTGTTCTACGTATATATCTGTCAGTACTGACTTCCAACGCAACAGTTCTCGTGCTTGGATTTCAACATCTGTTGCCTGTCCTGATGCACCGCCCAAGGGTTGGTGAATCATGTGTCGTGCGTTGGGCAGGATATAACGCTTGCCCTTGGTACCGCAGGTGGCCAACAGTGACCCCATGCTGGCAGCCTGTCCCATCACAATAGTACTAATGTCGGGCTTGATAAATCGCATGGTATCATAGATGGCCATGCCTGCTGTGACTGACCCGCCCGGTGAGTTGATGTACAAGCTGATGTCCTTGTCAGGATTTTCACTTTCTAAAAACAACAACTGAGCCACAATTAAGCTGGCACTGTGTTGGCCAACTTCACCATCTAGCATGATCACACGGTCTCGTAGCAGTCGGCTGTAGATATCATAACTGCGCTCGCCTTTGCTGGTGTGCTCAATAACGATGGGTACTAAATTACTCATAAGGTCTCCTTGTAGATAGCATAAGTATAGCATAGATTCCTGGAAAAACCAATGCGTGATTTACTCAACTTACTCGATAAAGTAGCTTTGCCCTTGATTGAAGGGGTAGGACTGTCCAATCGCAAGCCTGGCGAACGATTCAAAAACTCTGTAGAAGATATTGTTACCTTTCAAGGTTTAGAATTTTACCCACAATCAGGTGCTTACCCTGCTGATCAATTGCAGGACGCTGTGGCACAGATTGCGCAACAGATGGGCATAGGAATTGAGCAAATCCACTGGACCAATGCTGAACCACCTGGTGGTGCTGGTTTTGGTATTGCTTCGTTCACAGGCGAGGATGGTAATTCGTACTACCTGGGTCGCTACTTTAAGAATGTTAGTCCAAATCGTACACAAAACAACTTCCCACATGATGCTATTCCTGGTGACTTCAAGTACCAAAGCAAAGCAGGACAAAAGGAAAACTCTGGTCTCAAGCCCAGTGAATGGTTGACCCAATTCAAGGACAACACTCCTGACACAATTTTACAACAGTGCATTGCCAAGTTTGGTGCAGGCAGTTCAGAAGCAACAGCATTAGATGCATTTATCAATGGAGATGTTCCGTTGCAAGTAGCCCGAGGCATGATGAATGCCGGTGCATTCCGTGACTACTTTGCTGAAGTACTACAACCCATTGCCTTGGTCATGGGCAAAAATGTATCAGGTAATGCCGCAGAAGCTGCCAGCATTTTCTTTGGCACAGGCGCAGACTATAGTGATTGCACAATCAGTTTTAATTCTAATACCATTGGTGGCCTGTACGACAGTTTGCTGGTGAGTCCCCAAGGCAAACAGATCAAGCTGTCTAGCAAAGGCAAAGACGGTGCGTCAGCATCGGTGACCAACTTGCAGAAGAGTGTGCAAGAACTTGCCAACGTTCCTGCCGGTAAAAAGTTGCTGTCAAATTTTGCAAACGAAATTGACATACTAAACACCATTGAAAAACAAGGACACTTTGGTGCTCCACTCAAGTTGGCTGTTCAGTATGGCATGATTACCGACAAAGAAGCACAACAAGTAATGAGTCTCAAACAATACGGGCCCAATGATCAAATCATTGGCTCGGGCATTCTTAGTAAAAAATTAGAAGGCATGTATCAAGGACGTAATGCTAGAGACGCAAGTCGTATCATTCCCATTGAGCATTTGACTGCGGCCATTGCTTACAAAGTTGCTGACCATGTAAACAAAAACACCAACTTTGGCAGTGCGGCATCTCAGATTCTCAACAATGCGGCTCTGGTGCAAATGTACACTGACACCAAAGACGATGCTGAGACCATTACCATAACCAAACTCACTGCGGTATATCCCAGCCAGACAGTTACTGGTGTGTTATTGGATGCTTCAAAGGTGTACTTCTCCACAGGTGGCAAAGGCAACTACACGTTTACTATTTTGAAAAATGGTGCCACGCCACAAGATGTCAGTCCTGTAGATGGTATTGACAGTATTGAAGGAACAGCCCCAGCCGTGCCGGCTACAAACGACCAATTGGATCAAGCTGTAGCACAGCCCAGACTGCGTGGACCTGGAGCCAAGATAGCAAAAACTGCCGCTGAACCTAACTTTGACGAAAAAGTGCTAGGTCGTAAGAAACAAACTCGTTAACGAGTCAGTTGGCTGATGTGATCACAGATGCCCAGTTGCAAGGCATCATCCGCACCTAGATAAACATCATGCGGTGGCAACAGATGTTGCTTGATTTGGTCTTCGCTTAGACCTGTACAATCTATGTAGTGCTGTACCATGCGTTTTTGTGTGAGTTCAAACTCTTTAATTGTGGCCAACAGTTCATGATGTTTGCCATCACTGCC